ACCGCACGTGCTCCGTGAAGATAGGGTTTATCCGCCATGCTTAAACTACACCATTTACAGTTTAATACACTGACACGCTCTGGAGATTATCACTATACCGGCTCGCAAGATGCATCTGCAAGCACGACAGATTTTGTTTTGGCAGACGGTGTGCTTTACGAAGTAGAGATAACGGTTTTAGGAACTATACAGCGTACCGGTTGTCAGCATTATGCATCTACGGCCTACAGTGGTAATACGGACGGCTTTGATACAAACACATCTCAACAGTCTCTTGGTACCGTAAAGGCCTATGTCCGTAGAAGCGGCGCCACTCTCTACGCTGGTTTACATCCTGATTTTGTTACTCTAAGTGCAGTATCATCTAATGTTTACACACAAGTAACACAACGCAATATAGAGGTTTCCGCCGGTGTGTTTAAAAACCTAGACTGGACTGGAGTTGCGGCAATTGCAGCCGGAGCCTCTCCGTTGGGGAGTGCGATAACGTTTTCGCTTGATGGTAGCAATCAGCTTGTGATCGATATGAACGACACATTTGCAGACACTGGCAGTATCGCGATAGGCACGGCGGACGGCTATCAGTTTGTATTAGAGGGTGGCGCTGGTGGCGGCTCACTACAATTTAATCATACAGATGGTTATTCAGCGGCGCCAGATGCGGCTTATGCCATAAGCACGTGTCAACTAAGTTGTAATTGGAACTTTGGACTAAGAGTTGCAATTATAGAATAATAATTAAAATGATAAATAAAATTGACTCCATTATAGCATATATAGTCTTAAAAAAGCTTATAACGCCTATTACACAATCAAAAGCATATAAATTAAAGTTAATAAATGCTTCCGGAAGAGTTACAAAAGAACCGACGACAAGAGAAGAGAAAGAAGCGTTAACATTATTAGATAAAATTGTTTTTAAATTGAAGAGATTACTAGGATCAAAACTTCAGGAATTAAATCCGTTTTTGTATCTGTATAATTCTCCTGATATGTACAATAAGTTAATTGTAAACGGTGATATTAAAAACCGTGCTGAAATAAAGAGAATAGAAAAGGATATAAAATCATTACAAGAGAATTATCATATTTCAAAAGAAGATATCCTTGCGATTCTAGTAGACTAAATATAAAAGAGGAACATTATGTCAAAAACAATTTTAAAATACAGGAAAATACCAACAGAACACGACGTAATGTTTTTCAACGGAACTAACGGAAAAGATATCGAAAAATGGTCTAAAGGAAAAGTAATAGATAAAGAAGATCATTTAGAAATAGAAACATTAGAAGGTACAATGAATGGTTCTAAAGGTGATTGGATTATAAAAGGATTAAACAAAGAATTCTGGGCTATAAAACCAGATATTTTCGAAAAGAGTTATGAAGAAGTAAAGGATGAAATAGAAGAAGATTTTACAACAACCGCACCAACATCCCAAGCTACCGGACAATTTGCTTTTCATATGGGAATACAGCGAAGAAACCAAATTGCGGATAAAGTTCAAAAAATTTTAAGGAATAAATAATGGCAAATTTTCTCGCTAATCTTTATAATCAATATATTAGACAGAGAGTATCCGATGTTTTTGAAGATAATAAACCTCCAATTGTTCCGGACACTTCTACAGGATTAACTCAGGAACAGATTGATCAATATTATTCCAATCCGTCTGAAATAAATAATACTTATGTAAATTTTAATACGATATTCGAAGGCAAGAGACAGAGAATTGCTTTTTATAGAGATATGTCCAACTTTCCGGAAATATCAGATTCACTAGATTATATATGTGATGAATCTGTTGTTCAAAATATGGAAGGTGATTTTTTAGAAATAGAGTTTGATTCATCTGTTCCGAAAAATGTTCAGAAAAGAATTCGTAGACAGTTTGATTATCTATGTTCCGAAATATTCCAGAATGAAGATAAGTTATGGGAGATGTATAGGAAATGGTTAGTTGACGGAGAAATGTACTTAGAAATTGTTTTAACACCTACTGGAAAATCTATACAAGCAATTAAACTGTTACCTTCCTATACGATGGTTCCGAAATATGATGGTGATAAAATAGTTGGTTATGAACAGTATATTGCTAATTCGGATGCTCTTAAAAGTGGTTCCGGATATGTACATTCATCAATTGCGGAACCAGATAGAAAATTCGATTCAAATCAAATTCTATATGTAAATTATGGAAAGTATGGTAAAAACAATCTTGATATACTTGGTTACTTAGATTCTTCAATTAGACCTTATAACCAATTGAAGAACATGGAAGATTCTTTGGTAGTGTATCGTTTAACAAGAGCTACCGAAAGAAGGGTTTTTAATATAGCTGTCGGAAAAATGCAAAAAGGAAAAGCCGAACAGTATATACAAAATCTAATTAACAAACATAAAAATAAAACTGGTTATGATTCTGCTACAGGTGCATTACAAACATCAAGAAATATAATGGCACTCACTGAAGATTTCTGGTTCGCTAAAGATGAAACCGGAAAAGGAACAGAAGTAAGTAATTTAGCTGGTGGAATGAATATCGGGGAAATTTCTGATGTTGAATACTTTTTAAAGAAACTATACAAGACATTAAAATTACCTCCTTCACGTTGGCAGAATACTCCTCAATATACTTCTACTACTGAAATTGGAAGAGACGAAATTAAATTCGCTAACTTCGTAAAAAGACTACAGACAAAATTTAAGAAGATATTTACCGAATCTCTTTTATTCCAAATGCGGATCCAAGATTTTGAGAAGCGTTGGATAGATCCCGATTTGTTTAATATTAGAATGATTCCAGCAACATATCTCCAAAAAGATAAAGAACTGGATATGAGAAAAAAACAATTAGAATCAATACAAACAGTTGCCGAATATATCATTTCAGAAGGTAACGATAAAGGAATGTTCGCTTTTGAATTTGCTATGAAAAAATTTGTAGGACTTACCGATGATGATTTCGCTCTTAATGATAAAATGATAGAAATACAACAATTAAAAGCAAAAATAGAAAAAGATAATGTAGAAAAAATTAAAGGAACAGAATCTCCGGAAGAAAATGTTGGCGATAATCCGGAAGAAGTTACTGATATAAATCCTGAAACCGGAAAACCTATTGCTAAAAAAGATTCCGAAAAAGCTCCTGAAGAAACTCCGGAAGAACCAGTTAAAGAAGAATCTGTTAAATATCCAACTAAGAAAAAATCCATAAAAGATAAACTTTCTAATCTTGATAGGTATAAGAAAAATTTCAAAATACTTAATAGCGTGGATGCCTATATGACAGATTCCGATAATTCTAATCTAAATACTATTGGAGAAATTTTATGAACCTGATCGAAACATTGAAAACAGAAAATTATAGCGAACTCAAAGAATATGTTAATGAAGAGGTTGCTAAAAAAATAGCTCATAGAATCAATTCCAAAAAAGAAGAGATACTGAATAAACTAAGAGGAAATATAAAATGAACTTAATAAACGATACACGAAGAATTTTAGGTGAATCCGTTATTGAAGAAAAATCTGAAATATCCGGAACAACTATTTATAAAACTTCTGTTGATGATATGAGCAATGGTTTTGAACAGTTATCAAAAGATGTTGGTGATAGAGATATAGAGTTAACAGTATCCGGAGAAAAAATAGATCAAACAGCGAATTTCATTAAAGGCACATTCTCTGTATCGTTTAATGTTGACGAATTAATATTTGTATCAGGTAATGTAAAACTCTCAGTAGATACATCAATAGTAGAAGAATTATCAATAAGCAAAAGATCGTTCACAATCTTCTTGAATAATGATTTAGAAATTTCCGGAACATTTTAAGGATATACAATGGCATTAAAACTAATAACAGAAACAGTATTCTCGGATGTATCGGTCATATCAGAAGCTACCGAAAAATCAGGACAAAAAACCCTGTATATTGAAGGCCCTTTTATGCAAGCCGAAATCAAAAATAAAAATGGTAGAATATATCCGTTCGAAGTCATTAAAGAAGAAGTTGAAAGATATAATAAAGAAAAAATCGATACCAAAATGTCACTAGGAGAATTGTGCCATACTAGTAGTACCTCCGTGAATCCAGAACGAGTTTGCCATCTAATACAATCTCTTAAAATGAATGATGATGGTGTAGTTATGGGTCGTTCCAAAATACTTTCTACACCTATGGGAGCTATTGTCAGATCACTTATTGAAGAAGGTGTTAAACTAGGTGTATCGTCAAGAGGTCTCGGAACTATGCAAGAAGGTACTAGTATTGTTAATGAAGATTTCCATTTAGTTTGTATTGACGTTGTTACTGAACCTTCCGCACCAGATTGTTTTGTAAATGGTATTCTGGAAAATAAAGAGTACATAATCGAAAACAATATAATCATGGAAGCTGCTGTCTATAACTTTAAAAAACAAATAGATAAATCAGCATCAAGAGAAAATGTTATAGACGCATTAGATAAATTTTTTAAAAAACTAAAAGGAGAATTATAATATGAACTTATTCGAAAATGCAAGAAGAATACTAGGGGAAAGTGTTGAAGAAATTCCTGAAGCAGTTTCCAAAGAAGGTACGGAAGAAGTTGTTATAGAAAAAGTAGAAGATATAGATGTTAGTAAAGAAGAATTTTATAAAGAAGAAATGACCGAATCTGCACGTCCTTATGGTTATCATCCTAAAAATCCTAAGATTGATATTTATTATAACGGTAAATACGCTGGCTCTACTAATTGGTCTTCTAATCTAAAAATGGCCAAAGAAAAATATATAGAACAAAATAAAGAAGTTGATCCGGAAAAAGTCAAAGCCGTTTTTTACAATAGAAATGAAAACTAAAAGGAATAATTATGAACGAAATATTAGAAAAACTTAAAGGAGTATTAACAGAAGAAGATCTCACACGTCTTCAAAACACTCTTCAAAGAATGGTGTTGGAATCTGTTAATGAAAAAACCGAAAAAGCAAAAGCAGAATTGGCAGTATTACAAGAAGAATTCGTTAATAAAGAAGTTGCAAGATTACTAGAAGAAAAACTTGCTACCGAAAAAACTATCATCGAAGAATCATACAAACAAAAATATGATACTCTTGAATCCGATGTTCTTTCTAAACTTTCCCTTTTTCTTGAATCCGAAGTAGCCACAAAAATTTCTGATAGCACTATTTCAAAAATTGCTATGAATGAAATATATGAACCACTCGTGAACAATCTATTAAAAGTATTCGAGGAAAATTATGTAGCTATTGACACAGAAGGTTACAAAATAATGTCGGAAGCAAAAGAAGAAATTGAAAGACTTGAAGATGAACATTCTAAAACAGTTACAGAAAAAATGTCCCTGCTTAAAGAAAATAAAATTCTTCAAACAAAACTTTTAATAGAATCTAAAACTTATGGTCTTAATGCCGAACAAAAAGATAAAGTAAAAATAATGTTCGAATCAAAAGAACCAGTAGACGTAGAAAAAAGTATCGATAAATATGTTGAAGTTCTTATCGAGTCAGAAATCTCCGGAAAAGGTAACGATAAAAATTCTGAGAAAACAGTATTGGCAGAAGGTGTTAATGAAGAACTCGATCCGGAAAAAGAATTAAGAGAAGAAGCCCCAACTGTAACAAGTAGAGCTTCTAAATTACTGTAATAAAAATGTAAATGGAAAATGTTAGAATACTAAATACAATTAGGATGTAAAAGTCCACAACTTAAAAGGAGAATATTAAAATGGATCTTATTCAAAAATGGAGTAATCCGAAACTTGGCAAACTTTCCATTGCCAACATCGAAAATGAAATCACCAGAAAAGTAATGGCTGATCTCTTGGAAAATCAGGAAACAAAAAATATTAATCAGGAACTTCTGTTGGAAGCTGATTTTAATACAACTACACCAACAACACAAGCTAATGGACAGTTTCAACCTATTGCTCTTGCAATGGTACGTAGAACTTTTCCCGAATTGTTTGCTACAAAAGTAGTTCCTACACAGGCTATGAAAGGCCCAGTTGGACTTGCTTATGCACTACGTTTCGTGTATGAAGGTTACGAAAATTCAGAAGCTGCTTTTAACCGAGTAAATGTGTTCTCTGGATTCACAGGTTCTACTTCTGGTACTTCTGGTACAGCAGATGCAGGAACGGGTGTTGCTCTAAACACAGCAGAAGCTTGGTACATGGGAAATCCTACTGTAACAGGTAACATGCCTCAGCTAAAACTTATCCTCGCAAAAGCCGCAATTGAAGCTAAGACACGTAAACTAGCTGCTTCTTTCTCGCTTGAAGCTGCTCAGGATATTAGAGCTATGCATGGTCTCGATATCGAAAAAGAAATGGTTGACGTACTTCATTATGAAGTTCTTGCCGAAATGGACAGAGAAATCGTAGCTGCTCTAAAGGCTGCTGCTGTTGATACTTCTGTCGGTGGAGAAGCTGCTACTGCTCTAGATGTTTCTGCTTCTGATGGTAGATGGTCTCAGGAAAAGTTTTCTAATGTTGCTAATGCAATAATCAAGAAAGCAAACGACATCGCGACATCAACATTCAAAGCTGCTGGTAACTTCGCAATAGTTTCTAACTCTGTAGCAACTGCACTTCAAGCTTTAAACAGCAAGATTTTCACAGCTATTGATTCTAACGTAAACGCAACCGGAACTATGGCAAAAGTTGGAAGACTTAATGGCGCTATTGATATCTATCGTGACCCATACGCAACTTCCGATTATGCTCTTATCGGTTACAAAGGCCCTGGACAAAATGACGGTGGAATTGTTTACAGTCCTTACATAATGGGACTTACCGCAAAAGCAACGTCAGACCAGTCATTTTCACCAAAAATTTGCGTAATGTCAAGATATGCGATTACTGCTTCCCTGTTAAATTCTGGGAGATATTATCGTCAAATCAATTTTTCTAATCTGTCATCTGTAATTGGTGCTTAATAGTTTTTAAATAAAAAAGCAATTTTTTAGTAAGGTGGTTCTGTAAAAAGAATCACCTTTTTTATTTTTATGATTATATTATAATATTAAAAATAAAGGAATATTATGTTACTAAAACCTTCCGGAATGTTTGATTTAGAGTTAAGTGATAATTTTTGTGGATCTTATATTAAAAAGGAAGATTTGAAAAAAGTAATAGGAAATACTCTTTTTCCTTTAAAATATATAACTAGAGACGATGGTTTATTTATCGACGAGAGAGATATTCACAAAAATTGGAAATTTTTAACTAATTCTAAAATAAAAAATAGTTTTGATGAATTGGTTTTGGAATATATAATTAAGAAAACATACCCCGAAGCTAAGGTTACCACACAATATAAAGTTGGTAAATTTCATATGGATTTGAAAATAGAATATAAATCAAAAGAATTTTTTATTGAATTTGATAGTCCAATGCATTTTTCTTTATCTAAGTTTGGTGTTCCGAAAGATCCCAGAATAAAAAGAGATAAAATTGAAAAAGAAACCGGAATAAAGGTGATTAATTGGCCGTTTTGGATTCAGAGATGTTCAAAAAACGTAGAAAGTATTATAACAGGATGTAAGGGCAAATCTGCTTTATGGAGTTCCGCTATATTATTTGAAGATTTTTGCTTCCCCGATTCTGCACAAATAATAGATGAGTTTAGCAATAATTTTAAATGTTCCGAAAGTTACGGGAATATGTACGAAAAATGGGAAGGTAAATATAATAAAGAAGAACATCCAATAATATTACAAATTAAAAATGATAATAATAAGTTGTATAAATTATTCCCGAAAGGTTCCCAAAAAACATTAAAATGGGTTCCGGAATCATTAATCAACATATTTTCGAAAGTTCATCCCGGCGTTTTTTAATAATATCTGTTTTATGTAAGCGATTAGAGGCGTTAGGAATAAAATATATTTCTGATAGTGGTTCTGATATTACTTTTTGTTGTAATGCCTGTAAAAAGGAATCTACGGCTACTATAACTGTTCTAAGGCATCGTTTCAAGCATCATCTCCAAATTTGTTCCAAGTGCAATCCTTCAATATCATTTCCGGAAAAGACTATTCTAAAATTTGTTTCGGAAATAACAAATACAGAAATAATTCCGAATGATAGAAAACAATTAGGTGATATGGAGTTAGATATTTATTTACCGAAGCATAATTTGGCATTTGAATTTAACGGATTATATTGGCATTCCGAGGCATTCAAGCCAAAATGTTATCATAAATTAAAAACAGAATATGCGGATAAAAGAGGAATTCATTTGATACATATTTGGGAGGATGATTGGAGAGATAAGACAGAAACAGTAAAATCATATATCAGAAATTTGTTACTTGAAAATAAGAATAGAGTATATGCCAAAGAATGTGTTTTAAGCAAGATTTCGAAAAGTGATGCTGAAGAGTTTTTCCGGAGAAATAGTTTAGGGAATGATTTGAAAGCTGATGTTTGTTATGGGTTATTTAAAGGAGAACTAATATCAATAATGTGTTTCCGGAAGATTTCAGAAGGTGTTTATAATTTGGTTTATTTTTGTAATGATTTGAATACTGGTGTTGTGGGTGGATATAAAAAAATGTTTGCGGAATTTGTTAAGGAATATTCTCCGGAAAAAATTTACAGTAATGCTTCTCGAGACTGGTTTAAAAAGAATGATTTGGACTATAAATTGTTAGGTTTTAAGTTCACTAAATACATTAAAGAGAAAAGTATTAAAAAAATTGGTTTGAATAAGGTTTGGAATAGTGGTTGTTTACATTTTGAATGGAGTAAGTAATGGTTTTAATGAAGAATATTTTACCTCATGCAGTTCAAGCAATGTCTTTTGGAACTGGTCGGATATATGTTTTTAGATCAGGTGAAGAAAAATGGTGTGATGATGGTATGGAAGGAAGATATGGTGGAATTCTTAGAACAATAAAAAGTGATAAGATGGATAACGTTAATGTCATTCCGGAAATTTTTTCAGAACCAATATTCGTAATAGCTCCTGAACAAATGAAAAAAGTAGAAGAGAGTGTTCCGGAAAATATTAAAGAAGATGTTCCTGAAGATGTAATAGTAGAATTTCAGGAAAAAGTTATCGAAAAAATTCCGGAAGATATAACAGAAGTATCTCCGGAAGAATTAACTATAGATGATGTTACAATTTATCCTTTAGAAGATGTATTAAAAGCAGAACAAATTATCTCGGAAACTGTTAAAGAAAAAGTTATAGAAAAGATTCCTGAACAAAATCTAAATACTACTGAAAAGAACTGGTATAAAAAACAACCGGATAAAAAGAGAAAATATAATAAGGTAAAGAAAATAAACGTTCAAGAAGCACTGAAAAAATTAAAAGAAGAAAATAATGGCACGAATAACTAACATAACAGATTTTAAAAATTATCTGAAATCAATGCTTGGAAGTCCCGTCATTACCGTAGAACTTTCCGAAGCACAATACGAAAACATTATTTATGATACTATACAAGACTTTCAAAGATACAACTATAACGAAGGATCATATAAAGACTACATTGTTATCGATCTCAGTGCCGGACAAATGTATTACGATCTCTCCGGAACAAATGTAGAAGGTATTATTGATCTTTATCTTAGTGTTGGTAGTCAAGGTAATATTAACGTTTTGTTTAGTCCTGTTAATATGCTTCTTGGTGGAAATGCTGGTGTAATGAATTTAATGCAATACGGAATGGCTGATTATTATTCCGCAATGATGTACTTAAGAGAAATTACAAATACATTTTCCGTAAAATATAACTTGAACTATAATCCAACACAAGAACGATTAACGGTTACTCCGACACCAGAAGAAGCAATGCGCGGAATGTTGGAAGTATATAAAAGAGAAACTTCGGAAAATCTCTATAACCATACACTTGTTAAAAAATTGGCTTTGGCTAGATGTAAAGTATTGTGGGGAAGAAATATCGGAAAATTTGCTATAACCCTTCCCGGCGGTGGTACTATGAATGGATCCGAAATACGGTCGGAAGGTGAAGCGGAAGAAGAAAAACTCATGAACGATATTTCAAATGAATCAGAACCTATCGATTTTTTTTGCGGTTGACGAAAGGAATATAAATGACCCACCACAACCTTACCGGCTGGGCAATGCCACAACTACAGGACGGCGAATAATGGCAACATATCGCAATCTGTTATACTGGCTCCTTCCACCTGATTTTGAATTTCAGGACGGCGACGTTGTTTATGGTGGTAATCTCTACAACCAAGGACTAGTTGACAAGGGTAAAAGAGTGCGCTTCATTGGAGTAAATCTTAAAGGTTGCACCACGACGTTACAGCAACTGCCTGAAGATAGGAACGCAATGGGAGAAACAACTCCAGAGCCAGAACAACAGCCCATATATCCAGAGTTAGCAGCAAACGCCGAAATTATTCTAAACGCTCTTAAAGGCTCTGGCAGGCTGACCGAGGAACAGATTTTAGGTGTAGAATACTTTGCTAGTAATGTAAAGCAGATAGCTGGAACAGATTCGGAAATTGGCGAGGTGGCGACTCAAAAAACTTTAGAAATAGTTACTACTCTTAGAAATTTGGGCTATAACGAATTCGCCACTCAGATAGAACAGGCTATGCTTCAAATACAACAGGGGTGGAACTAATGGCGTTTATACACGTAAAAAACACTGGCAATGATACCACAGGAGACGGCTCGTTCGCCGCTCCTTATCTGACTTTAGACAAATGCATGACTGTACATACTCAGCGAGATACGATTGCACTACTGTCAGATATAATGTTAGCTACAAAAGTCAACATGCCTGTTTATGCAGCGTACCTAATAAACTCGATTATAGGAGTTAACGATGCTGGTGTAGAAGACGGGACTAGACGCAGAATATACGGTAATGGCTCTTGTGACTACGCCTTTCATTTCACAGCAAATAGTTATACATGGTCATGGCGAAACCTAGATTTTGATACGTTTACTGAATACGTTATAAGCAATAATTTTACATATTCGTACAGATCTGGAATGACTAATTTCAGTATATCAAACTGTAAAGGACTGACTAACGGATTAACTTTTGGGTTTGGTAGTGGTGGTTTTTTTGAAGATTTTGAAGTCTACAATTGCAGCAGTGGCGTTCATTGTTTTTCTCTACAACTAGGCACGATTAAAAATGGCTCCTTTAGAAACTGCTCAGCTATACAATACATAATAACAGGAGCAAACGGATCAGTAGCTCTTAATAACGTAATCATTACGGGATGCTCAGTTACACAAGCAAATTTTCGTATCATCGGTGCCGTGAACCAGTGTAGTAACGTAATAATTGATAGATGTATTGTTCCGACATCTGCAACGAGTTATTTAATTCAGATAGGCGGAGAAGTTAGAGGCTTGTTGATAACTAACTGTACTGTCCCTACGGGCAACTACTTAATTACGTATACGACAGTTGTGTCCACTATAGCAAACGTTGCTGTTTACAATACCACATCAGCATTAGCAATTCTTGGTAAAGTTTCTGGTGATGCTCTTACTAAAAACATTATTCAGCTAACGGAAACACCTTATCAGAATGATGACGGTATTGACTACACATTAAAACCAAGTTTTGCATGGCGTAGGAAGAGATTTGAATTGGGCAAGTTTACAAATGTATTAACCCCGACAGGACTATAATATGCCTAATCACTTTTACGAAACAATAGGTATAGCTGGAGCAGATGTTGTTTACCCATCCTTCTACTTATCCGCAAACGTAGGCTCTGTAGATGGAGGCTCTACCATAACCGCTACTTTCCCAAATGGTGGTGCAAGCCTATTGACAAAAATACTATTTGGCACTGTAGAGGGCGTGATAACCCCCGTTGACGACAATAGTGCAACTATCACGACACCCGCGCTTGATGCTGGCATAGTGGATGTGACGGGCAGCTTTACGGGATATGATGATTATGTGGTTAAGAATGGGTGGACGGCAAAAAATCTAGTGAATATAAACGGAATTACTCCGGTTTGTATATATGAAGGTGTAGATCAACAAATAACTCTTTCCGGAGATTATTTCCAAAGTTCTTCCGGTAGCGTTTTACTTAATGCTACAAATATGGATATAGTTTCGTGGGCTAATAATAAGATTGTTTTTAATGGTACGGAAGATTTAGATATAGGAATATATGATATAAAGGTTATTACAGTTTCGGGTGCTGATTATACTTTATATAGTGGATTTGAAATAGAGGCATCAATAGGGGATGTACCTTTACCACCTTTAGAATTATCTGTTGAAGCCCTTGGATTGACATCTTTAAAGCAATCTTGGGAATATGTTCCGGATACTACATCTTTTGAAATATATCGTTCAGAGGAAATTTCTGGAACATATATACAACTCCCAACAGTAACAACAAATTCTAATGTCGATATAAATCTTTCTTCTGGAACTGATTATTGGTATAAGGTCAAGTCTAAAAACTCAATAGGTACATCTGACTTTTCATTACCGGTAAAAGGAACAACATTAACAGAAGAACAGGCATCAAAGCCATTCTACTATCCAAAAATAATAAGAAGATCTGTAATTGCTTTATTGGATATGTTTAATGATTTGAAGATACAGAAATATGATTCTACAGGAACTTTAGTTAAGACAGTGAATGTCCCGATCCTTTTCGCTCCCCAAGAGAAGTATATGTTATTGAATAAAAGGGATGCTGTAGAAAACCCACATTTATATAAGAACATGCCGATACCTAGAATTTCATTAGCGATGGACGGAATATCATATAATGCTAATAGATCATATTCACCAAACGAAAACATTTATTATTCCGATGGTACTGATTTGAATTTGTTATCGGAATATGTTAAGAATATAAATCCGGCCCCGTATGATTTTAATTTTACTTTATATATCAGAACGAATACTTTTAATGATTTTACGCAGATAGTAGAGCAGATTCTTCCATATTTTAATCCGGAATTATATTTGAGGATTAAGGAATTTTCTTTTCTGAATGTTGAAAGAAATCTTAAAGTAAATTTGAACGGAACAACTACGGATTTTATTGAACCACAGACACAAGAAGATATAAGATATGTTAACGGAACTATTTCTTTGACTGTTGATGGATTTATGTATCGTCCAATCAGTTCCAGCAAATTGATTAAGAAGATAACAGCTAATTTTAATATCATAGAACCGGAAGAAGATAAATTGGTTTCTACATATATGGTGGATTCATTGGGTATTTCCGGAACACCTTTGGAATAACTATGGCCGATAAGGATACGTTTAATAATTTAGCAGAGGCGTTTGATATGAATAATGAATTTGATATGCCGGAAGAAGCTAAACAATTTGATAGCAATAAAAAAGATTTGATGATTAACGCGAGAGGTATTGAAGATAAAGAATATTTACAAGAAGAAATCAAATTACTTATTGAACAGGGAAAACGAGTACTAGATAAGATTGATAAGGATTTAAAACTAGGATCGCAACCCAGAATGTTCGAAGTCTATGGTTCGGTATTTAATTCTGTAATGACTGGTATAAAGGAATTACGAGAACTAAATAAGAATGTAGCTGATATAGAATTAAAAAGTAATCCAGTACCAACACAGGGAAAGATTGAGTTGACTGCTTCTGAATTTTCTAAGTTGATAAAAATGCAAACAAAAGAAATCGCTAATAATAACATGAAGGATAACGCAATAGAGGCAAAGGTGGAATCATGAGTTTTTTTAAAGAAATACAACTAAAAGAGATCCAGTATAATTTTGAAGATGCTTTTAAATTGAAGGATCTAAATGTTTCTGAGTTTGTTTTGAATGAAGAAGATAATAGTTGTAAATTTCTTGTTAATAAAAAAGACAGAATTAAAGTGGATCTATCTAATAAAAAATGGAAATTAAATGGTTTAGATAAGGGTGAAATTTTCGGAAAGAGTGTTACAGACGTTTCCGGAGATTATTTGTATGAATGTTCTAAGGATAGATAATGGCATATGATGGAAATGAATTATTACGAGGTGTAGGAGAACGAGTTGAATATACACCAGAAATAATTCAGGAATATATTAAATGTAGAGATGATGTAAACTATTTTGCTTCGAAGTATGTTTATATAATTTCAATTGATTTAGGCGAAGTTCTAATACCATTAAGAGATTATCAAAGAAGGATTTTAACAGCTTTTTCTCAGGGTGATAGATTTATATTGATGGCACCAAGACAAACGGGTAAAACTGTTATGTCGTTCATTTATATTTTACATTATGCAATATTTAATGATTCAAAAGAAGTTGCTGTTCTGGCCAATAAGGAACCACAGGCAAAAGAAATATTAGATAGAATTAAATTTGCATATGAGAGATTACCGAAATTTTTACAGCACGGTATTAAAGAATGGAATAAGAAATCAATCCTTCTAGAAAACAATTCCAAAATATTTATCGGAACAACCGGATCATCTTCTGTTCGTGGTAAAACTATTGCACTGTTGTATCTCGATGAGTTTGCACATATACCAAGACATTTAGCACAAGAGTTTATGGATTCTGTGTTCCCTACTATATCATCATCAAAGACAGCTAAGATAATAATTTCTTCAACACCTAATGGACAAAATTACTTCTATGATTTATGGCAAGGAGCTATTAAAAAAATAAATGGATATGAAGCATTAAGAGTAAGATATCAAGAAGTGCCGGGGAGAGATGCTGGATGGAAACAAAGTATTATCAAGGCACATGGTTTAAAACATTTTCTTGGCGAATATAATTGTCTAAAAGGGGATTCTCTAGTAACTATAAAACATAACGATGAAATTTTCGAAGAATGCTTGGATATATTGTCTCGTCGGGATTGTTCCGAATACGAGATTGAAACTGATCATGGTTTTGTTAAGTTCAGAAGTGTTATATGTAAAGGTCGGCAGGATGTTTTTAATATAGCACTAAGTAATGGGAGAGAAATAAAAGCAACATATCTTCATCCTTTTGTAGTAGATGGAAAAACGATAAAACTAAAAGAATTAAAAGTAGGGGATCATCTTCAAACCAAACTCGGAAAAGAATACATTACAAGTATAAATTTTTCCGGAGCTTCTGTAGTATATGATGTAGTAGATGTTCAAAACACTTCTTCAACATTTTTTGTAAACGGAATCCTTTCTCATAATTGTTCTTTTCTAGGATCTTCTTCAACACTTATTAATTCTGAATTTATAGAAAAGATGGTGTATAGAGAGGCTTCATTGATAAAATATGGTGGTAGTTTTGAAATAATGGATAAACCCGATATTTCCGGAAAGTACCAATATATTTTAGGGATAGATTCTGCTGAAGGCGTTGGTAAAAATTATTCGGTAGCAAAGGTTTTTAAAATAGTAAATCACCAAGAAATATTAGATGTTGCAACTTATAGAAACAACATGATTTCTCCTTATAATTTTTCGCAAGTATGTATAGAGATTTCCAAATACTATAACAACGCATTAATGATGATCGAAAATAATAATGTAGGAACTTCGGTTTGTAAGCATATTTGGTATGATTTTGAATGTGATGCTATAGTAAATATGGATAATGTAGGATTGGGTATTAGATCAACTAGGCAAACAAAATTACAGGCATTATTATTACTGAAAAGATATATCGAAAGTGGTTATCTAAAAATAAGACATAAAAAAACAGTAGATGAATTCGTAACATTTGTAGAGAAACGAGATGGTGTTTTTGGTGCAGATAATACAGAAGATACAGATGATTGTGTTATGGCTTGTGCATGGGGATTGTTCTTTCTGACTACACCTTATTATGATGGTTCGGATGAGTTACACGAAATATCAGAACAGTTAAAATTCGTGGATAATGGTGAAAATGATTTAGGAATGGATTTTAAAGAAGATTCCGAAAAACCTCCGGAACAAGACGAGGATTCTGATATTGGTAGTTTAATGTTTTCGGATAATGACGATGAAGAGTAAAATTAAAAATTGCCAATCTAAATACTATTGGAATGAATATAAATAAGGAGAATTAAAATATGGGTCAAACTTTAAAAACCCCCGGTGTATATACGTTTGAAAAAGATGTTAGTGAAGTTGTTGCACCAGCAGGAACTTCTATCGGTGCTATGGTTATAGAATCCAGAAAAGGGCCAGCTAACAGAAGAGTTTTAATCAATAGAGATAAAGAATTAGTTACAACATTTGGTATTCCGAAAGCTGTTACTGATCCTTCTGATTTGAATTTTTATGCGGGATTGGAATTTTTAAAAGAATCTGATTCGTTATATGTTGTTAGAGCTACTTCCGGAACAGAGGCATATTCGAATATTTTTGTTTCGGGTGCAGGATTTGATACAGCTACTTCTAAAACTATTACAGAAAAATCTACAACTTTGTTATTGGCTACAGATGGATATGATGATGGTAACGGATTAGATGATATACAGGCATTTGAAGGATTTACTGATTGGACTGGTAATGCTTTGGTTATTGGTTCAAATTTTCCGGGAACAGATGGAGATTTAATAGGCGTTATAGTCAATACAATTTCTGGAAGTACGGTTTCAACACTTTCAGCAGATTATGATTGGGCTGGAAAATACGATACTTCTGTTGCTAATAAAATTGTAAAGATATCGGTTTTCGTAAAAGATTCCGCGGATGATACAGATTTTCCTTCAACAGCAGCGGAAACTTGGTATGTTGCAATGGATTATTTAAAAGATCCAGCAGGTAATCAATTATATGCTCCTACTGTTATAAATGGTAAATCACAATATATTTATGTAAAAGTTAATAGTGGTTCTTTGGTTAATACACTTCCGGGACTTGTACATACTCTCGGTGAACCAGTTGCGCTTTCCGGTGGTGCTGATTCTGATACAAATTTTTCAGTATCAACAGCAAGTAAGAATTCTGCATGGAGCCTATATTCAGATAAAGATAAAGTAGAAGTAAGTATTCTAATAGGTGCTTACAAAGGTACTATTAGTCAAACTATCGCTCCAACTATGCAAACAATTGCAGGAACAAGACAAGATTGTATAGCTGTTGTACAAGTTGATATTCCTACAGATAAAACAGTAACAGCAGTAAAAGCAAGTGCAGCTTCGGTTACTACAAACTCTTATCCTTCCTATGTTGCGAAATATTTTGGATGGGATAAGTATTATGATGGTTTCAACGATAGACAGGTTTATGTTCCTAGAGCTATGGCAGGAAGTATAGCTATGGCGCGGACAGATAGCGTCGCTAAAACCTGGAATGCTCCAGCAGGTTTTAATCGTGGTGGAATTTCTTATTCTCAGGGTGCTAATAAAGTATGGTCTGATACAGAAATTGGTTTACTATACGATATCAATCTAAATGGTGCTAAGAAGGCTCCAGATGGTTTTTACATTTGGGGACAGAAAACCGCACAACTAAAGAAGAGTGCTTTGGATAGAATTAATGTTAGACGACTAATGATTTATATTGAAAAATCTATTTCAAAATCTATGTTGCCATTTGTCTTTGAACCTAATGATGATACAACCAGACTACGTGTAAAAAGTATCATAGATGGATTCCTTGATACTATCGGAACTAGCGGACTAACACGGTACTCCACGGTGGTAGACACAACAAACAACACTTCTCAGGTAATTGATAATAATGAACTTGTCGTTGATTGCTATTTACAACCCGCAAAAAGTATAGAATTTATACGTCTTCAGTATACAATTTCCAGAACGGGTGTAAGCTTAACACAATCTTAACACAATAAAGAAATAAAGGAAAATAATATATGGCAAATTTAGCATTAAGTAAAAACCCGATAGTAGCAGATCCACAAAGGAACTATCAATTCGAGGTGGTTTTCGTAGAATTACCAACCGATATAGGTGAAACTTCTGCAAATGATCTTACAGTTAGAGCTACCTCTTGTGTAATACCTTCTCGCGGAAACGGTGTTCTGGAAGTTCCTTTTTATCAGATGAAAGCAGCATTTCCCGGTAAACCTACTTTTGGCGATAATAAGTTTTCGATTACATTTAATGAATTCGAAGATAAAAAAGTATCAAACCTGTTATATCAGTGGCAAGAAAAAATATTCGCTTCAAAGACAACAGGAGCATCTTTAGCAGCAGATAAGGCTAATATTTGCGCTCCTACAGTTATAGTTACACTTCTTAATTTTAAAGGTGAACCAATAACAGGTCTAACAAGTAAAGTTAATTTCAAGAATGTTTGGATAGAAAATGTAGATGAAGTTCCGTTGAGTTGGACAGAAGAAGGTCTTGTAACATATAACGCCACTTTTCACTTCGACTGGTGGCAATACTCGTAAATTTTTTAATATAGCTTTTTTATATAGAACCTTTTAAGAGAAATCCTGAAAGGTTTTTATTTTTAATACACAGCTAAATATATGTATGAAACATCAAATTAAGAACGCGATCATAGTTACTAATAAAGTTTTAGTTCCTATTTATTTGTATTCTACTTTAGATAATTTATTTAATAAAAGTAAAATTGCTATTAAAGCTATGTTACAAGATAGAACTAAAACAAGTTCAAAATATTATAAATATATTCCTTGTGCATTATCAAAAGGTCTTATAAATAAATACCAAAAAAATAAAAAATGTAAGGCTGTTAAAAATATTGTTTTATCTATGTGTGGTGATGGAGGTAGAATAGTAAAATTAGAAGGTGAATTTATTAGAATTAATTGTTTTTTCAAAAAAGAAAAAATAAAAATTTTTCCAACAAAACCAATAACTGGATTTATAAGACAAGTTGAATTTTTCAAAAGAAAACAGAAATGGTATATATCTTATTGTTATTATACTAAAACAGATACAATTGTCTGTAATGGATTTGTGGGTGTTGATAGAAACCAAAGAGGAAATGTAGCAACCATAGCTGATCCATCAACAGGGAAAGTAGCTAGACTTGGCCCAGATATTAAACTTTGGAAAGATAACCTAAAGTTAAGAAAAGCCAAGCTACAAAGGAAAGGAAAATTTGGGCTATTAAAGAAACTGAAAAGAAAACAATCAAACAGAACCAAAGAAATTAACCATAAAGTGTCAAAACAGATAGTTGACTACGCCAAAAAACATTGTAGAGCTATTGTGTTGGAAAAGCTGAATATTAAAGGTAGCAAAATAGAACACAGCACCCAAAAGGCAAGCTGGTCTTATTTCCAACTCGAACAGTACATAACGTACAAAGCTTCCTTGCAAGGCGTACCAGTAATTTATATCAGACCGGAATATACCTCTCAGGAATGTAGTAAATGTGGAAGCATCAACAAGACCAATACAAAACACTATAAATGTAGTAACTGTGGACACGAAGATCATAGAGATGCTAACGCTGCTTTTAATATCGCTATTAGAGCAAAGAAAGCCTATGGACTTACCGGAACAGAAAGATTCTCTCCGGCGGGGTGCATTGATGCTCCCCTAACTAGTAAAGGGAGGGTTTGCTAATGGAACCTATCACAACTAGAATTCTATTAAATAATATAGAAATGTCAATGGTGGGAATATCGTTATTAAAATTTTTTGAAAAGAATGTTTTGGAGTTATACTAAATATTGATATGGAAAAACTTTTAGCTAACATTATAAAGAAAACTATTCAGACTACCTATAATTACGGAGTTTTGTTAAAGACCGATTCTGGAGAAGAGATTACACCAGATTCTATAATATCTCTAAAAATACCTACTTATGAATTAACCAAGAATACTTTTTTTGAAGGTTCTATTCCGAGATTCTTTATTACGTTTTCTCCGGAAGAGGCATACGAAATAACAATGACGGTTCAAGAAAATGCTGGATATTATGCTGATGGTGGATTAACAAAACAATTAACCATAAGAGAATTTATATCAAAGCAGTTAAGGAAAGTTATAAATTACGGTGGTTCTCATAATACACCTTCGGATTATATTAACAAAAAACAACCGATAATAGTTTCAATAAATGATATGAACGACGATCCTCTTTGTATTATTAATTTTAGGAATTGGGCTTTCGTAAAGGGTCAACAAACACAAGATTTTGGATATGTTGAAGAAAGTGCTGTAACATTTGATCTAGTATTTGCCTTTGAATATTACACGATAGAATTTTTAGATAAAGCTGTTGAATTTTAAAAGGAGTTGAGTTTATGCCTAAGATGATTGATCCGGAACAAGAGAAAATAGTTCCGAAAGTTTCTAATGAAGTTCCTATTGATGAAAATTGTTGGGAGATTAAAGACCTACCATCACAAGGAAAGTTTTATAATGGTCAGAAAATATTCGGAAGACCTTTGAAAGTATTGGATTTGAAGAAGCTTTCGAAGATGGACGAAGATAATACTACAGATACCATAGAAACGATTTTAAAGAGGTGTGTTAAGGGAATAAATGTAGATGAGATACTTACACCGGATAAACTTTATATAATATTCTGGTTACGTTATAATACATTCAAAGACAAAGGATATCAAGTAAAGTATGATTGTATGCATTGTAAAAAGGAATCTGAATACCATTTTGATTTGAATATGTTAGATGTTACGAATTTGACAGATGAAATGTATAATAAAATGGTTGTGAAATTGCCTTCAGGAGATATTCGATTAAAGTTTCAGACAATTGGTTCGGAAAAATTAGTTGAAGCATTTACAAAGAAATATAAAGAAGATCCTCTATTTGAACTTAACGAAGATGTTTTGAACCTTGCCGCGTGTATTGATTCTAAAAAAGGTTTGAAAGAGACTTATGATTGGTTAGTAGATATGGATCCTAGTGAATATGGTGAATTGGAAAATGTAATGGATGAACTCTCGATTGGTGTAGTACCTTTCGTAACGGCAGCATGTAAGCTGTGTAAGGGGGAAAACCTGATTGGTATATCCTTTCGCACCCGTTTCCTTTTTCCCAAGAATACCAATTGATGATATTAGAACTATAGAATTCTCACTTGCTAAAAACTTACACTGCAAACCAGATTTCAATAACTTAGGATGGGACGAATTCACAGACTTTTATCAGAAATTAACTGATTCTAAAAAAGATACAACTACTCAGGATGTCTTAGATATTTTCAAAGGAGCCGGATAAAAATCTGGTTCCTTTCTTTTTTCTAAATATTAGTAGAACTTAAATCGGGAAAACTATGGCTGATTTTACTGGTGATGAAATAAAAAGACAATTAGACAGATCTCTAAAGACATTCGAGAAAAATGTTCAAGAGACTGTTACAAATTATAATAAAGCAATCAAACCGCTATCAGAATCTATCAATAAAACAAATAAGGATTTTGATGAGAGTAAAGTAAAGATAGAAAAGAACCTTAAGGATTTTGGTGTTAACACTGAAAAATTCTTTAGGATGATTGCAAAAGAAGCAAAGAAAACAGGTAAATCAACAGCAGATATTTTAAACCAGCATTTCAAAGATAGAGAAGAATATTTAACAGACGAATTATCATTATTAAAAGCCAGAGAGAAAAAAATGTCTCTTTCGTGGCGTGGTGAAAAAGGAATTACGAAAAGACTTAAAGGAATAATTCGGGAACAGTTAACAGCATATAAAGAAAAAAGTCCATTATTATCAACATTATCTAGTATAAAAGATTTTGTAGTTGGTAATAAAAATGCTATGCTTGAAAATGAAAAAGAAGTATTGGCAAACAATCAGGATATTTTAGCAATTACTCGGAAACGTCAAAAAGAAGATGAAGATAATCAGAAGAATATCAAAGCAGCTTATCTCGCTAAAAAAGAAGGCGAAGAAAGAATCCGCGCTCTTGATACAAAATATAGACAATGGTTAATAGAAAACGAAAACACATATATAGACGAACGAGAAAAAGCCAAAAGAAAATCGGAACTCTGGCACGATATAGAAATGGACAACCGATATAAGAAAATGGCAGAAGTTAGATGGGAAACAGAATCACCAAAAACAAAATCCGATATCAAAAAAACTACTGGAAAAATGCCTGAAGATTTAAAAGTTCAAGTTTCAAATAACAAGCTAATGAAGAAGATGGTCGGATCGTTATCGAAAATGGAAGATCGTGGTGGAAGTGGTCTCGGTGGATTATTAAAATTACTTGCTCCTTTACTTATGGGTGGATTGGCTTTTGCTGGAATGTGGAAATTACTTGGTTCTAAAAATGCTATTGCTAATGCCCTTTCTTCTTTAAGAATGCTTCTGAAACTTGATAAAATAAAAACTATGGTAAAAGGTTTGGATGTTGTAGGAACTCTTTTTAAAGGTATGGGAAAATTAGGTGGAGTTATTGGAAAAATAGGTGGTGGATTGGGATTATTAGGAAAAGGTGCAGGAAAAATTGTTGGAAAAGTTGCCGGAAAATTAGGATTGAATGTTTTGAAGAAGATTCCGGGAATAGGTTTGTTAATAAGTATAGGATTAGCTTCCAAATCCTTTAAAGATGGTGATTATATACAAGGTTTGATGGAATTGGCATCTGGTGGATTGGCTACATTTGCTCCCGGAATAGGTACAGCATTAAGTATAGCGATTGATATGGCTACAATGTACGCAGATTATAAAGATATCAATATGACTGATTCTGCTGCTAATATGATTGAAGATATTAAAAATCCTTCTAAAGCAACAGGTAGGAAGACAGCGCCCAGAAAATGGTCAGCGACAACGCCCGATAGAAGAGAAACACCCCAAGAGCAAGAACAAAGAATGCTCAGAAAACAAGAAGCATCAAAGAACTGGCCAAAAGTTTCACAAAAAGTAGTCCCTATGGCAGTTGGTCAACAATCGTTCGTAAAACTAAAAGAGAATGAGAAAAAGCAAGAAGAAATATTAGCAGATTTGTTCCGTTTCTTAAAAGGCGATTTTACAACAGGTCTAGCAAAAAAGACAGCAGAAATGAATAAGAAAGGTGCCGAGAAATTTAACGGGCCGATGTCAACGGGTTACTCTGCTTTTAACTGGGGAATGGGAAACTAAATGGCATATACACTTTTTAAAACTAGAAATGAAAAAAATAGTAACAACTATATAAATATTGATTTTGATAAAGGTGGGAGAGTATCGGGTTATTTGTTAGAACCTTTAGAAATTGGTTCTGATGCTAAATATGAAACCTTTTTTAATCTTGATGGTAAGTTAGGATTAGCAGGAGAAATTCTTGGTTTTTTTGGCAATGTACAAATCGGCAAGGCTGGTTTCTGGACAAGACAATATTATAGAGGTGGTTCATATATTAAAATAGACGGTAAACTTCGGATAGTTAATTGGGACGATTCATCGGATGTGGTATCTAAAGCAGTAAGGACAATGATCGGAAGATGTATGCCTACACAGTCCATTGATAAAGATACAGCAAACAAACAAATTCTTTCTCTCGCGAATACCATATCAAAAAAAGAAAAGGATAATGCAGGAAAAACCGATGAAGTTATAGAACAAGAAGAAAAAGACAAATACACAAATACGGTGGTAAAATTAAAGAATCAAGGTGTTGCCATATTAGACGATTTAATAAAAGGTTCACCGTCTAAATTATCAATAACAACTAATTATATGAAATTAACAGAAATGGTTTTGTCTAGTGTATCAGCAACTTACTCCAAAGAAGTTTTGCAAAATGGATGGCCTTTATATGCGGATATTTCTTTCTCTTGTATGCAGCTTGAAATAAAAACAAATTCGGAAGTTAGAGGTATGTTAGTAAATAATAAACCAAAAGTGAGATTAAGATAATGGATAGATTTTCAAGAGTGAATTTTTATAAGTCAGATAAAATAAATGGTGTTAAAGAAGCTGATTTACTAACTAACACTGTAACTGATTTTGAATTTGATACTTTATATAATTCGTATACAGTCACAGAAACAGATATTCAAAGGCCCGATTTAATATCACAGAAGATATATGGTAACATCACTTATTGGTGGATATTGATGAAGATAAATAATGTTCATGATGTTTGGAATGATTTATATATAGGTCAAGTTTTAAAATATCCTACTGTAGATGAAATGGATAGGTTTTATAATTTTAACAGCCAGAGAAAATAAATGGCATTAAATGAACTCAGAAAACTTAAAGTAAAAACATCGGAATTAAATTATCACTGCAAACTACTTATAAAAGGTGTTGAAGTTGATAATAAAACTATAATTTCGTTGGCTATTAAAGAATCTGTTTTCTATGTTCCGAGGCTTGATCTAATAATAAACGACAATGGATTATTTACAGATTTGGTTCCTTTAGAAGATGATGATGAAATAACTGTAGAAATATCGAAGAGTAATAAACAAGATGCTGTAATAACTTCTTTAAAATTCAGACTATTAGATTTTGAATTTCAGAATACAGGTGGAAGTAATTTATCATCATACGGTTTACACATTTCAGCATTATACGATCTTCCAATATATTTCCCATTAAAGAACAAATCATTTCCTAAAAAAACTTCTGTTGATGTCTTGAAAGAACTTGGTAATGAATATGGTCTCACGGTAAACAGCTATATAACTTCGAATGATATAATGACATGGTTACAGATAAATCAAAAGGACAACGATTTTATAAATAATGTTTTGAAAAATTCTTATATATCCGAAGATGATTTTTTGATAGCTTATTTTGACAGAAACAATTCAATGAATATAACTTCAATATTAACAGAACTAAAACAAAAAGATGCATTTGTTTGTAGCTATGATGAGAAGAAGTTTTTAGATAAGGAACCGGATTTAAAAGAAGATACAACTACACCTAAAGATAATGACTTGATAAAATTGTATTACGGAGATATTCAAATCACTTCTGTAGCAGGGATTATCAATAAAATGTCCGGAGGCTATTCATATCTTCTAAACTGGTATGAAAATAATGGTGTTGAAACAAAAGCTACAATAACGAATAAACAACATGAATTAACACAACTAACTTGGAAGAATAAAAAGAATATAAAGGAAATAACAGCACAATCTAATTTCGGTTATCTTTCCGGAAATGTTCATAGTAATTGGTTTAAAGCAATGATTATAAATAAGACTCTAAAAGATATGTATTTTTCATTTGCTCTTACTATGCCTATAAATCCTAATGATAAAATCCAATTGCTAGATAAGGGTTTTGTGAAGGTTCCGAACAATGTTAAATATAGTGTGGATGAACAAAATATCAATGTCTATAACGAAAATTATTCCGGAACATATTTTATAGGAGAACTTACTCATACTTTGGTTTTTAACGGTGGTGGTAATTATGGTATGAAAGCCACTATGTTCAGGAATGGTTTGAATAAGAACGGTTTCATGGAAGATTCTGAATGGAGTGTCTCGGAATGAAAAAGAAAACCATCCAGAAAATATTAGCGAGTGATCCTAGAAACAGAGCAAAGGAAATATTAGATACACCTGTTCCGGAAGCATTCGTAAAAAATTATATCGGAAAAATTGAAGATAATAATGATCCAGATAAATTAGGCAGATGTAAGGTCAGAGTATTTGGTGTCTTTGGTGATGAAATTAATACAGATGATTTACCTTGGGCTATTCCGGAAAATGGTTTTGTTGGTAGTAAAATTGGATCGTTTATAGTTCCAAATATAGATACAGTGGTTAGAGTTTATTTTGATCAGAACAATATTTACAGTCCAATTTATACAACGAAAGTATTGGATATAACAAATCAATCCACAAGAAAAGATGAAGATTATCCTGATACTATGGTGATGTTCGAAACAGATGAAGGAGAATATCATATAGTTAACAGAAAACAATCTACTACCGAATATCATTGTGCAAACGGATTATATGTACAAGTTGATTCTGAAGGTAATTTATTGTTAGACTCTTCGGAATGTGAAACTGGTGAAATTAGATTACAAGATAAAAACGGAAATATATTGGCAATGACTTCTGAAGGACTTAAATATAATGATGTCGGACTTGTTACCGAAAACTTTTTAAAAGATTTGCTTTCAACATATGCAGCAAAATTGACTTTAACAACAGCACCCGGATCACCTTCACCTATAGAACCAAGTACATTATCGGATATGATTTTGAAAAAGGATATGGCTTCTAATATTGGCGGGTTCTTAACAAAAGGTAAATCGTGAACATTAATATTTTAACTTCCGGAACAGATGGCAACTATCCTTCTATAAAATGGTCTTATGATACTATGATTCAGGATTTTGCGTCTATTTCTGGATATATTACTGGTGGGCCTTCCGGAAGAACTTATGCATCTTATGTTGACGAAGTTATGGTAAAGTTTTATAAGAATTTTGCTGGAACGATTATTACACATTTACAAAACTATGGGGCAATTAAAGTTCCGATAGCCTATATGACAGCGAGTGGAAATGATTATGATATTATGACAGTTAAAAATAAAACAAGTGGATTAGATGGTTTCATAATAAATTCACATGCAGATTCATTAGCTGGTTACGCGGTTTCCGGAACAAACGAAATTTCGGGGAGCATTGAATGAACGGAATTGAAGCCACCTATTGTAAAATGTTAGACACCTATTATCAGGGTATTGTTTCGACTATTGATTTGGCTCTGGCTTTTCCTACAATGATAGCTAAAAGAATAATGGTGTTTATAAAAAGATTGGATTCTGTCATTCTAAACACTATTGAAAAATCTTTGTTAGCAATTATAGAACTTATAGGAAATTTAAGACCTTTCAAAGAATTTAATAAGAATAAGAAGATAAAGGCTTTCTGTAATGCTTTATGGCAATGTCAAGCAGCTATTCAAATGTTAGTAAGCGTTGGAACTATTACACAAGCACAAGCAAATGATTTTAGTAATTTTGAAAGATTAGTGTGTAGAGTTGGACTGTCGGATTTCATTAAGGGCTATCTAGGAAGCCTTATAACACAACTTAAAGTACAAGCCTTAGACTTACTCGCTAAAAAAGATGAATGGCTAGAAACACTTACAAATAAGTTTTTAACACCATATAATCAATTTTTAAATGGCACCAGTCCTTTTCCCGGAACTAATCGAAAATTGATTGTAACAGTAGGAAACATGGAATTGGTCGGAATCTATGATATAATGGGTGCTTTGAATGCCTTTGCTAATTGTGGTTTTGCTGTTTGTGATTTTGTTACTACAGCAGCTAATAAACAAGATACATGGAAAACACAATTAAAGATAGATGACACCGGAAACTTTGCTAGTAAATGGATGGAAGGTGTCTTGGAAAAATCTAATAATATCGAAAATTATGTGCAATATATCAATTCTTTAGCAACAGGATTCTTTACATCAGAAATAGATACAATAGCTTCTTCGGTTGTTGCTAAAGACTGGTCGAATAATAGTTAAAATGTATCTAATCTTTCCAAATATATCCACAATCTTCGCACCAATCTTTTCCTATTTGTTTGTCTTCAATCCACCCAAACGATGAAATAGTTTTTGTTATTTCATTAATATTTTTTCCATCTTTTTCACCACAAAACATATTTTCCATTTCTTCATAATTAATACCCAAATGTTTTAATACAAAATTAATTTCGGGAACATGTGAACAGAGATTATCCTCATGAATAGCCCCTATCTCTTCCCCGTCTTCATCTTCAACACCATCTCTTTCTTTTACAATACCTATATCAACAAAAACGATAAACTGTGAGTCGTTATATACACCCAAGGTTTGATTACCATCTATCACACAAAACGAAAATGGAAGAGTATTTGGATGCACATCAAATTTTGTAACTATATTTTTATTAACGTTCTGTTCAAAACCTATAAAAACATCATTTTTGGTTATTACATTGATTTTTTCTTTGGTAATTTTATTTTCAAAAATTCTTATTATAGTATTATCAACTTTGTTTTTTGATAGTCTTTTCCAGTTCTTAATATTTTCGTTTTCCGGATCAAGAACAAACAATTTAACAATCATTTCTACACATATTTTTGATGTAATTTTCGTAATAGCTCCTTTTCTTGTTTTTGTTTCTAACCTTCCTTTAAAATATAATAGACGAAAATCTCAAATCCAAGAAAATAATTTAACTATTTAAAACATTCTAAATACAACTAAAGGAACAATTCTATGGCAATAACTTTCGGTGATACATTAAACAGGGATAAATTTGCGTATGATCTATCCAAAACACCATTGACGAAAAATGATGTATTTGATATCCAAGCAATAAACCAGTCCATAGAAAACATTCTTTCAACAATTCCCGGTGAACGTCCCATGAATCCTTTTTTTGGTTCTCCTCTTTTCACAACCCTTTTCGAAAATATTACCCAATCAGAAGCGGAAAAACTCATGAACGATCTGATTGATACGATAAAATTTTGGGAGAATAGAATAACAGTAATTCCGGAACAGTGTGAATTCAATATAAATAGTAATGACCACACTTTAGAGATATCAATAGTGTACCAGATAAATCAGAACAATATAGTAAGTGAATTTAATAGGAAAGTGATTTTTTAATATGGCAAATTTTCTCGACTTTACAAAATTAAATTACACGGAGATAATGAAACAAGTATCCGCTAAAATGGCATTAGACTCTCGTTTCGGATCTTATCGTGAATCTTCTATAGCACAAACAATAATGGAAATCTTTGTTGCAACTACAGATTTTAACAATTACTATATCGAAAGACGTGCGGAAGAATCATTTTTAGAAACAGCCAAATTAAGAAGTTCTATTATACAGGGTGCAAAACAATTAGGATACGTTGTTACAAGACCTATTCCAGCATCTACTACAATATCTATGACGTTAACTGGTGGTGGAAATTTAGCTACTTATTGTTCCGAAGCATTATCCACATCACCTTCGGATCAACATTTTATACAACTTGGAATATTCACACCTTTTACATTTAACGGTAATAAATTTCTTTTAAAGAGGGCATACAAATATAATTTCACAGTAGCGGATCTAACTAATTTTCAGAGTAAAGATTATACCAAAACTATTCAATACGCACTCCTGAACACAACTGAATTATACAACCTATACAAAGATGAAGATTTGGTTAATATTTCGGATACAGTTCAAATAGAGTTGTTCCAAGGCGATGTTATATATAAGGATATTTTAAATAATACTAATGATCAAATAAATAAAAAATTTCAGGTATATAAAATAGATGATGCCACGTTTTCTAATTGGTATGGTTCGGAAGATCAGGAAGTACCATTAACCAGAATATGTATAAATAACGATACAGTCAATCCTTTCGAAAATAATACAGCAATAACTACCGAATATGAAATTGATAGACGCTCATTATTAAAACAAGGCGAGGCATTAACATCTTTCGGAACTGCTGATGATACTTGTTTGCTAAGAACTTCTTTGGATGATAAGGTTGAAATAGTTTTTGGTGATGGTAATTATGCTTCAATAGGTGCACAAACGGGATCTAAGAGTAATATCTTTATCCAATACCTATCTACAAAAGGAGCCTTAGCAAATCAGAACGGAACAGTAGGACAAAAGATAACTTGCTCTTCTTCTATACTTTTTGATAATGTTGCTCTTCAGGACATTTCCGCTAATATTCAATTCAAGTTTACAGGAAATATTATTGGTGGTGCTGATATTGAAGATGTTGATTCTATAAAAATACTTGCTCCTAAAATATATGCTTCTTTGGATAGATGTGTTACAAAAGAAGATTACGAGGCATATTTAAAAACTTTGACTTCTCCTATCAATGTAAAAAATTCAAGAGCATGGGGAGAACAAGAAGAAATACAGGCATCAACAAATATTGCATCTATTGAAAAATTATTTAATATAGCCTTGTTTACTTGTCTTGGCGAATTGTATAGATATGATTCTGTTAAAAAGGTTTGGGAAGTAAAGGTTAGTGATACTTCGGAATCTGGTGAACTTGGTAATGCCGTATTAGATGATATTGATTTATATACGGAATATTCTGAAAACGGTTATTTTGATTTGTTGGTTAAAGAAGATTCTCCGGGCGTTTCAAGAGATTTACAGATAGCTCATATTGCGGATAGTTCAAGCAAGATCGGACAAGTGTATTCTAAGTTATCTACAAAATCACAAATGACAGTAAGAAACGTTTATGTATCACCCATTATTCACGATATAGAAATAACCGGAACTGTATATGTAAATCGTTTATCAGATGCTTCTACAATAGGTAACAATATTAAGAACACATTATATCCTTATTTGAATACCAATGCTGATTTTGATTTACCTATTTATATGTCAAACATTATTCAAAATATAGAATCTGTTGATAATGTACTTTACTCTAATCTGGGAATTAACTGGGATACAAATACTAACACAATATTTGGCGCAGAAAGACCAGCATCAGGAGCAATAACACTAGGAGAATCAATTCAAACCGCAGCTATAAACGATCCAGATATTATCGCATGGTGTTCCGTACCTTCTATCTCAGCAACATTATTAGATCAAGTTTCGGAATGTTTTGCTGATATTTATACGGAAACAATTTTTGGAACATCTATATCAACAGCAAATTCTACAGGCAAATATTTTACGTATTATAAAACTAATGATAACCTAACAACAAAAACAAATATGACAGAATCTTGGTTTAATAAAGTTTTCTTATCTGCTCTGTATAATGCAACAAAATCAAGACTAGCAAATTATATAGGTACAGACGGATTGCATTTCTTCGATTCGGAATATTTTAAGAATGTTATTGTAAAACTTCATAATACTTTCGCTTATATCATTAACTACAATCTATTAACAGGAGAAAATAAACAAGACATTATTGAATACACTCTCCGGAATGAAATAGCCAAAATCAAATTCAACGCAACAATCTTATATGCGAGTTAACCTATGAGCGACATTTCAAAAGTAGTTCCTAATCAGAACAGAACAGATGAATTAAAGTACATAAATTTAATTGATTATCTACCAAATCATTTAAAGGATACAGAATCAGAAATATTCCTATCCTTCTTTCAAGACTATCTTAATGAAATGTACGAAGGAACTTATCGATATGTAGCTCCCGAAACATTATCTGAAATAGTTTATGAATATCCTCTTGTCTGGTTGAATGGTGGACAGAGAGTAACATCACCAAATGGAAAATTATCTCAATATTTTGTTGCTGGTGATTATATAAAAAGAAGCAATGATACAAAATACTACAAAATAAAGAATGTAATAGATGATACGACCTTAGACATTACCGAAGCATATAGTAACGGTGGTGTTGTAACTTATCCAAAATATTACTACGATAATTTTTCAACAGGAGAATTTTCTGATTTTTGGAAGGCAGGAACAATAGCATCTTCTCTGGGTTGTGATGGTCTAGTTCCGATCTGTTACCAAGTAGATGTTAATAATGATCGTATGACATGTGTTTCCGGAGATGCTTTAGAAACTGTTATTAGTAATGCTGTTTATGGTAATTTCGAATTATCTTTTGGATTTCATTTAAACGAATTCTCTTCCCGAAAAAATAAAGAATATGGTTTTATATTAGATTCTGGTGCAACAAAATATTCAGTAATTTATGCGAATGGGTCTTTAACACTATACTCAGGAACTACAAATATCGCAAGCATTGTTTTAGATAGTTCTGTGTATGATTTCTCTGTTACTGTTATGAGAGATACTAATGAACATATTTGGGATTTTACTATAGAAGGTATCAAATCAGATTCTTCAACATGGTCAGACAGTATATCCGGAATACCTGTTATCGGATATCATAGCAAGTGGAATAAACGAATAAATGGTACAGATACTTCCGAAACATTTTCTTTAAAAATTAAAAACGGGCTAGGACAATCTTTTAATTATGTAGAATTTCGTGCAGATCAAGGTTTTGTTTCAGAAATAGATCCTTCTGAAGAATATGGTTTTTCCGACGAAGATAAAGTAAGACACGGATTTTACGGAAGAAATTATTTTGTAACTCCGGAAGGAACATTTGTAGCTTATATCGATCCTGAAACAAATACATTAAAAGTAAAGAATGTTTCTCTTTTCGAAAGTGTGAGCGATAGAGATGCAAGAAAAGGTTATACTCATATTTCTATTCTGGAAAAAATAAAACGATTAGGAGATTTACACGATCCAGATTTAATAGATGCAGAATATATAAATTATTTCGCTTCTTACTTGGGATTCTCTTTAGATTTTACCAGCGATACTTTAGTAGGTATTTTGAATGCCGATCCTAATTATGCATCACTAACAGAAGAAGGTAAAGAATCAGCAAGACAAGATTATCTGAGATTCATACTTAATAATATTCCGGCATGGTATCGAATAAAATCTACAGACAATGCTTTGAATATTTTAATGTACTCTTTCGGAATAGCTGCACAAGTAAAACAATATTACACAAGCAATTACAAGGATTTTACAGATTTTAGATACCAATCAACGGGTGTAGTTGTTCCTAGCAATTATTACGAAACACCTCATTTTACAGTATTAACAAATTTAGACGAGAACACAGAAAACATTACAGTTGATATTACGAAATTGGATGCTATAGTAAATGCTGTTAATTCAATGAAACCTATTAACACTGTATTTGATGGAATAACTGGCTTTGTAACTAGAATATGTCAACCGTATTATATTAGTATGAAATCCACTATGACCGCACATTATCTGATTTCTGGAATGTTAAAAGCTGATGTCCTGTAAAATCTAAATACTAATGAACTAAACTGGAGAAAATATGACAAACGTAGTGATAGTTAGTGCAGGAACAAACGAAATTATATCAGGCGCACCACATCTAAACGGGCCTTACTTTCCTGTTAAATATTTTCTTCTAGCATATGATCCATCTTTCGATAATACTATACATTCAAACGCTAATTTAACAACAGATTCACTACCATTTTCAGCAACATCTTTAACTGGTGATACTAACGGTGTTCAACATTCCGGACATCTTATTTTTAATATTCCGGGAGCATACACAATCTCTTCGGAACAGTTTCTATTATCCGGTGGTGGAATAGGTGTTGGACAGGGTTATAATGGTACAGATACAATTTCGGGTAATGCTTATACTTCTTTAACAGATATAAATTTACTATTCGGAAATTCTCTTGTTAATTGTTTTAGTGCCGATGCTTTACCCGTAGCTACCGGAACTGTTGGGGAATGGTTTTTGGAAGATGCTAGTACATTCGCTGTTACCGAAAATATATCAGGTTCAAAAACTTCTCCGTTCCTTGCCACAAAATCAAATTATTTTCAAATTTCTAGTTACAGTCCTATTGGTGTTGCTGGAACGGATCAATTAAGAGGTCTATTTAAATGCCGTGTTGATAATAGTATTGGTAATTTTAAATTCAATAAGGTAGCACTATATACAACAACTTATGATGAATCGGGTGTTGAAACTACTAATCCTCCTATACTGGTTGCTATGGCTGCATTAAACGAACCAGTAAGAAAAACAACAGGAAGCGGAAATATAGCAAACGTAGAAATAGATGTAGAGTGTGAATTTAATATAGCAAACACCACAAATACAATTTCATATCTATCACAGGATTATTGGATAAGAGCTAATAATGCTACTTATGCTGGTGGTACTGATACTGTTGGACTTTATTATAATGGTGATGTTGTTGTAGGTACTTCTGGAGATTCTGACTGGCTACCTTCTGCAAAATTTAATGTAACAGATGGTCTTAAACAACAGATGAGATTGAATAATATTTTTGGTCATCAGTATGTAGATTTCAATGTTCAAAACGATGCTTCAATGAAAATATCTACAAGTGGTTCTGATGAAATGCTTTTGACATTATTCAAAAAGTCCGGAACATCTGTATTTGGAAATGATATACAAATATTAGATTATGAAAATGGTGATTTGTATAATGAAGGAAAAACATCATTAATAGGTCAACAAATAATAATAAGCGGAGGATTTTACACCGATGCCTCTGAAGCACCTACATCATCTAAAAATCAATATATTAAATTATTCGATAAAGTAAATGGTGATTCTATAGGTCAAGAAATTTTCGGAATGAGAACTTCTAATTTTGGTGATGTGTATGGTTGTAAGATTTCTATTTCAGCCGATACAACAATAAATAATACTACAAAAAATACTTATGGTTTATATGTTTCGTTAGCATCCGGATTAACAACAACTACAGCGGGATATAACGAAAAATTATTTGCGGCATATTTCGGAACAGGAGCAGTACAGTTTAACGATACAGTATACTTAAAAGGAACCACAACAGTTTCTGGCCCTACTGTGTTTGAAACGGGTGGATATATATTGTTTAACACGGGTTCTTTTGTCGATACGGTATTGCCGATAATAGGAACAGATGGTGCTAGTCCCGAAATTAGATTTAATGATTCAAATTGTTATATAAAAAGAGATAGTAATAATATAATTATTAAAAACGGTATCAGTAATATATATTTAAATTCTAATAATGTTCGTTTTCAATCAGGAACGATTATATCTGCGGGTTGTTATTTAGATACAGATAATTTAAGCGGTGCGGATAATGAAGTTGATGTTTATAGTTTGATTAATGAGCCATCGATAATATTTCAAAAATCACAATATTTAACAACAGGCACGTATATATATTTATCCACAACATATACAGCGTTAGAATCTATAATGTTTAACATTTCCGGTTCCCCATTATATTCGGATGATATTGTATGTCAGTATGATCAAGAATTACCTTTTTCACCCAAAGTCTTTAAAACGGGTTATTACGAAATTGAATTGTCTTTACAAAATTTTGATGTTGGTTTTAGTGAAGTTGCAGTAGATGTTTCTGGCACAGCGGAAAATTTTTCTGATAGTTCGGAAATATCGAATATGGTTGGATTTGTTAATTTCAATCAAGAAAAGGATATGAATTTTAAATTTATAATTAAAATTGTTACATTGGGTTTGGTTAGTGATGGGAGAAACTGTACTTATATTCAAACAAAGTTGAAAATTGGTAGTGATATTGATAACGAAAAAATAGATGGTTTTTATATGAAATGTAAATATTTAGGAACTTTACGATGATTAAAATAAAATTATTAACAGATAAAAAGATAGTTATTGAGTCATTGAAGCGTATGGGTATTGCTAATGTGTCTTGTAAAATGTTGTATCCTTCTTGTTACTTATACGAAAAAGATAATGAGTTTTACGTAGTTCATTTCAAAGAAGCATTCAAATTATTTTCCGAAGATGCTTTTGATGATATGACGGATATTGATTTCGAAAGAAGGAATGCTATTATATTCTTATTGAAAAAATGGGGTATGGTAGATGTTCCGGAAGCTGATTTGGAACCTCATAAGATATCGGTTTTTGTATTACCTCATAGTCAAAAACAAGGTTGGTATATTAAACATAAAATAAATTATAACTCACTATGTCCCAGATAAACTTTTTAGAATTTTATAATGTTCATAAGTTATTAGAAGGTGGTCTTTTAACAGAAGATAACCGTAAAGAATTATTGTCAAAAGTGGATCCGAACTTTATTCACCATGCAGAAAATACAAAGAAACTTCCTGAATTAAGTCCAACGGGTGCAGTATATAAAAGGTTAAATCTATTCAAAGACAAAGGGAAAGATGAGTTAGAGATATGGTTTGAGACTAGAGGTGCAACAACCGATAATCATCCTTGGTGGTTACAGAGAATTATTGTTAAAAACCTTCTTGAACAATTAAAGACAGCAGAAAATTTAGATAGAACAATAAGAGATGCCTTGGAAAGAAACGATTTACTTTTAGGTTGTACTTGTGGATCGGCGCAATTTTATTACAACTATACAATGACTAAGAAAAATGTTATTCATCCAAGATTCCGAGAAACAAGATCCGCTCCTGTTAATAATCCAAATAATAAAGGAATTTGCTGTAAACACCTCGCACTTGTCCTTTCCGTCATTTCTGCGAATACATACAAGATGGTTTCAGATGCCAAGAAAATTATTCCGGAATTATCTCGACCAAAAACACAACCAATTCAGAAACCATTCGAGAAGAAGATTCAGAATGTTGATGTTAAAGATAAAAAAATCTAAATACTATTGAACTATACCACAAGGAAATAAAATGAATCCAATCGCCCAAAAATTACAGTCCAGATTAAACGAAGTCAAGGATCTAAATAAAAGTCCACTCAAGGACGGTTTTTTAGAGATTGGTCCTTCAAAGCAATTCACGTCAGTTACTTTGGATAATTTTAAGAAAGAGGGTTTGGTTCCTAGATATTTCAAAAAGCTAGAACAGAATCGTTTCGTAATCCTTTTTGACGATAGCTTCATAACATTAGAAGGTCGTACAAAGAAAATAGTAGATACATTACAGAAAGTTAATCGTGGTGTTGAATCTGCAAAAATAGCACAATATGACGAATCACCTTTTCTGGAAATTGTTTTTAATAGACCAGCAACAACAGTAAAAGAAGATTCTGATATTAATACTGTTGCCGATATTCCGGATAATTGGGCGTTCGTTTCTGATAGTGCTGAAGTAGATGATGTTAAAGAAAAATATTCAAATGTTAAAAAGACTATTGAATGCGATTCCTTTTTTGTTGAAACTGGCAAAGGAGAATATCTAAACATTTATGGTATGATTGGTGTTGTACCTGACTTGAATAAACTTGTCTATCCTATTGTAATAAATGGCGTGGAATATATGAGCGAAGCAGTAGTTAAAAAATCATTTCAAGAATCCTATATGGTAGAAGATTCTGATTTTGTAAAAGAATTAAATGAAGAGTCTGAAGAAATTGTAGAAGAAAAACCAGAAGAAAATATTGAAGAAGCTAAAACAGAATGGGATTCCGATTATTGGATGAAAGTTCTTATTGATGAAGTTGGTAAAGAAAAAGCTATCGAAGCAATTAATAAAAGAAATGCCTCCGATGAAGTTAAACAAAAACAATTAGAAAAGATTAAAAAACTTACCGAAGAAGTGGTTTCGGAAGCAGTTCTTGAAAAATCTAAGTACGATGCCTTAGTAGGAATAATCAAATCACTATCCAAAGATGAAGTTGAATCTGCTATGGATATTATCGGAAAACATTTAGCAACCGTTACTGGTGTAGATGGTTTGAAAGCTTCCGGAGCATTTGAGAAATCCTTTAATGATATACGAAATGCTTTGAATAATCGATAAAATAGCTTCTGTGATCTAAATAGTCTTGACACCACATTCAAAGTGGCTATATTAAATATATCAATGCCAAGTAGTTCAGGGGTATGAATAATTGCCTGTTAAGCATTTGGTCGGTGGTTCGAATCCATCCTTGGCAGTTTTTTAAGTTTATAGGAGGTTTTTGATGATAGGTATTGTTGTAATTTCGCATAATCGTGAATCTCAAATTAAAGAAGTATTAGAATCGTTGAAAGATAGTGCGGATGTTCTGGCAGTTGTAAATGATGGCACTCCCTATTCACCAGAAGTCTATCCCGAATATTTTCATTTAATACAACACGAAAAACCTCTCTCTGTAGGTATTGCAAAAAATTCCGGAATGAAATATTTAATGGAAAAAGGTTGTGAGCATATTTTTACTTGGGAAGACGACCATATACTAACCGATAAATCCCTCATACAAAAATACATTGATTTATCAAAAGTTTCAGGAATAAGATTTTTTAATTATGGTTTTCATGGTGGTGCAAATCTTCTTAATAATAAACCGAATTCAAAATTAGTAGTAGAATATGATAACGATTTGAGATTAGCAATTTGCGAACACTGCGTGGGAGCCATAACATATTATCATAAATCCGTTATAGATAAATGTGGCTATCACGACGAACGTTTAAATCATAATTGCTGGGAACATGTTCTATATGCGTACAATGTTATCAAGCAAGGATTTCATCCACCTTTTTGGAACTTTGTAGATCTAGCAGATTCTTGGAAACATGTCAAAGAAATAGGTACGGTCGATACTACTTCGGTTATTAGAAAATCGCAAGAGTGGACAGATAATATGAAAAGAGATAGAGAATACATCATTTCTAAAATAGGGATGGATATATTACAGGTTCCGAAAGTTTCCAATCAATTCGTATATAAGTGGCTTGAAAATAAACAAAAAGAAGTTAATGGTTCTAAGTGTGAAAATGTACTATATCTCAAAACAAAAGAAAAGCTAGACGATGTAACAATAATGATTCCTTACAACATCGATACCAAAGATAGAACAACTAATTTAAAACTGTTATTGGAATACTTAAATAAAAATTACGAAACAAACATATTAGTAGCGGAACAAAATACAGAATGTGAGATGTTAAAAACCTTTGTTGAAAATGGGTTTTGTAAAAGGTTATCGGTTAATACTGGTGATGAAAAATTAAACTATAAAACTAAGTTAATGAATGAATTGGTTAAGGCTTCCGGAACATCAATAGTAATACAGTGGGATGTTGATTGTTATATATCTCCAGAGAAGGTTTTAAAGGGTGTAGAATTGATTAGAAAAAATAAGGAACAGTTCATCCTTCCTTTTGATGGTAAGTGCTATAACGTGCGTAAAAACAACTTCGAAGCATTCTTTAATAGTGAATTAGATCATAACAAGATGGATTTATATTCTACTACTTCTTGTGGAGGTGTTTTCATATTCAATAAGAAATCCTTAATTGAAATAGGTATGTATAATGAAAAACTTAAAGGTTGGAGTTATGATGACGATTTTTTACGGATTTTAATATTGAAATTGGGTTATAAAATTGAAAGGCTAACAGGAAGCATCTATCACCTCGAACATGACAGAAACGAAAATAGTAGTTCCAGAAATCCTTACTATAATGTTAATCAAGAACTTGTCGTAAAACTTTCTAAACAGACTAAAGAAGAACTACTATCCGAAATCAAAACTTGGGATTGGTTATGAGGGTTCGTTTAGTAGATAATCAGTTTCAGCCTAATAATCGTGCAGGAAATGGTTTGATAGAAGGCATTCAGACAAAAATAGAATGGACAAGAGATTTAAGCCAACCAACAGATATAATATTTTTCACCGATACTTCTTTTAATAGGGTTACGGAATTTAATGCAAAGTATAAGATAGCATGGGTTTTAGAATCACCAGACATAACGCCATATCAAAGAAATTGGTTAAGACAGAATATTGATTTGTATGATAGAGTAATAACGTTTGATGAGGCACTATTAAGAGAATTCCCGAAGAAGTGTTTGTTCTATTTATTAGGAGGCACTTGGATAAAAAAAGAAGATCAGAAAATATGGGATAAAACAAAAAACACTTCTATAATTGCTTCTGTGAAAAATTGGACTTCCGGACATAAATTCCGTCATGAGATTGTAAATAAGTTCCGGAATAATATTGATATGGTTTGTGGGAATGGTTATCAAAAAATGGATTATAAGTTAGATGGTTTAAAAGATTTCCGATATTCCTTTATTATAGAAAACACAAATAAACCATTCTATTTTTCGGAAAAGCTTATTGATTCTTTTTTAACAGGAACTATACCAATATTTTTCGGAACAAGTGGTATTGAACAGTTCTTTGATGTGAGAGGAATTGAAGTTATAAATACTATTGCCGATATAGATTTTTCAAAGTATACAGAAAAGAACTATATATCAAAAATGGAATATGTTAAAACTAATTTTGAACTTGCTAAAAAATATGCTATTACCGAAGACTATATTTATGATAATGTGATTGTTAAACATTTTTGGGATTGTCTATGAAAAAAATAATTATCCTGTTTCCGACTATTAGAATTCAAAAGGCTATTGAAGTACATAAAGACTGGCTGAAGAATGCTAAGAATCCAGATTGTGTAAGAACTGTTTGGGCTTGTAATACTGAAGAACAAAAGAAAGAAATATTAGAATACGGTGATTTTGAAGTTACTGTTACCGGAAATAATATCAAAGGTGTTCCGTACAGTCTTTGGAGGTTAACAAATTCATTAGAAGCATTTCCGGATGATATTGTGATTTGTTCTGCGGATGACTTCTATTTTCCGAAAGATTGGGATGAAATAATTCTGAAACAATATGAAAATGGTTTTGATGGATGTGTTGTTTTTAAGGATGGTATTTCTGATCTTACTAATGCCGGAATTGTTACATTACCTATTCTTTCATTCAACTGCTTACAAAAATTAAAAAGAATAATCTATCCATGTAATTATAAACATCTCTGGGCTGATAATGAATTGTTCCTGAATCTTTCTGAAATGAACTTATTGAAAGATGTTCGGAAAGATTTGGATATAACTTTTGCACATAAACATTGGGTTGGTGGTAGTAGAAAGAAAGATGATGCGGATCTTTATGCCGAATATTGGTCTGGCCCTGATTGTGATACTTGGCAACGAAGAAGAAGATTAACACTAGAACAAAGATTCACAAGTAATAATCTCCCCAGTGAAAAGAAATTCTCAATATTAATTCCATCGGTAACAAGAAGAAAACATCTACTGGGAAGATTGATGGATAATATTCAACAGCAGAAATTTGATAGGAATGCCGTAGAAATAATAGTTAATACGGATGATGGTACAAAAACAATAGGACAAAAAAGAAACGAACTATTACTACAGGCTAAAGGTGAATATGTTTGTTTTGTGGATGATGACGATGTATTACCTATTGATTCTATATCCCTTCAACTACAAGCAATGTCTATGAATAATCCGGACGTTATAGGAATGCATCTTCTAATGATAACAGATGGAAATAAAAATTCGGAATGCAGAACTTTTCATTCACTAAAATATAGAAGCTGGTATGATGAAGCAGACCCAACTAGACCCGGTAAAAGAATGTATTTCCGCAATCCTAATCATCTTAATCCTGTAAAAAGATTATATGCTATGAGTACAATGTTTCCGGAAATTAACTCAGGAGAAGATCGAGTATATTCCGAAAACATTCTGAAATATCTTGATTCAGAAATTATGATAAACAAACCAACTTATTATTATCTTGTACGGAGCCATAAAGAATGCTAAAGATAGTTTTAATCAATCAACCTTGTGGACTTGGTGATATATTATTTTGCCAGAAGATCGGAAAACATTATCTGGAAAAAGGTCATCGAGTAGTTTGGCCAGTCATTCCGGAATACTCTTATGTAGGTGAATATTTAAAAGATATCTATTATCCGAATGTAAGAGATAATTTTGTAGGACAGACTTTCTATTATCAGTGTAGAGCATCACAAACGAAAACAATACAAGAGAACAATAACTTTATATACGTTCCTCTTGATGGTCAGTATCGCGGTGGTTCTGTTATGACTTCCAAATACAAAGCGCATAATATGGAATGGAATGATTGGAAAGATTATCTGAATATCTTCCGGAACGAACAAAGGGAAAATAAACTATACAACGAATTAGGTTTGGAAGGAAAAGAATATATATTGGTTAATGATAAATATGGTTCTCCTCCAAACGAAAAGACAAAAATATTCGATATAAATACTGATAAACATATTGTAAGAATGTTTAAAACGGAACATATATTTGATTGGTTTAAAGTTATTGAAAATGCTTCTGAAATATGGTCGGTGGAAACGGTTTTTAATTATTTGATAGAGATGATAAAATTCAAAGCAATACGATTAGAATTGTTTTCGAAATGGACACCATCGGATTATTCACATGTTAGAGAATTGTTTAATGTAAATTGGAATTATAACACATAAGGAGTTTTTAATGAAACATAATTTTACACACATCCATCAGAGTTCTTGGATCGGTAATCTTTTGAATGAATATATGCCCGATAAGGGTTTTTTTGTTGAAATAGGAATGGGTCATGTTACTACTCCCGAATCAAGACGCAACGAATTAAAAACTGTTGAAATGTATGGAACTAATACGGGAGAATTAGTAGAGTTGGGGTGGTCGGGAATTTATATAGAACCTATTCAAGAATTATGTTATGAAGCAAGCCTGTTATATAAAAATTACCTTGATAAAATAAAAATAATAAATTGTGGAGCTGGTGATATCCACGAAGAAGCTACTATATATGGATTGGAAACACTGATACCCAATGGATGTCTAAATTATAACGATTTTGCAACAAATAAACCATATAAATATCCCGGTACAAAAGTAAAAGTAGCACCAACAAATTTTATATTAGAAGAAAATAATTGTCCTTCTCATATAGATTTTATGTCTATCGATGTCGAGGGGTATGAGGAAAAAGTTCTTAAAGGATTAGATTTTCAAAAATTTTCACCTACATTGTTAGTTGTCGAAACAAATGGAATAACACAACAAAAAGTAAGTTCTTTAATTCCTAATAATTATATGATAAAACAATCTGATAATTTAAATACAGTATGGGTTAAACAAAAATAAGGAAACACAATGAATAGAAAAGAATATTTTGCAAATGAGGAAATTAATATTCCCGATGTTAAAGATTTATCTCCTGTTAGTGCATATACATCACGCCCTATAGAGTGGTTTAAGGATACTATATTAGGTGATTTTGTTTCTCATTTATCCGAAACAAAAGATGTATTGGATGTTGGTTGTGCGTATGGTTACTATACCGTTCTTTTTACTCCATTTTGCAAAACCGTGACGGGAATTGATTTCACTAAAAAAAGAATCGAAGCAGCACAAAATCATTGGAAAGAAGATAATATAAAATTTGTAGAGCAGGATCTTACTATACCATTTACATTAGATAAACAATATGATGTTCTTTTTACAAGTATGGTTATACAACATATTCCGATTGTTGGTAAAATAGCAGCTTTTAAGAACCTTGCCACCGTTACTAAAAAAGATGGTTTATTCATTATGTACGATTTTAAATTTAATAATGTTACAGATGATTTTGTCGGGCCTATAAATCCAGATTGGATTCATAATAATGTTGGTAATCTTTGGGAGTGTGAGTCTTGTGTTTCTTTTTGTAGAGAAGCTAATAATCAAGGCGAAATTTTTAAGTATGTTTTGAGAAGATTGTAATTATGGTAGAGGAAAAAATCAACATTGTGCAGATTGGAGCTAATACGGGCGATGATGATGTTTTTTCTTTTATCATCGAACATAAAAATAACATATCAAAAATTGTATTAGTAGAACCTATACCTTTTATTATTGAAAATTTGAAAAATAAATATAGTGATATTTCAAATGTCATTATAGAAAAATGTGCTATAACTAATACAACGGAAGAAACATTACCATTTTTTTATGAAGATAATAGTGATAATTATCAAGTTAGTTCTTTTAATCACCAGCATGTAATTAAAAGTGTAAGATCTAATAATAAAATAGTTTCTATGAATGTACCTGTGATGACAATAAATAAATTATTTGAAAAACATAAGATGCAACATATACATCATTTATTTATTGATACAGAAGGAAAGGATGCTGATATAATAGAAAGTATTGATTTTGATAAATACGATATTGATAATATAACATTTGAATCCGCACATACAGATGGTAATTGGAATAAATCTGAAAGGTATAATAATCTCGTTACGTTTTTAAAAGATAAACATTATGATGTTCAAGATATTGATCAATTAAACTCAAAGGCAATTAAAAGACTATGAAAATTTTAATAACGGGTGTAGCTGGTTTACTGGGTTCAAACTATGCAAAATATTTATGTGATAAGGGTTATGATGTTATTGGTATAGATAATTTATTTGGTGGTTATATAGATTTTGTTGATGATAGAGTTAATTTATATCAACAGGATATAACCAATTTTAATATGATAGATGAAATTTTTAGAGTTCAAAAGCCCGATTGTGTTTATCATTTTGCTGCTTATGCTGCTGAAGGTTTATCGCATTATATTAGAAATTTTAATTATACAAACAATGTAGTAGGATCAATGAATATTATTAATGCTTGTATAAATCACAATGTTAAGAAACTTATATTTACATCTTCAATGGCAGTATATGGAGAAAACGAAACACCGTTTAATGAAATGATGCAACCAAAACCAGAAGATCCTTATGGTATAGCAAAATATACTGTAGAGCAAGATTTACAGGTAGCATCAAAACATTTTGGTTTAAACTATTCTATTGTCAGACCGCATAATGTAGTTGGTATAAATCAAAATATTTGGGACAGGTATAGAAATGTGATTGGTATATGGATCTATAGAGTGATAACAAATCAACCAATATTAGTTTATGGTGACGGATTACAGACAAGAGCATTCTCCGATATTGAATTTTACATGAAACCTCTTGAACAATTATTAACAGAAGGCGATAAAGAAATATTTAATCTTGGTTCGGATCAGTTTTATAAGTTAATAGATGTTGCTGAAATGATTAAGAAGATTGGTTCAAGAAAAGGTTATAATCCAGAAATATTATTTAAAGAACAGAGAAATGAAGTAAAGAATGCGTATTGTAATCATGATAAGGCTAAGAACATATTGAACTTTGTTGATAATACAAATCTTGAACACACCATAGAAAAGTTATTCGGTTGGGCTAAAGAACAACCAATACGAGAAAATAAAACAATGAAATACGAAGTTACCAAAAACATTTATACGTATTGGAAATAACGTGGATTTATCGAACATTGATTTGATAATTATAGAAGGTTCAGATAATCAGAGTAATGTAGAATTAGCACAAAAAACATTATTAGTATCTAGTAAACATATAAATTTTGCATCTATAAAACTGATAGCACCTATATCACCGATTATTCTTCATCCTTCTGTGCAGTATCAAAATATAAAAAGATTATCGTGGCAAGAATACAATTGGTTTGTTACGTTCGGTCTAAAGAATTTTGTTAGTTCTGATTTTTGTATACTAACACAAACAGATGGTTTTATTACTAATCCTAGCGCGTGGAATATTGATTTTTTGAATTATGATTATATAGGCGCTTGCTGGAGGTGGAACGATTCAAATCATTTTCCACAATCAGAAAAAAATCAAACACCATATGAAGAAAGTAATTTTGTTGGCAATGGAGGTTTTACATTACGTTCCAAAAAATTCTTAGAAGAGACAGCTAAATTACCGATGTATGAATCAGGCCCTGAAGATGGATGGCACTGTAAAATAAATTATAAACGAATGAAAGCATCCGGAATAAAATTCGCACCACCTAATATTGCAGAACAATTTTCAACAGATCCACCAAATAATAAAAGTTTTGGTTTTCATGGCGACAAAGGAAAGATTCATGCATATAATTTATAGAGCTACCAACATAGAAACCACACCAGAAACATATAGAAGTTTTCGTCCAAAATGGTTTGATAAAAGAAAATGTTTCAAATCACTTGTGGATAATGTTTCCGAGAATGATAATGTAATAGTTTTATTTGACGGAGAACAAGGAATATTATCGGATTATATAAAAACATTTAAAAACATATCGTTTATAAATATAGATGTTCGTTCTAATGTTAAAAGTCTTTTGGCTTGTTACGATTTAATAAATACTCTTCCGGAAGATTCTGTATACTTTTTAGAGGATGATTATTTACATACATCTAATAGTTTAAATGTTTTAAAAGAAGGTATCGAAAAATTTAAGTTGGTTACTCTTTATGATCACAATGATAGATATACTGGAAATGATGATATTACTTCTGGAAAAGATTTTATTCAAATAACAAAATCGTGTCATTGGAGAACAGCAGAATCGACTACTTGTACATGGGCTTGTTCCAAAGACATATTAAAAAAAATTGTGGAAATAGCTAAACAATATAAGTTAGAAGATCGCGCATTATTCAGATATTTATATACAATGAACATTAGACTCTGGACACCTATTATCGGAAAATCTACTCATGTTTGTGATGGATATATGTCACCTTTTACTGATTGGAAAACTATTAATGAAAGCGTTGTACTATGACTTTATTAGAACTTGCTGATAAATATTTAACGGATAAAGGTTCTTATTTTTTCGATCATAAAAATCAAGTTGGTCATAATTACGCAACTTTATATGATACGTTTTTTAGTTCATTAAGAAGCGAACCTATATCTTTATTTGAAATAGGTATAGCAAAGGGTTCATCTCTTTTAATGTGGTCTGAATATTTTCCTTATGCTAAAATAATTGGATTAGATATTGATACAACACTAATCGATAAATCCCGTCCACTTGGTGTTGAAGGTGGTGGATGGGAAGGAAGAAACAATATAACAATTAAACAAGGTAGCCAAGCAGATCCGGAATGCCTTAATAAAATAGTTTCTGAAAATGGTTTGTTTGATATTATTATTGACGACGGAAGCCACAAAACAGAACACCAATTATTTTCTTTCAAACATCTTTATAATGCAGTTAAAGAAAATGGTTACTATATAATTGAAGATATACATTGTGATAAATCCGAAGGTTCTTTTTATAATACAATTTCTAAAAATATGCTTCAAGATACTTTCAATATAAAATTTTCGTGGTGTGGTTTGTTCTATACGAATCCTAATAGTTTAACTTGTATAATAAAGAGGTAATAATGTACAGCCAAAATAACGAAGAAGAAATATTATTAGCAAATCTTCCGGAGAATGGTTTCCTATTAGACTTTGGAGCATATGACGGTAAAACATTCTCAAACTCTTTACGATTAATAGAACTAGGATGGTCAGGAGTGTTAATAGAAGCTTCTCCAATCAACTTTAAATCAGTAATGGAGCTACACAAAGGAAAAACCAATCTAACCCTTATAAATGCTCCTGTAACTGTTTCCGGAGGTCTTGTTAAATTTTATGATTCTATTGGTGATGGAATTTCTACTACGAATAAAGATCATAAAGAAAAATGGGAAACTAATAATTCCGTACACTATCAGGAAATATATTTATCGTCAATCACTCTGGAACAAGTTTTCGGAATCCATAATAAGAATTTTGACTTTGTGAATATTGATGTGGAAGGGGAAAATTTAGAATTATTAAAAACCTTTCCTTTCGATAAGTGTATGCCAAAAGTGATTTGTATTGAACATGATAATAATGAAAATAAAATAATGGAAATAGTTTCTGAATATGGCTTCGGAATAATCCATAAAAATAATGAGAATATAATTTTGAAAAGGAGTTGATTTCTATAGATCCTAAATAATTGTGTAGATAGGGACAGGAATTGCAATTCTTTCTTAGTAGCCTTGAATACTGAGATTACCTTCTACACAACTTTATTCAAGGATCTATAATGGAAAATCGAGAAAATTTAGAACAGAACGAATTTTATGTTTATGTATACCTTGACCCTAGAAAACCCGGATTATATAAATATATGAATACAGAAATATCCGGAACATATAATTCAGAAACAATTCCGGAATTTTGCTTTGAATATTTGCCGTTTTATATCGGTAAGGGCCACGGAGATAGATTAAGATCACACTTACATCAAAATAAAACCAGTGTAAGAAAAGAAAATATTTTCAAATCTAATAAAATAAAATCAATAATGGAAGAAACTAATTCTGAACCTATTATAATAAAATATAAAGAAGGATTGTCGGAAGTTGAAGCATATGATTTGGAAACTACTATGATTTTATCTATAGGAAGGAAATATACAAATCCAAGCGGCCCGTTAACAAATATAGCGGATGGTGGTGCTAATCCTCCTAAGTGGAATAAAGGTAAAACGGGTGTGTATTCTCCGGAACTTATCAAACAAATTTCGGATAAACTTAAAGGTCGTAAATTTTCGGAGGAAACATTACAGAGGATGAACGAAGCAGCAAAAAGAAGACAAGAAAAATATACACACGAAGATTATAAAAGATGGAATTTAAAAAAATTAAAAAAATATAAATTTGAAAAAGATGGAAAAATAATAATAATTGAAAATTTAAAACAATATTGTAAAGATAATAATTTATCACATACTGTTATGGTGAAAATATTTAATCGTGGTGTTTATAGAATTTCTAAAACTATAAACGGAATTATTGAAATACACGAATGCGAATCGTATAAAGGTTACATACAAATTAAAAATGAGGAACAATATGACAGTTAAAACAAAAACAGCACTCGTAACCGGAGCGGGTGGATTTATCGGGAGTAACACGGTTAAAAGACTTAAGAAAATGGGATATTGGGTACGAGGAGTTGATTTAAAATATCCAGAATTCGAACAAACAGAGGCAGATGATTTTATTATAATGGATTTACGAGATGATAAAAATGTTATAAGAGCATTGACGCTTGATAATCTTAACGAGAAGTTTGAATTGACTTTCTGCTATGCCGCAGATATGGGCGGGGCGAAATATATTTTTTCTGGGGAACACGATGCTGATGTTATGGAAAATTCTGCTCAGATAAATCTTAACTTTGCGAGACACCATGATAAAATAAATAAAATGTTGTGGAGTAGTTCGGCTTGTATATATCCTCTCGTTAACCAAATGGATCCCAATAATCCAAGCTGTGCTGAAGATACTTGGGATAAGGGCGCTTGCGATTCCCCGTATGGTCACGAGAAGGTTTTTAGCGAACAGTTGTATCAATCATACAGAAGAAATTACGGTCTTAATGTAAAGATAGTTAGATTCCATAATGTATTCGGAACAAACGGTACTTATGAACCACTGAAATCCAAAGCACCAGCAGCGACTTGCGTAAAGGTAATAGAAGCTCCGGAAAATGGTGAGATAGAAGTGTGGGGAACTGGGGAACAAACTCGTTCATTCATAAATATTTCCGATGCGCTCGATGGTGTTTTTAAATTGTTAGACTCAGAAGATTTTCACGGCCCTGTCAATATAGGTTCCGAAGAGATGATTTCGATAAATGATTTAACAAAGATGGTGATAGATATTTCCGGAAGAACCGATTTGACTATTAAGAATGTAGAATCAAATTGTATTGGTGTTAACGGAAGAAATTCAGAAAATACCCTTTGTAGAGAAAAACTAAAATGGGAACCTAAAATGTCTTTAAGAGAAGGTATGGAAAAATTATATGCTTGGATCTACAAAGAAATTAAAGGTGTAGAGTTTAAAAAGTAATGCAAGATCACAAATGGTTTGATTATCGTCGGCAGAAGTTCCAGATATATTGTTCCGGAATTTCTGTCGATGATTTTATTAGAGTATATTCTGTATGGCGTGAGAGATATTATAATCCAGAAAAAATAACCCGATATGCCGACATGGTTTGGAATATATCTGTCAAAACTAATGAAGAAGCAAATAAGATAAGTTCTATAGATAAAGATATTAAAGTTCTTGTTACCGATAATGAATTTCCTATGGTAGAGTTATTCAAGACCTTTCCGATATTATTTCACCAGTATATTCATGTGTTAATGTTCAAGCCAATAGAGCCTCCTAAATACTGGAATAAAATTTTGATGGAGTTGTACCTTACTAAACAAATAAACAAATTCCTACGCTATATTAGACCTCTTCCTGTTGATTTTGTAGTGTGTACCGGAAAGCAGATTAAACAGCATCCTAGAATATTGAAAAGAGTATGGGACGGAAAGATCAAGGATATGTTTTCCGCAAATGCTTTTAAGAAGATGATTTAATTCTCTTGTTCCGGAAAATGTTTTGATTATATTCTATTAAAGAGGTAAGGAAAGTAAAAGGAGCATGGGAAAGAATGGTTCGAAACATTCATAAGATACCGCACCTGCCTCTCTTTCCGCTCCTGTAGCACAATTGGCAGATGCAGAAAACTTAAAATTTTCAAAGTAGTGGTTCGAATCCACTCAGGAGCATATTTCAAATAAAGGAACGATAATGGAACTGACACTAATTCGTGGTTGTCCAGGCGCGGGAAAATCAACGTTAGCCAAAAAATTAATGAATAATAACTCTGCACATTATGAAGCTGATATGTTCTGGAAATTATTTGATGGTACTTATAGATTTGATTTTAAAAAGTTAACCTATGCCCATCAATGGTGTTTATCTAATGTAGCAGCAGAGTTTGAAAGTCAGGATGTTGCTAAAGTAATTGTTTCGAACACTTTCACGACCACTTCTGAAATAATGCCATATATAACATTAGCGGAAGTATATAAGGTTCCTGTTAAAATCATTAATGTTAGAACTCAATTCAAATCTGTTCATGATGTTCCGGAAGCTACAATAGAAAAGATGAAGAATAGGTGGCAAGAGATTCCGGATAATTGGAACTGTGTTGTAGAAAATATTTTAAACTAAATTCATTTTTCTTTTGGATCCTGAACTTTCGTGTGTTATATTTTAAAAGAAGGTTCGAAACATAACAAGAAAAGGAACACTGCTATGAAAGACTTACAACTTACTCCAATCATTGCAAAAATATTTATAGCCTTTCCTCTATACCTTTATTTTCTATCGTCTTGGTTAGGAATTAATTGGTTAAATCTTAAATTTGTATTGTTAACAGTTTTCATTTCGTTTGGTGTTAAATTCAAATACTCAGGAATTCTTTTCGGAACTGTTTTCGTATATCTCTTTTTAACAGGGAAGCTATGAAATTATTTTTGGATGATGTGAGAGAATGTCCCGACGATTATATTCATGTTAAAACCGTTTTCGAGTTAATTGGCTATCTTAAATACTACCAAGAGATCATAACGGATATATCTCTTGACCATGATTTAGGAATAGGGCAATTAACAGGATATGATTTTTGTAAATGGTTTGAAAGAGAATTCTGGAAACAAAAACTACCAATCAATTTCACGATACATTCTCAAAATCCGGTTGGTGCAGGAAATATGAAGAGAGTACTAAAAATAATGGGATATGTGTGAAAAAGAAAATTGATATCAAAAAAATAATCGAAAACAACATCTTCAAAGACATGATTGAAAAAAGTTATGCGGAATCTGTTATGTGGCGAGTGAAATATAAAATGAATCCACAAACAGGCTTTCCAGTAAAAAACAGACAACACATGGAAGAGCTATTGAAAGAACAGAACCTTAATTATTCCAAAGAATTTCTGGATAAGGTATTTGAAGAACCCGTAGATAATATTCAAGAAGTTCCTGAAGAGAAATCACCAAGAGGCAGAAAGAGTAAAGGACAGGCAACTAGATTTGAATTAACAGGAAATTACAAACAAGATATAAAAGCAATTAAAGAAATAATTATAAAAGAAACTAATCGTGAATGGAACTCCGGAAGATTGAAAATAGAATTTGTTCCGACCAAAATTAGAACAGGTGGACAGGGAGTTAAGGCAATATGTTCTAATGGTCAGACACTAGTAAATATAGGAAACATTTTCAATACCGGTTCTCTTATAAAATGGATTAAGGAAAATGGACGATGAAAAGATTTGAAGATGAAAGGGATTATGCTGTTCCGAAAATGACTATGAGATCAGGTAAAGGCGCACATGTTCCAAAACTTCACAGAGAAAAGTTTAAGAAGTTTATAAAAGAAGCGGATTTAGAAGAGGATGATTTTGAAGATTGGGAGGAGTAATTGGTTTCTACTTTCATTCCTTCAAACATCATTACAATAAAATTTTCTAAACAAGCCAGATATAATTTTTGGTTCATGAATTTTAGCAATAATAGATTTTCCGGAAGAGAGATCCCACAAGAGCAATAGATTTCAGACATAACCTATTAAAAAAGACTGCGAAGAAAACAGACTGGAATAATTATAATAAGGCATGGAAACAATTAAAAGATGATTGGTTTTATGCTTATCCTTTTCATAGGTATCATATTAACAAAGAAAAATTAAGAATCAACTTTACACTAGAAATTGATAAAAGCTTCTATACTATCGAACAACCATTAGAAAAATTCATAACCATAAACCACTTAGATATAGCAAGGAATATTCTACAATGAACTGGCACACACCTAAAGAAAAAATGCCTCAAACCAGAATAGAAGTTTTAGTTGTTTCAGAACTTGACGTTTATTATATTGCAAAACGTTATAATAATAGTTATTTTAAAACTCGTGAAGACAGTATAGTTCCGATCAAATATTGGTGCTATCTTCCGAAAATATCTTCAAAGAAAAATAATTGTAGAAAGAGGAAAAAATGTTTAGACCCGAAGAAGAAAGAATCATAAACAAATACAAATTCTTCCATCCAGAAAAACCATTATCAGAATCTTTAATGGCATTTGGTTTTGCTTGTGATGAAGGATGGTTCGGAATTATTGAAAACATGTGCGAGAAATTATCCAAGATAGTTCCGGAAGATTTTGAGATATTACAGGTGAAACAAAAATTTGCTACTTTGCGCGTATATCCAAATATTTTCAGAGATGACATTGAAGCTATTATAAACGAAGCAGAAACAGAATCCGAGACTACTTGTGAAATATGCGGTTCCAAAGAAGGCAAGCTAGATAATACTGGTGGTTGGTGGAAAACTGTTTGTACTAACTGTGAGAAATAATTATGAAATACCGTTTACGAGAAACAGTTGTTATAAAAAAATATAAAAAGGGTAAGGAAGATGGTTTCTCTTGCATGCCCTTTAGAAATTTATGTGAATACAAAAATAAATATGGATATTTTAAAGACTGTATGAATTGTCCGATACATACAGACAAAAAACCGTTCATATATCTTCTTAATAAGCAATATATTAATAATGGCGATTACATAATTTATTACGAAAATGGCGATAGAGAAATTATTGATAAACACACCTTCCGAAAAAAATATATAAAGGTTAAATAATTATGCGGATGTGGATGGTAGAACCTAATTTACTTTGTAGGAAACATTTACTTGGCGAACATTCCGAAATACATAAACACAAACACAATTTTGAAAAGGGTCATTCATTCAAAGGCAGAGTTCAACCAGTAGTGCAAATCGAACCTCTATCAATGCAACAAAGACACGACGAACTAGTAAAAGAAATGATTAAACGAGGATATAACCACAAATCACCTTATACACAACCAAGTTTACACAAATATACTCCGGAACAAATCTCGGTAAAAGTAGATAAACAAAATTCTATCAAAGACTTATTAACAAGATGTCAGGAATGTAAAATTTTAATTGAAGGAAAAACCAATGGAACAATTCAATAAACGTGATCTTATAAATTTCATAAAGGACAATTTAACTATATACATCAATCAAAAACCATCGGGCTATATAAAAATCTCTTTATGTATAGATGGTACTAGTTTCTCATCTGATATAATTTCTCTACCCGAAAATAAGGAAATTTAATATGACCCTCTATTCTCAATCAACTACCGGAAAAATTCTTGTCTGGGAAATCGAAGTTCTTAAAAACCAATATAGAACAATTACAGGTCAAGAAGATGGTCAAAAAGTTATTTCGGAATGGACTACTTGTAACGGAAAGAATATTGGAAGAGCTAACGAAACAACTCCCGAAGAACAAGCTATACAAGAAGCAGAAGCACATATCAAAAAGAAATTAAAATCAGGTTATCATAAAGATCGTGATAATGCATCTTCCGGAACATCTTATATGAAACCCATGCTTGCTAATAAATTTCCTGACCATAAACACAAAATTCAATATCCCGTAATGGTTGATAGAAAATATAATGGTGTAAGATGCATAACCACTATCAAAGGAATGTTTACAAGAAAAGGTGAAGAGATAATTACCGCACCACATATCCGAGAATGCCTTGAACCAATTTTTGAAAAGTTTCCGGATATGGTTATCGATGGAGAATTATATAACCAGGAATATGCAGATCAACTAAACGAACTTGTGAAACTCGTCCGGAAAACAAAACATTATACAGAACAAGATTTAATTAGAAGTAAAGAAATTGTTAAGTACTATGTTTACGATGGATATAACTTTCTTTCCGGAATAGTACCAGTAGCAGAACAAACAAATAATTTTAATAGAAGATGGTATTTGCAAGATCTTTTCAAAAACTATTCCGAAATGATTGTTCCTGTAGATAATCAAACCGCACAATCCGAAGAACATCTAATGGAAATATATGAGAGCTATTTGAAAGAAGGTATGGAAGGTGCTATCATAAGAAATCCTAATGCACCATATCATCACAAACGTTCTAATGATCTTCTTAAACTAAAACCTTTAAACGATAATGAATTTGAAATATTAGATATCAAAGAAGGTATAGGTAATTGGTCAGGAGCTGCTAAAATAGTTACTCTGAAAATGGATTCCGGAAAAATATTTGATGGTTCTATTAAAGGATGTTTTGAGGATAATGTTCAAATCCTTATTAACAAAAATGATTGGATAGGTTCTAAAGTCACTGTTCGATATAATGGTTTAACAGGACTCGGAACACCTAATTTCGCACAATGGTCACCGAATAATTCTTTAAGAGCTGATTGATGTTGAAACCTTCGAGGATTTATACTTCCAAAAATAGAATTTGTTATGATTTTATTTTCAAACAGGCTCCGAAAGTTTGTTTGAGATGTATTGTTATTGAAGGAAAACTGGTTAGTATCTTATGGGAGCGTCAAAATAGAATATCACGAAAAGGATGGTCAAAAAAGAATATTGAATAACTTCCGGAATGTGTCTTGGAAGTTCTAAACCATCCTTTTCTTGATATAGATATTGCTAAAAGTGATTTCTCTAAAATTGAATATCGGAAAATGGTTTGGAATACGAAAGATACACAAATGTCGTTCTTAGTAAAATAAATTCATTTTTCTTTTGGATCCGGAACTTTCGTGTATTATATTTTAAAAGAATCCACAAACAAGAAAAGGAGTCTATATGTTAAAAGTAGGTGATGTCGTAAAATTAACAACTTTATTATTAGGAAACTCACCAGAAACAATTGGATTTGTTTTTAATGATGAATTGAATATCCAGCAGATTATTTTTGAGAATGGTAAGTATGATGGATTCGATCTTCGGGATCAAACGAACTTTCTTGAAAAAATTGGTCACGAGGATTCTTTAACAAACTACCAATTCATAAATGTTTTCAGAACAGGCATTGATTACGATTACAACCTCTTCCCGTTCAAAAGGTGGAAATAATGTTCAAAGACACTCTTCAGGAAGATATTGTTTATTGTGTTTCAGAACAAATTCCGTGTAAGCTTTTCAGAATAACCGATAAATTTATATATGTTCAAAGGCATTCTTTATCACTCAATTCCGGAACATACGAATGCAAAGTAAATAAGGAAACTGGTTATGATAGATTAAGGAACCAGTATTACGAACCATATAACGAGAAGAACAAAATACTATATGCCACAAAATTAAAAAGAATAGAGATCAATACAAGACTTAATAATATCTCTTCTGGATTGGATAAACTAAATCTTAATGAGCTAATTAAACTAGAGGAGGTTTTGAACACATGCGGTATTTGATTCTCCTGTTATTTCTCTATGTTTCAGAAATCAATCTAGCAACTCTTCGGAATCATATTTTCGATATTGTTTTGCTGATATCTTGTTGTGGATTATATAGTTACGTAAAATCAGAAAAGAAATGGTACACGGATTTTCTCTATCAATGTAAACAAAGAAGATTAAAAAGATTTGAGATAGAAAAAATACTTTGGAGATAAATTTAAAAAGGAAAATTTAAAATGAATATTTGGCAAGTGCATTCTCAGTCAAAACCTTCCGGAGAACATCTATTAGTGATTTGGATGAACGAGGTGGGAATTAAAAAAGAACAGGTTTGCAAAGTTCTGTTTGAAAATTCTTCGACATACAGACTAATAGCACCAGATTTAAAAATGGATATTCAGAAAGGTAATTGTTCAGACCTAATTGTTAGAAAGATTCCAGAATGATTTCTAAATATTTGCATGAATGGCGTAATTCCGAAACTAACAATTAAAACATATCCAAAAGAAATACACCCGTTCATAATCTTCATCCGGAAACTCTACAGAATAAATAAATGGGTAGATCTTAAAAAACTAGAAATCTCATTCGATTATCAGGCCAAAGATGTAGCTGGTTTCTATGATCCAAAATGCAAACACAAAATCTATATCAATCCTTCTAACTGCATAAACCGAGTAGCTAATACAGAATTCTCACAACCAATAATCCTAATACATGAATTCTGCCATTTAATAGACTCACATTTAAATATATTCGAAACATGGGCTAACACCTTCCAACCCATTTATCTTAATCCAAACAGCAAAAGAGACCGTATAGAAGAGCTTGCGGAACTATTAACAGTATATCTTCTTGATGCCAGAATATTCCGGAACAATATTTCAAAACCTATGCACAAATTCTTCAAACAATATCTCAAAGCACCAAATAAATCAAATATAGTTTTACCAGAAGCATTTAAAAAACATATAAGCGATTGATTCTAACAACATTCCTGAACATTAACGGTTATTGTGTTAGTGTTAAAATAGATTCATTATTTTCTTGGATCCGGAACTTTCATCTATTATATTTTAAGAAAGAAAAGGAGATATTATATGTTCGGAATTTCAATAGGCTATAACAACGATAAAAAACTTGCGATTTATGATGATATTAAATTCAAACATTATAATGACATATTAAATAAATTACCAACAGCAGATAAAAACAAAAAAGTTTCATCGGGTTCTTATGATATGCATCTGGCGGAAACATCAATATACGAATTAAATTTTAAAACAGTAATTTAAAAAGGGAAATTATGCTATACACTAACAAACAACTTATCAACGAACTTCTGAAATATCCTCCTGAACAAATCGTTTTGGTAGATGGTTATGAAATGGGTTTTGACAATATTAAAACCACAGAAGCGGACGTTCTATTAAATTCGTGTGATAGTAATTTTTGCGGCGTTCATGAAGTAGATGAATATGTAGACAAACCTATTCCCGATTTTGAACCTATTAAAATGAAAAAAGCAAAAAGAGTAAAAGCCATAATTTTAAAAAGGACTCATGAATGAATTTCTCAGACTATAAACCAGAAGAACTAATCGGTAAGAAAGTGATACTGGAATGTTTTGGCAAATTTCTAGAAACAATTGAACGAGTAACTAAAACACAAATTATTCTCAAAGATTCCGCAAAAAAATACAAAATATCAAATGGTCACGAAATAACTTCTGAACAATGGTTTAAAGGAACAATTCATCTAGCTACTCCGAAACAAGAACAAGAAATAATAAATACAAGAGATTTCAAACATCTCCGGAATAATTTAATAAACATACTCCCAAACCTTTCCTATAAAAAACACAAACATCTTCTAAATGATATTAAAGAACTCACCGAAAAAATTAAAAAGGAATTATTATGATTAAAATGCTAACCAAACTTCTGAAAAAGTATAATGAACGTTTAAAAATTCTTCAGATAAATAAGCGAAATAATCCGAATGACTATTATCCCTATGACCTCGATATTAAAAATACAAAAGAAGTTATCCGCGATCTGGAGAAACTAATATGAACCGAAAACAATACCAACTCTATTTTTCAGAAAAGCCTTACAAACTAGAAATCAAACCTTTAGCAAATATGTTCCAAAAGTACGTGAAGGAAAATAACCAACTAATAAAATATAACCAATGCTACTATTTCGGAACTCTTAATAATCTCAGAGAAAAAGCAAACCAATTAAAAAAACAATGGCTAGACGAACTTCAGAAACATATTACAGAAATTGACCTTATAAAAATCTAAAACCCTCTTCCGGAATCATTATCAAAATATGTTCCGGAAGAGTTTCCCTATATTCATCCCTAACCCTTCTAACAGCATCTACAATCAACCACAATATAAAAACAATATCATGACACTCTTTAAAACTATCTGCCTTTAAATCGTGTCTAAATACTTGCATGATAAAAGAATCAATTTTCGATCCTATTCAAAAAGAACTTTCAAAAGATGTCTGGAATAATAACCAACTAATTCCTGCTATCAAAACCCAAATCATAAACACTTTCTCAAACTTCCTGAATAAACACAATCTAAAACAAGTTATCAAATCAATGAATGTTCTAGGATCAATAACAGGATATCAATACACACCAACTTCCGATATTGATGTGAATGTTGTCCTAGACCTTCCGGAAGAATCCCTGAAAGAACTATATAAAGACTTGCCAAATAACATCTTAGCAACAAATACCAAACATCCTATCAACTATTATATTTCAACTATCTGGAAACCCGAATGGTCAAAAGAATCTAATGGCGTTTATAATATTCTAAAAAATGATTGGCAAAAACTTCCTGAACAACCAAAAACAAACCCAGACAATAATCTTAAACTAGTTTCAGAAATATCCAGATTCTTCACAACAGGTCTAGATTCAACAATATCCGAATTTTTCCGAGATCTAGACTTCTATCAAACAACTAATAACACAGAATATAAAAAACAAAAATTCCAAGAACTAAAAGAAGACTATATCTCAATCCAACTAGCACAACACATCCTCCACCAATTCAGAGGAGAAGCATTTCAAAATAATCCATTCCCAATAACTATCAATATAACTTCTGCAAATGAATCTATTAACAACATGATTTATAAGTACATAGAGAAATTAGGATACCAAGACACTATCAACAGAATCTCCGGAATAGCAAAAGAACTCAATCTATCTGCCTCTTAAACCTTGCTAAATCAATTTCAAAAAATGGATTAGAAATATATTCCTGAACACTTTTTAAAATATCTTCCGGAACATTCTCTATATATGTCCTATTTCGTTCATAACTATCCGCCAATAATGAATCACACTCTATAGTACAACTTTTAGCACTCATTAAATAACCCACATAAATATACTCGATCACCACGGACTTTTCTGAATGTATTCTTTTCTCTATCACAAACTCAAAAATAAAATCCCAATTTAAAATATCAATTATTTTCATTTTGACTGACTATATCTTTCCAAATCAATATCGAAAAATGGTGACTTAATATATTCTAAAAGCTTCTCCGGAACAGAAGACAGATTAATCTCATAAAAAGTCTGATCCGCATAAAAATACCTTTCGCCATTATCATAACTAAATTTTATCTCATCTTCATAATTCCAATACTCTACATCAATCTTTTCCGAATAAGTGTACCAAATACAATAAGCACTTCTGCCATTTTCATAATTAGAATAAAATTTTCCCAATTCGCGTGTATTACTTTCCATACTTCCTCGCAATATCTATCTCTAAGAAAGGTGACTCAACATATTTTCTAAGAACCTCCGGAACATCATCAACAGGAACTTCTTGAACAATATTGCCATTATAACAATGAGCTATATAAAAACCGTTAATACTTATTAAATCCATTCCTCGCAACTCTATATCCAAACTATGATCATACGTATACCAGTAAACATTTATATCGTTCTTGTAATATCTCCCAATCTTTCGGTTCAAATCCATTATATTTCATTCTTTCTTAGCCACCGATCTTTCCAACCTATCTTCTGCTTATATCTTTCAAAATCTATCTCAAAGAAAGGATCATCAAGCTTCTTTTGAAACATTTTTCGAATCTCTTCCGGAACATCATCAATATCTACAGTCTTCTCAACAATAATAGTTTCTAACGATTCTGACAATACTCTAAATTCTAAACTATGACTAAGGAATATATAATTATAATTCTCTATCATATCTTCCTCTAAAACACATTCCCAACAATTGCCCCACTTTAAAAATCTCACCATAATTATTCTCCCAACACGTCAATACATTCCGATCTTTAATCTCTCCAATTCAATATCTAAAAATGGATCTAACAACTTATCAGAAAACACTTTAACAACATCTTCCTGAACAACATCAACCAAACATCTTTCTAACACCAATGACCTACAATTACACCTATCAAGAGTAACATCATTCAGATTATCTTTAAAACATCCCATACTAATATAATCAACACGATCTTCAATACAAGACATCCATAATACTTTCTCATATATATTTTCCCACCTCAACACATCTCCAACTTTAATCATATGTTCTATCAATCTCCCTTTTCAAATCAATCTCCAAAAAAGGATCAGAAAAGATATTCCTGAAATCTTCCGGAACTTCTGACTCATCAACCCGTACACAACATTTTTCAAATCCCTCATCTATTAAAAAGAATCCATACCTTCCAACATAATGAAAACATATATAGAATCCCGAAATCCCAACCCATAAATGTATATGAATATCCTTTAACCACCTGTAATATAAATCATCCTTCTTATACCAATTCATTTCCCACCCACAAACTAGCACCCTCACATTCCAACCTATTCCCAACAGTATCAAATAAAATCACACGACTATCGCAAACACCTATAGCACAATGCCAAACACTTCCAAAAGCATCATTACTAAAACACTCATCAACTATAACCTTCTTATCTCTAAAACCATCCTCAAATCCAATATATTCAAAACTGCTTATAACATCCCTAACTCCATACTTATCCCTAATATAATCCCTCTCAACATCATTCCTAACAACCATTAAATATCCCAACCCACTCTTCAATAACTCAATAATAGAACTTGTCTTACCAATATTACAAGGAGCTATCACCAAACCACCTTTTATAATCTCTTCCGTTATCCCATTCATCCTAACCTCCTTTTAATATCTATCTCTAAGAAAGGTGATCTAAGATATTCCAAAAGCTCTTCCGGAACATCTTCAATATCCACACCCTCAAAATAATCTGAAGGCTCCGGACAATTCCCCCTTCGATGATATATGTTAATTCTACCACCCTTCCAAAACTCTATATCAATATCTTCCGAATAGACTAACCAAATACATTCCCAAACTGATAATAAATTGCTCCGGTAATATTTCCCAACTTCCCTCTTCATTTATTCAAACACCTTCCTAAATCTATCTCAAAAAACGGTGATTGCATATATTCCCAAACACGCTTCCAAATATCTTCCGGAATCTCTTTTGATTGAATCGACCAACCAAACGATGATAATTTATATATCCTCATCAAATCTTCTCTTTTTTCAACAATCAACACGTATTCCTCAAAATAAATATCATACCTATCATCATAAATTATTACACCTATAGCATTAACCAGCTTCTTATAATTCATGACAACTTCCTTTTCATTCTCTCCAACTCTATCTCAAAAAATGGATTAGACATATATTTCTGGAATGCTTTAACAACTTCTTCCGGAATAACAATAATTCTACGACTTTCTAATGTATTCAAAAACCGCATACCCATATCATCTAAACCATATAATTCAACAGACTTATCTTCGTAATGTCTTAAAACAATATAAGAAACACATCTCCTACCATTATATTCCGCAACATCAGAAAGCCAAATCAACTTCTCTATACAAAATCCCCACTGTATCATATCTCCAACTTTAACTTTATGCATTACTTATCATCCCATCCTATCTTCCGCTTAAACCTCTCCAATTCAATATCAAAGAAAGGATCCAATAACCTATTCCGAACATTATTCAAAATAGATTCCGGAACAAAACTTATATTAATTAACTTCGTATCATAATGTTCACAAGCTATAATACTACTGTTTAAATCCATATCCCGATCCAAATAAATATATTCACTTTCTTCTACCCTAATTTCTCTTATTAACACAAACTCATAAAATACTCTACCCCATGACAATATCCCAATTATCCTTTCCATCCCTGCCTATACCTTTCTACATCAATATCCAAAAATGGCGACTCAACATATTCCCGAAGAACTACAGGAACATCATCACCAAATATCTCCTGAACAACAACATCATAATACGACGTAACATTACCAAACACACAATTTATAATTATCTTATCAACACATTCCCACTTCTCTATATCTACATTCTTATCATACACATACCAATCACACACATTACCCCTATAATACTTCCCGATCTCCCTTTTCATAAATCATAATATAAAACAACAATATAATATCTACAAGCAAAATCGGCAAATATATAAAGAAATATTATCCGGAAGAACTCATCGCTAATCATTATGTCCAAATCTTAACACATCGTTCACTTATTAACACTTTGTTCATTTCCCTTCTATAACTGTATTGTACACTTATTTACAGTTATTTACACTTTCTTACAAAATAATTCCGGAATACTTCAAGAATATCTCCGGAACATTATCTTGAACATTCCGGAATACTTCTAGAATATCTCCTGAACAACAAAATTATATAAAGCAGATCCACATATTTCTTTCCGATCAAATCAAGTATAATCATTCAGGAAATATTTTTAATAATGTTCCGGAATAATTTCTAAATACTTTCATGAACAATATAAAATTAAATTCTACAACCTATATGCATCCGGAATTATTCAAGAAGTATTCCAAATTACTTATCCAATCAAATCGTTTAGGAATTTACTTTATAGTCACACAGGTAGCAAGAACTCCTGAATATCAAAAGGCATTATATTATCAGGGTAGACTTCCGGCTGATACTGTTAATGAGATGAGGTTAAAAGTAAATCTTGCACCTATTACTTTGAAACAGAATCGAATAGTAACATCAACATTAAAGTCAAAACATTTATTCAAAACATTTCCGGAATATGGTTCAAAACAATTTTCGGAAGCATTTGATGTTGCGATTATAAAACCAAATTCTAAAATAATTCTTTGGGATAAACCTGATATCAACAATAATAACAAGAATGATTATGAGGAGCTTGGAGTTATAGGAGAGTCATTAGGATTATATTGGGGTGGCCGTTTTAAAAATATTGATATGCCACATTATGAAATTAGATTGTAGTCTTCTTAGGAATAAATAATTTTTCAATGTTAGCGATATATCTTTCAACATCAATATCAAAAAACGGATCATCAAGTTTCTTCCGGAAGATGTTTTGAATATCTTCTGGTGGACGGTTCGTTGTGCTTCTACCTTCTATATATGTTAACGAATGCCAGACTAGTTCCGGTTCAATCTTTTCCCAAGCCAATGTCAATAATATTACTAGTGATGAATGATTTATATTACTTGGTACGGTTTTAATAACAATATAAGATTCACGGGCAGATCTATATATTTTAAGCATTCTTTTAAAACCTTTGTCTAATATATCTTTCTAATTCTATTTCCGAAAAAGGATCTTGAATCTTTTTCCGAACCATCTCTTGAACATTCTCCGGAACATCTTTAACATCAACATCAATATCTAAACATCTTAACGAATCCTTATACCACCAATCTAATCGAAATTGTTTATATTGAATCAGGTATCCGAAACAAACATCTTTATAATAATCGCCAACCTTATAAAAATAATCATTCCAATAAACATTAAACCACATTCTTTAACCACCTTATATATTCAATCTCTGTAAAAGGATCATCAAACTTATTCCGGAATGCTTTTACAATATCTTCCGGAACATCTGCTTCTGAAATTGGTTTGTAATGTTTATCTATATCACGAATAAAACAAATACCTTCATCAAATATCGAATTATATAAACAAATTCTTCCGGAAGATGCCACGTAAAAATCTACTGGTAATAAAATATCATCCGACCAATTTTCATGGTAAATCTGCATACTGGAATATAATAGATAGAAGGTCTGGAACAAAAGGAATTATTGCGCGTACTTTCATGTTATCTAAATACTATTGAACATTAATAACAGGAGGTAGTATGAGAGAAATTGAATTGAGTAATGGTATGGTAACTAAAGTAGACGATGAAGATTTTATTTATCTATCACAGTTTAACTTCCATTTTAAGAAACAAACCGATCCAAGATACAAATATGGTTATGCTTATAGAGTGATTTGGAATAAGGAAACTAAAACTAAAAAAGCATTGGATATACACAGAGAAATTATGAATGCTAAAAAAGGAGAATGTGTTGATCATATTAATCATGACACATTAGATAACAGAAAAGAAAATTTAAGAATATGTACTCATCAACAAAATATGTGCAATAAAGCTAAACTATCAAACACAAGTAATTTATATAAAGGTGTTTCAATAATGAGTAGAAATAAATTAAGACCCTATGTTGCAATGTGTGGCGGAGATTTTGTTGGTTGCTTTAAAACAGAATTAGAAGCAGCAATGGCATATAACGGAAGAGCAAAAGAACTATATGGGGAATTTGCTGTAGTGAATGATTGTGGTTTTATATTTAATTATGTTCCGGATAAAATTAAAAATAAGACTTCGAAATATATTGGTGTAAGAAGATTCCGAAATAAAGATAAAAAAGAAATGGGATGGACTGCTTATTATAACTCAAAATATATCGGATACTTTAAAACAGAAGATGATGCAAAACAAGCTAGAGATAAATATGTAGAAAATTATAACAAACCATCGCCTGAATATTATATTGGAAACGGTGTTTAATAACTATTCCGAATCATCTTTAAAATAAATCTTCCGGATCATTATTAGAAATATTTCCGGAAGATGCTTTTCAAATAATCAATCTCTAATCATTCTATCAACACACTAATAGTAAACATATATTATGCGCAATGTAAATTCCTTATTCCGGAATATGGTATGGAAGGATTATCGGAAATGGGTTCGGAATACTTCTAGAATGATTCCGGAAAATGGTATCTGAATACTTTCCGGAAGAACTTATCGGAAGAGGGATCCGGAATATTGCTTTATAGGGTATAGCGGTTTTTTATACAGGAGGCGGTTTTGGGGTGTCTAAAGGGGGTGCTCAGATTCGGAATTCTTTCAAAACATTCTTGCGGAAATATTGGAGGAATGATTAGATGAATGTTCCGGAAATCTCACATAAAATAATTCTAGAAGTATTCCGGAAGATATTTGTGTTTTTTATTCCGGAAGATTATATTGGTATGAATTTTTGGATTTAATTTTTCGGGAAGTTTTTTGGCTATAGAACTTTTTGTGATTGGTATGAAAATTGCTATGATATTTAATTCCGGAAGAATGTTCAAGAAATAATTTTGATTTAGTATTGTGATATGTTATTTTAGCGTGGTATGTATAAAATATTTATTACGAGTGAAGAGAATAGATATCCTGTTATAGTATTATTGCGTGATGGTTGTTTGATGACATGTTATGGTACTAAGGTTGAAATATGGATAATACAATGGTCGGATAATTTGAGAAATGAATTACAACGAGTTTATAAAGAAGTTGATATAGAAGATGTTCCGGAGATTTACAGGGAATTGGTTCGGAACAGATTATCAGATCCGTTTTTGGATATAGAGACTAGAAGGTTAAAAGTTAAAGATGAATAAATTTAATATTGAGAATGTTATATGTTTCAGGGCGGGTAATGTATATGCGTGTTTTGTTGGGAAGATAATGTGTAAATATAATCTGAAAAAATATATAGCGGTTGAAATGTACAGAAAAATGATTGGGATAGATTGGTTTTATAGGATGCAAAAAAATTCGGATGAGAGTATTACCATTCAAGAAGTTCCAGAGAATCTTCAGGAATATATTTTATCACCATTTTTTGAGATAGATGTTCTGAGGCAATATCCGGAAATTATTTGGTTATGAGATATTTTACATGGTATAATCATAAAGATCTTGTAGGATATTTGTGTTATGCTTATGATGATAGGAAAATCTATTTACGTGCTAGTGATGAGACAGAGGATATTGAATTTACTAGTTATTATATTCCGGAGTGGGTGAAACAAGGTAAATTAATAGAAGTTTCTGGTGATATTGTTCCGGAAGTTCTTAAGGAGAGATTTCGGAATAGGTTTGCTGATCCTTTTTTAGAGATTGATTATGAAAGGTTCCTGAATAGTTTATGAGGATATATTTAACAGAACATCCGAATTATTTTACTGTGTTTATTATTTTATTGGAGAAGGGTGATTATTTTGTTTATGTTGGATTTAAGGAAGATGAATCTGAATCCGGAAAGATTAAATGTGAAGAACTGTTTAAATCAACGACAGAAAGTTTGAAGAGAAAATATCGAGAAATTGGTGTAGATGAGATTCCGGGAGATTGGAGGGAAATTGTTCAAGGCTTTCTTTCGGATCCTTTTTTAGAGATAGATGTTCGGAGGCTATTGGAAAAGAAATTTGGATGACTTCGGGAATTGATTGGGATAGGGTTAATAGGCATGTGGGTTGAAGGAATATGTTCAGGAGTGTTTCGGGATAGGTTATCAAATATAAGAAATTTGGGATAGGTGTTTATGGATATTGAAAAGTTTAAGTGTTATCAGCAATCGGTTGGTTTTTATAATATTGTTTTGGGAGAGCAATCGAAATATAGGGTTAAGAAAATTGCTATTACATTTATTAAAAAATCGGAGAGGTGTAATTCTGATATTTTAATAGATAGTTGGCATTTCGAAGATTCTATTTCTGGCACCGTTATTAAGTTTGAGGAATTGCCCGATGAGTTATTGAGATATATTCGCGATCCGTTCTTTGAGATAGAAGTAGCGAGAAAGTTTCCGGAGATTGTTTGGTTATGAAAATAGTAAAAGATAATATTGGTGTTGGTGATGTGTATAAAATGTGGTTGTTCCGGAGTGGTTCAAAAATTATTTATTATAGGTTTAATTTGAATTGGACAGGAATATCATATTATTTATGGACAGGTGGTATTATTTATGAACACGATGTAACTTATAATTGTAATGTTGTTCCGGAGAATTTGAGGAAATTGTGTTTGAATATTCTTTCGGATCCTTTTTTAGAAATTGATTTGAGAAGGAAATATCATAAGTTGTTATCTGGTAATGATGTAGAGTGGTTTATATGAAATATTTAAAATCTATTAAAGACTGTAACATGGATTATATTGTTGCTATATCTTTGAGTGAAAAACGTTATTCTAAAAGATATTATTTTGTTTTCTTTTGGGACGATAATGAATTTGGTGATTTTCATGAAGGTATAAATTTAGATGATTACAAAGAGATTGATTATAATGCGCTTCCGGAAGATTGCAGAAAGTTTATAGAGTCACCGTTTTTTGATATTGATGTTGAAAAGGCACGTGGGAAATTATTATGAGGATCTTCCGGAATGAGGAGATATATTCATTGGTTTTAATTTGGAACGATAGAATTCCCGGTGTGGATATAAAAACATTGGAAATTATAAGATGGGGTTCTGGGCATTTTGAATTAATGGACGATAGATGGGACTTGGATAGAGAAATTGGTTTAAAAGATATTCCGGAAGATGTTCGAAAAGAGTTTAGAGAATTTCTTTCGGATCCTTTTTTGGAGATAGATATTCTTAGAAATGATGAATATATAATTAATGGTGTTGATAAGGCATTGTTTTTTAAGAATTTGCAGGAATATAGAGAAAAGTTATGATTGGGAAATATTATAATTTGGGTAATGATTGTTGTTATTTAGCACGACTTGTTGAAATAGGTAGTTCTTCTAAAGTTGGATTGTATGTAAGTATTTCTGGAAATTGGATATCTATTTACAAAGAAGATAGTATTCGTTGGTTTATGGTAGAAATGTTTTCGATGGATGGTATGCTACTAAAGATGTTCCAAAAGATATTCAAGAAGCATTCCGGAAGAAGCTTGATGATCCGTTCTTTGAGATAGATTTTGAAAGATGGAAGAGATCAAAAGGACTGTAGAAATTTTTGATAATCTAATTCCAGAAAAGGATCACGGAATTTTTCTTCAAAGGCTTTTCTGAAATGTTCCGGAACATCTTTTGCTAATACTTTTTTAACAATGTGAGGTGTGTTAGAAATTACGGGCATAGATAATGTAACATGTATTTTCTCACGACCAAAAATATCACGACGACCTTTAACCAATATTCCTTTTTTCTGAACGTAATAATAAAGATCAGATTTAAAATATTTCATTGTTGGTAATTTTTGGTAAGACTGTAATTGATATTAATATTTGTTGCTACCGGTTTTTGGATATAAGAAAAATACAGTCTCAAAGTAGTAGATTTATTGTTCTCTTTCCATCTTTCATAATCCAACATAGCAAACGTTTTCATATAATCGGTTAAAGGTATTTTTTGAACATTATATTTTTTATGAATGTTTGCACAATAGTTACCATTAAAACCTTCCCAATAGTCTTCGGATTCATCAACTATCAACCATTCTTTATTATCGCTGGTTTTAATAGCGCATCCAATACATATCATCGTAGCACTCCATTATAAAATTATCAAACCATTTTGTATCAATATTTTCCGGAAGATTGCTTTTAGAAACTAGGTCACTTATTCCGGAAATTATTTCTTCTAATTTTTCGGCAATACCATCGTTCAAATAATGGTATTGTCCAAGTTTTATTTTGAGTAATTCCGGAGCCTGTTTAAGAGGGTATTTTAAATCACCCGTCTCTAGTATTTCTTTTATTTGATACCCGGCTCTGAATGCATGTGACACGGCTTTCCAATCGATCCCGGAATTATCTCTTGCTTGTTTTGCTCTGGTTCCATATCCTTCATAAATTCTGTGTAAAATGTTCAGGGCATATTCTACGGTAACTGTTTCGGTAATCATTTTTCCGCAACACTCATAATGACGAAGTTCTGGTTGTTTTGGGTTAATAATATTTTTAGTTGGATAAGAGAATTCGTCTACCGGTAATTTTTCGAATATGTCTGAAATCTTCCGGAATGATTCGAATTGTTCAAGTGTCTTTATAACATTTTCTATGGAAGCTACTCTGGAACCTTTAACACCATACTTAGCTGTTTGTGTTTTAATATAACCAAGATAACCTCTCATATTTTTGGAATAGAATTTTGAACGGTTCCTGTGAATTTCTTTCCATATATCCGAAGAAGTTATCCAAAGATTTTCCGGAGAATGCACCATATCAATTACGCCCATTTCTCCTTGTATAGCCAATTGAAAGAAATATTGTAGTGAATATATTTCTTCATCAACATCATCTTTAGTATTCTTTTCGTTTTGTTTTCCGGTAGTGCTATGAATAGATTTTGGGATTTTATTCAGGAAGCATTGTTCTTTTGTCGGGAGCATTACGCCTTTAAAATCGTTATCTGAATCTGGCGAATTTGTGCCATACAAGTGACTACCGAAAATTGTTTTAAATATTGTTTTCATGACTATTATCCCTAAATTCTCTGTGTGTTGTTCCGAAATCTTTTTTAACATCTATTTCAAAAAACGGATCATTAAATTTTTCTAGTATATCTTTTGGTGGAATTACTTCGGGAAATATTTCTAATGATTCTGTTTTCAATGTACAGTACCACCAAAGAATATAAATCAAGTCTATGAAAAGCATTTTAATACCTTCCCATCCAATTTCTGTTTTTACAATAGGATAGAAATAAGTATCTGGTGGCGTCATAAAAGAAGTATGTTTGAAGGCGTGGTAAAATTTCATAAAAAAAGAAAAACCCTCCTACTATACTTCAGAGGGTTTTAACAAGAAAAGGTTTTATGATTTACGTTTGTTTCCGGATTGTACTTCCATAATTCTCCGTTTAATTTCTGGATTACATAGAAGTAGTTTTTCCGGCCATGTCTTTTTATTTTCTCTGTGTCTCATGAATTGTTCAATCAGTTCTGCCATAATTTCTCCGGGAACGTCTTCAACATAATTCAAAAGGTTATTGGATATTTTACACGCAACTTCCGAGAACTGTCCACCAAGCTTATCAAAATGTGATTCGTTCTCTTCAAACCAATTACACATTTCACGATTAACAACAGCAAGATCCTGAATATTCATTTCCTTAATATCTTTTTTAACTTTCTGATAATTAAGTAAAAGAGTACCTACATGTATTTGTTTATTCTCTCTCCAAAATTGCATGAAGGTAGCTGTTGCGGCGGCTCCTACGATACTGAACACAACATTTGATATAGTGTGCTCATTCAAATCGGAATTGTTATTAAGAACATCAGAAACTCTTTTCCACGATCTTCTTGAAGGATATACGGAACCATTAATAGCTTCTTTTCTGGAAGGTGGGTCGAGCAATGAAGTATTTTTGGAAAGGAATCCAATTACTTTATTATGAACCTTTCTCGATAACGCCCAATCTACCCACTCATCAAAAGTAGGACGGAAATCAACTTTGTTAAATCTATCCAATAAAGCAGGATCCAAATCTTCAACCTGATAAGAACCATTATTACTAGGATTAACAGCAGCAACTATCCGAGTATTTTTTGGTAGATCTTTTCCTGCTAATCTTCTGTTCAAGCATAGATCCATAATGACTTGATGTATTTCTGGTCTGGCACGATTTAACTCATCAAGGAACAGTAGAATCTTTTCATCTGTATCTTTTGGCCACCAGAGCGGAGGAGCATAATCAGTATATACAATTCCGTTCTTCTCGACTTTATTTGGCAAACCTATTATATCACCAGCATCAGCCATTTGTCCTAGAAAAAGAACTATGATCCGATAACCCTTTTTTGAAAAATATTCCGAAACAACTTCTGATTTTCCTATCCCGTGAATGCCTTCTAACATGATTGGTTGGTTTATCGGGGTGGCATCAATAATTTCACATGTTTCTTTTGCACTAGCCATTATTTAACTCCTACTGGTAAATTTGTAAATATGTCAATAAAATCATTACTGAAACAAGAAGGACATTGAGTAACATCTTTGTGAACACTTCTTCCGCAATCCTGACACCGAATAAAATCTTCACGGACATCATCAACAATAGATTCAATATACCTTTCCGGAATCATTGTACCATCAACTAATACATAATCTTTCGGAAGGAGTTTAGTAGTATCACATTCGATAGTACATCCTTCAAGCTGTTTTAACTTCGCAACAAATTTTTGGTTCGGAAATCTCGCGCAAAGTTGATTCTGAAAATGAACGGTTAAAGCATTGTCCTTGATTTTGACTCTCATTACAAATCCTTTTCTGTTAAATTTTTATGATACTACAAGATAACTTTTAAAACTAATCAATGTCAAGTCATTTAGAATATTCTCCGGAAACATAATCAAACTATGCCTTTGAATATTATTTTGAATTACTTTGTTGCCGAGTATGCTTCAATTACTTTTTCTATTGTAAAAAATTCTGGGTTGATGAATGCTAGAATTGTTGGTTCTACGTTGAAAATAATACACAACAAAGATATCAATACAATCAAACCACTCACCAATAATCCAACTATATAAAAAACATTATCTTCTTTTTCTTTTTCAAGGAAATTATAAAATATTCCGAATATAACTCCGAATATAGCAAAAAGACATGTACTATAAACCATTGCCAGATATTGTTTAGCTACAGAATATTTTATAAACTGTTCACTAATATTTTGCATATGAGGAACCATTCTAGAAACAATACCTTCCATTTTTGAGAAAGCCAGATTTACAGAATTCGTGTCTAACATTTTTGAAACTCCTTTTTGAATAATTATTTTGAATCTTGTTCCGGAACATCATTAAGAAATCTTCCGGAACTATTTTTTTTTTACATCATAGTTACTAAATCAAATGCTTTCTGTTTCATCGTTGCACCTGTTCCGAACATTATTGAATTCATTCTCATATCAGCATTCTTTTTAACTGCTACAGCTTCATGATCCGCAAATTGAGTAACTGCATTTAATAGACTCCATGCTGTTCCGGAAATACCTTTAAGATTATTTTTAGGATCATTTTCAAAATTGTTTTTAACACGAGTCATTATATTCTTTGCTCTTGTACTTGCTTCATCACCTTCTTCTTTTTTAGGAGCGAAACAATCAAGAAGGAACTGTTCAACCATTTTAGAATCAACCTGTTTTAATGCAAGATGATTAGCTATTTCTGAAAATTTATGTGTGTATTCTGCATTGATATTTAATATTGTCTGTGCTTCCTGTATCCTTGATGAAATATCTCCTGTATGACGAATTGATACTGCATTCTTAGCACCACGAATAGCAGCATTAAGAGTATTGTTACAAACCACTCTTATATTTGTAAAGAATGATTTTAATGCAAGTGATCCGTCATGAGAATTAAAAACACATATATAAGTATCAGAAACATCATCAGTACCATTTATTCTTACCTGATTTTTTGTCTTGGCTGTTGCAAATACTCTTCTACCACCAAATAAAGATCCAGCGGTTTCGTATTTTAATTCACCACAACCAACCAACGATTCAAAAAATGCAAACATTTCTGTATTCTGTATTGGTGCATAATCTTCTCCGACAACCGATAATATAGCTTTAGTATCATTGCGAACTATTGCCACTTTTTCCGGAACAGCGATATCCAAAAAAGGATCACAATTAGGAACAACCATATCCATTTTAGATACAGACCAATCCAAATGAGCAGCTTTAATCATTTCAAAAGAACCTACATCCTGTTCCAACTTCTGTCCTAAATTGTGCCACGGTAGATTTCCCGAAAAAGCCATCTCGCTGATTCCGTTTGTATTTGTAATTTCATGTGCCATATTAAAACCTCTTTTCTTGTTTGTTGATTTGTATCTGTAGTAAATATAAATGATGAAAACTCCAAAACCAAGAAAAAAATGAATTTAAGACAACTTTATTTTACGTTTAGTTTGGATAATCACTTAAATCTTTTATTAACAATCACTTATGAGAATGGTTCGGAACTTACTGTTATACCTATTCAAAACATTTCTTACAAAACAAAATATATTCAAGAACACTTATTAGATTTTTACAACAGACTTAAATCATATTCGGAATCTATTGGAATATTACTACTAGACAGAAATATCAAAGATCCTACCACAGAACTAATTTATAGGTGGTTTATCGAAGGAAGTTTAGAAAGCATTGTTTTGAATACTAATGAAGAAGAATTCCGGAAGATGCTTTAACATTTTCTGCTGCCTTTACGATTTATTTCCGTCAACGCATTATTGGCAGCAATTAGAGACACGGCTTCATCCGAAAGTTTATTACATACATCAATAAAAAAACCTACATTCATATCGCACACTGGGTTGCACTCTTCGGAGTAGTCAAAACACAGTAATGTATGACCATCAACATCACCAAGAGCCACTGGATATGATAACCCTAAATCAATCGACCGTTTCTGTATCAATGCTTTTATTACTATTTCAACATTGGATTTTCTCATCTTCAGCCTTTCCCGAAAGTTTACTTGTGTTCTGTCTTGCACAAAATGTTATTGCATCTAACGTTTAGGTTTGGTGAAGTGCCAAACCACTATAATCAATTATTCGTTTGGCATTTGGGTCGCAGCTGGCTTGTCCAGCGGAGCCACCAAACCGTTTGTTGTGCGATGTAAACCATGCCACTGCCTTTATTTGAATCTGATTGTTGCATCTTTGAAAACTAATCCCTCTGTAACGGTTCCCTCAATTCGAGTTCCATTAGGAGATGTTGCTATAAAACCTGTTTTGTAAACATCATCTTTCCCGCCCGCAAGAAAATCATAGCCAGTGAATTGAATGTCCTTATATCCATTTGCTTCAAGAATCCTTCTTGCACTATCCTCATTAGTGCAATTAGCAAAAAGTAACATTCCGATAACAACGATAATTGTCTTTAACATCTTTACTCCTTTTCAGCGGGTTTACCCGCGTTAATTATGCCTTGTGGCATGGTTTATTTCGCACAACGTTCTGCTATGGTGAAGTTGCGTACTCGCAATTTGGGTCGGAGCTTGCGGAAGCAAGCGGAGCCACCATAGCCTTTGTTGTACGAAGTGCCTTTTGGCGCTTCTTATTTCTTTCTACACTGAAGCCCATAACATGCTTTGCTCCGCACTCCGGGCACATTTTACCGCTACCTGCTAAACTCCACAAATATGCAGTTACTCTGTGTTTACAGAATGGACATTCAATAACACACTGAGAGCGTCCATGTTCTGATGAAAGTAAGAAGGCGTAATGTTTCTTCGATTTTTTATTTTCTTCTGTCATTTTCTCCTCGAACACTTGTGTGCGTTTCGCCTTGCGCCAAAAGGCATTTTGTACAACGTATATATTCTGTAATAAGTTCACATTTACATTTAAAATTTTGTATTATGTCGCACCGTTCAATGATTAAAATATAACAGATAAAAACCAAAAATCCTAATAAATAATTAAAAAATAATTTGTAGGTCGAAATTAACCGGTAAAATTTTAACAACGGGAAGAATGTTCAAAACCTTCTTGGCACACATTTCCAGATTACCAGCTAAAAGATAATGTATTCCGTTAGTACCTTTTACGAATGTTGGTATGAATAATTCGTCGGACATTGCTTCTGTTAAAATCCTTATTGGTTTATCTTCTCCGTATAGATTACAAAGATGGTAAAATCGTTCATAATCACCGGAATCAAGATCGAGATAATTGCAGTTGAATAGATTTGTTTTATTGAATTGTTTTGTTTCAATTTCTTCTATGTGTGATTTTTTTAATGCTTCGGAAAAATTGGTGGGAGATAAATTTAGTAATATGTGTTTCAGAATATTTTCATGATTTGTTTTTAGGACATCAATGAAACTATCAAATGTTTTCTGATATTTTCTGTCGGTCATTAATAAATCGAAATTGGGTTTCATAGGAATAGAAAGTTTAAAATTGTTGCTTCTTGTTTCTTATATTCTTCCTGAGCTAACTCTTGATATGTTTTGACCCATTTTAATCCATCCAGAGCGTCCATATCGGCATTAGGATACATACTATCAATATTTAGAAAGGAGAAATTATGATCTCTTTTTTCGATACGTTCTGCTGCATAGATAGCTGTAGTTGTAGCCTGTGATCGTGCCATACCAATAACTTTAACAGCATCTTTTATATTTCCTGATTTGACTGCTTTTTTATAACCAACGTCTTTATTATAGAATCCGGTTCCTATGTTTAGCATTTTTATTTTATCATCCGGATAGTTATTACAAATAGATGCATAAGCTTCGATTACGGGATTATTTGAATCTCCTTCACCACCATCACCATAAACTATTTGGTATTTATTATCGTTTATATTTCCGAAGTAGTAAGATGCCGCGAATGTTTTGGCTATTGCGTTTGTTACATATTCGTCTTTATAATTATCGTTCCATGATTTTATGAATTCGTTTTTACATTTGATCCAGTTTTTATTCACAGTAGATAGCATTAAATGTTTTCCGGTCGTTTCGTATATTTCGGACATTTTCATATTAGGGTGTTTAGAATATTTCAGAATAACATTTAGAATCGGATCTCTTTTATATTTTGGCATGTGTAGGAAAGAAGGCTTCCACCAAGGGCAATCAGGAATAAAATACTTATCACCCTCAAGATATAAGTTTCTGATTTGTTCAAGAGGCATTCCGATTAAAAGGCTTGCACCAATAATTCCTCCGGTTGATGTTCCAAAAAATATATCAACAAAGTCATATATAGTTTTTCCGTTACCAAATCTTTTCATTATTGATTGTGATAGTTGATACAAAATTTCGATAGTATAAGTTCCTGCCAATCCTCCACCGGGTAACACTAAAGCTAATTTCGAATCGTTTATCATAATTACTGAACTCCGGAAGGATTAGTGGATGTAACGTTAAATTGTTTCTGAACATCTGACCAATATTTTTTAGCTTTATCGTAATCTATTTGATGTGTCTCTATAAGTTTAATTATATCGTTATTGTTTTCTGGAATGATTTCGATAACTTTAACATAACCGTTTTGAAAAGCATTTCCATCTTTACCTGTAATTATATTCAAGTCTACAAATTCTTTAAATTTTTTATTAGCTAAAGAACCATTAGAGGCACATGCAAAAGTTAATTCACTATAAAGAACCCATTTACCTTCTTTATTGATAGGTGATATACTCCATCTAACAGACAACCATCCGAAAACATCTTTATATAATTTTGCTTCTTTTCTCAATAACCACGTTTTATCATTACCTCTTGAAATATTATATTTTTTTAATTTGATATTTATTTTATCACTATATTCCGGAGAAGTCCAATCAAATTCTATAATATCTTCCCCTAGTATTTGTCTTGTTCTTGCTATTAAATTCATATAGCTACCTTTTCGTATATTAGATGTTCATAAAGCCAGTTTGTTGTGAATTGGTTTTCTTCAGCAGTACCGTATTCCAAACTAAAAGATGAAATGGAATGTATGAGACAATTTTTGAAAGAGAGGATTCCGCGTTTTCTTTTGTTGTTATCGAGACTAGTTAAAGAAATATTGTTGATAATATTTTCTTTTAATGTTTCTGTACTAACTTTTCCGGACTTTAATTGCAATAGGTATTCAAGAAGATTGTAATAATTCAACATATCTTCGGTGATTTTGAACGTTATTTGGAAGTCGGAAAGATTAGTGTTTGGTTTTGCGTTTATAGAGAATCTTTTAATATTGTGATCATAAACTTCATCGATATCTAAATTCTGATCTGGTATTGAGATTGATTTACAAAAGTTCTCGTATAGTTTCAAATCAGTAACATTCGAAACACTTGGTATATTCGAAAAGTTTATACGCCATTTACCTGCATGAGAAACATTTAAAGTGTTCATGCAAGTATTTAGAAACTTATTTTTGTTATATCAGAAAATCCAAGAAAGCATAGCAAAATCTACAGAACATCCACCTAATTTTCTTTGTAGTTTTGATAGAGAAGAATAGTGTTTTTGATTATGTTTAAGTTGTCTCAGGAATTTTTGTTTAAGCTCATAGAATCTTTTATAAGAAATTGATTGTTCCGGAATGATGCTTAAACATTTTTCGATAACAAAAGAATCATCACCAGCGTTTACAAGAAATTTTCCGGAAAAGAATCTACCATTTAAAGAAGGATGTTTGAATTGAATATAAGATAGCATGTTTCCGGAAGATGTACAAATATTAGAATGGCAAGAACCGCTATAATTTATTTCTAAAGAACCGGTTACGTGTATTTTTCTATTATATTTTTCGCCAACTTTATACTCATCTAAATTATTTTCTATATTCTTTGTTTGTAGATTGATATTTAAATTAGAATTACAATAAGGACAGTGCAAGGAATCGTCTATAATAGTGTCGAACATTCCCATCAAACAATTTCCTCTTTAAAGAATTCGTCCGTTTTAAAACCTTCCATCCAGAAATAAACTATAGCATTATCACCAAGTTCTTCTTTAATCTTCTTGGCAATATTCAAACCTTTTTCATATGATTTTTTCCAAGCATTTTCCGAAATAAACACATAATTTACTTTATCATGATTCCGGTCATATTCATCTACCCATTCCAGACATTCTTTATATAGCTCTTCGGGAAATAAAAGACCTTCTTCACAAATTTCTTCATAATCAACATTTTCGTGATCTCTTAAATCTTCGGTGTTACAAATCCATAAACCAGTTGAACAGAAGTCAGGCATTACCAATAGTTTTTTTACGTCCACAATCTACCTCTTATTTTAATTAGTGCTATCATGTTGTTTTCGGTTTCATCTGCTATCATCTTTTGGTATTTAGCGGAGTCATCAAACATCATTCTATTTTTGATTTTTTCTTCCGGAGTATCTTTATTAATCATTCTGTATAGTTTAGGATCCCCATCTTCATCTACTTCCGCAACTTCAAAAACATTATCCAGATCAAACGCTTTAGGATTTTCGTTATAATATTTTTCCCAAGGATCATTTTCTTCATATTTTGGATAGATGAATTTCCACCAATGATACAACCTTAATGCTTCTTGGTGACTTTGTATATCATAATCGTAATCATATCTTTGTTCTTCCGGAATATTCTCGTCATCTTTTTTGGATTTTTTCAGGAACATTATATAATCCTGTAAATCGTTCACTCCTTTATGTTCTTCTTCTACAAATCTTACCAATAGAGAAAACAATCCATGAACCATTAAAGTTTCAATTTCATAATAACTAGGTTTCAAATCAGTTTTTATAACATGATATTTATTTATAGTTCTGTGTCTTATTGCCCAGATAAATCCACTAACACGAAATCTAATTCTACAAGGCAACTGTTCCCAAAGTCCTCCTATAAAACCATAACATTTAATATCACTTTTTAAATCTTTTTTGAATATACGAATTTTTTTCTTGATGGTTTTGAACACGTTATTCCTTATTCATTAAAATATCAAAGTGGTCAAACGCAAATTTCTTTTTCTTGATATATAAATCCGAATCATCTCTCCAAAATATTTCCTTCGCGTCGTCCCTTGCTATAATATTTAGAGTATCTTCCATAGTTAGAATAGGAATGCATTTGAACACTACCGATATAGTCCAGCCTCTCGGATCTCTGTTTGGAGTATCTGCTATGAAAACTTGTTGTAATAATGATGGTAGCAAACTTAAATTCGTTTCTTCTTTAAGTTCTCTAATAGCAGCTTGAATAATTGTTTCACCTTCATTAACAAAACCACCGGGAAGAGCATAACAATCTTTAAAAGGTTCTGAGGCTCTTTTTATAAGTAGTGTTTGATGAGTATTTTTAATATCGTTGTATCTTTTCACAATCACATCCACCGTCAAAGCAGGTCTGGCATAATCATATTCAAACATATAGATTATTCTCCTTAATATAGTTCAAAACATTTTCCGGAACTAAACCGTTAATAGGTCTTTTATTTTTAATCTTTTCACGAATTATTGTTGAAGAAATTGGTAGATAATCTTTTCTCCTGTACTGTTTAACGATACAATTTTCTTTAATATATTCCGGATTCTTCCAAGTAGAAATATCCCAATCATCACCAACAAAAAGATATAACGGTAAATCGGTTTCTTCTTTTTTATAATGTTTAATAAGCTGGTAAGTGTATTGTTTCCGAATGTCTCTTGGAAGAACGTTTGATAATCCTTGATCAAATATACCTAAACAACACATTTGTAATCTTTGTTCATACGGAAGACATTTTTTATATGTTGGTTTATAAGTAGTTATCAGATCAAGCCTAGCAATATAATCAAAAGAAGCTATCTCGGAAATGATTGAAAGATGGCCATTATGGAACGGATTTGCGGAAAGTCCAAATATACCAATACCTTTTTCCATTACTTCCCCTTTAACAAAAATTGCTTTTTAATATACTCGTTTGTGGCTGTTGTGTCTATAATTACTTTGTAGATTTTGTTCTCGTAAAGATAATGTTTGTCGAGAATTTTCTGATTATATTCATAGAAGCTGTTTGACGTTAACTCTTCCGGAGATGATTTGAACAGTATAATAAAGAAAAATACCAACGAAACTAAACAAGTCATTACAGCAACATTTTTATCATCTTCGTCAATAGAAAAAATTATTACCGCAACACTAACCAAAATTATCACAATTGAAACCAAAAAAATAATTAACATAGAATCTCCCTCGTTTTTCTTACATTTACACCAATATCATAAAAATGTTTAATTGTTTCTTCTGTTTTATCAAGTCCAGCGGTAGCATCATTAACCAGATATATTTGTTTATTCTCTACCCATTCTTTTTCAATCAACCCGTCTATAAATGCTTTCACACAGATATCGGTAGCAATCCCACTTACAATAATTCTTTCTTCTGCTTCAAAGGCATATTTCAGTTTGTGTATAAAAACATCTCCGTCTTTTTTATCCCATACATTATAAGTTTGTTTGTGTAGATTAATATTCCCATCAACTTCAAAATAATTATTAGCACCAGAAGAATATTTCAAGCAATGTTCCGGAAAGATTTTGAATTCTGGATCATTAACACTATGCCTATCAGAAGTTGTTAATATTGTTTCTCCATTCAATATAGCATAACCATAGAGAGCATGAAGATTAACCATTATTTTAGATGCTTCCGGAACATATAGTTTACCATTAGGATTCAAAAAATCATATTGGGTATCTACAAAAACTATCATGATTAATTCCTTTCCTTTAATCCATTTAGTTTTTCAATTACTTCTGCTGCTGTTGTAAAAAATATTCCTATACCTCCAGCTTGATTCCATTGTCTGATATTTGGTTCATAATCATCTATCAAAACATCATTCTTATTATTAACCCAAAATTGTTTATTAGCTGCTTTCTGAGAAAAATTTAAAGGCACATCTATATTGCGATTTTTTAACCATATCTCTTTACCATATCTAGCACCTTCTTTATCTGGATTTGAACCACCAAGAGAAGTTAATATTTCTACATTTACCAAGTCCTGTAAATAATTCCACAATTTCTTACCTTCTGGATGCCATTCGAGATCAGTATAAAATTTTGCTATATTACCTTGTTTTTGAATATGTTTCCAGAGATCTAATTCCGGATCACCTTCTCTTAAATCTTCTATTCTAGTCTTACCATCGATTTCAAATATGGCTCGATCGAAATCACACAGAACACCATCCATATCACAATAGATCATTTCAATTCCTTTCAACATAACAAACAGGAGGCATATTATTTTTGAATTCGTATTTAACATGTCTTGTGATAAAAATGTTAAAAACCTTCTTTTGTTCAGGAGTCATTTCATCATATACTTTTACTGAACAACCATCTATCGAACCATTATCCCGAATTTGCTTTTTAACATAACACCTCTGACCACCAAGCATTGATTCAAAAGTTTTCATAGCCCATTCCAAATCATCGTAGGAAGCTCCCAGTTGGCTTTCATCACTTCTACTATCACTCCATAGCTCATCTGTTGGAACTGCCTTTGTAATAGCTTCTGATACGCCTAGAAATGAAGCTAGTTCTCTCACTTCGGACTTCATGAGATCACCGATGGGACTAATATCTACGCCTCCATCTCCATACCGCGAAAAAAATGAAATTCCCGTATCTTCAATTTTATTTCCTGTTCCGACAACTAATCCACTAATTGTATTTGAAAACATATATAAAGAACACATGCGGATTCTTGAACTTAAATTTGCATAAGTAAGTTCCGGAACATCGTTGGGATATGTTTTAAGCATCTCATTAAAAGGAATACTCAAATCAATTTTATACACTTCAACGTTTGGATATTTCTCTTTCAACCAGTTACAGTGTTCCGAGGCTCTTGTTGTAATTTCTGATTCTTTACGATTGATAGGAAGTTCTACTAAAATTGTTTTAATACCAGTAATAGCACATAATGTAGAAACTAATCCCGAATCAACTCCACCAGAAACACCAACAACGAATCCTTTTGTCTTTGCTGTGTTGTTATTATAATCCGTTAACCATTCTGTAATCTGATTCTTAACATTCTCACAATCCATTTTCAAAATCTCCTTTTAAAGTAATATAACCACTTTTTATTTTAATCCGAACGTTATTTTCAATCGTTTTTCAAAAGCACTATCTTCACACATTCCTTTTCCTTTTGAATCGGATATTTTAGCAACAGGAGAACCATTTACTTTTGTTAGCTTCATGACTATTTGTAACGGTTCTATTCCTGTATTGTTTGTGAAATATGTTCCGATCCCAAATTTAACATCAATGAACGGATGATTGGTTGTTAGCATATATCTAAAAATATCATCACATGTTTTTGGTGTAAGTCCGTCTGAAAATAATAATTCTAAGTTCGGTTCTTCTGCTTCTGATTCACCGTAATGAGAAAGAACCTTATCGATAAATTCAAAAGGACTTCCGGAATCATGCCGAATAGTATTGAAATTATTTTTAAAGAAATCATCCCAATCATTCAGGAAAGCATCTATACCAATACAATCCGAAAGTGCTGTTGAAAGTTTGCCTCGGAATGTTAAAAGCCAATTGTTCAAAGCATCTATCTGAAAGTTTCTTAGATTATGTGAAAGGACTTGGAATGCCTGTAAATATTCATGTGCCATACTTCCGAAACATTTCAAATTATGTTTCATTGCAAAAAATACATTAGATGTTCCGGAAAGATTCTTACATGATTTTATACAGGTTTCGTGCCACTTCTTTGATAGCCTTCTTCGAGTTCCCATATCAACAAAACTAACACCTAAATTTTCACAATCAATATTAAAAATGTCTAGTCTTAATCTGGCTTCTTTCATGTCTACTTTTTGATGTTTAAAATATATCTCGTTAACAATAGCCAGTATAGGAACTTCTGCAAAAACAGCTATATCCAATCTGCCTTCAACATCAATATTCAACTCATTATTCCGATCATAAATTGCAATATGGATGTCATTAAGATCTATACGAAGAAGAAATTCATTAATAAAATCATCATCAAATAAATTTAACGAATGAAGATATCCAAGTTCTTCCGGAATATTGCATTTAATGTTTTGCCATAGTTTGATCTCTTTCTCTATTTCTTTTTTATATGGTAGGAGATCTTTTGCATTACGACACTTGAATTTATATTGTACAACAGGGGTTTCAATATTCATTCTCTGACAATATTTTCTATAACTATAAGACATAGAAAACTTATAAAGATCTGTGTCTAGAAATGACGTGATTATCATTTTTTATTTTTCCCTGTTAAATATTTGATTTTTGCTTCTTCCCATTTCTCAGATAAAAAACTATGTGCGAAATGACTAGTTACAATTATTAAACACGATGCGGATATACAGATTACACCGAGTTCATGAGAAGGGATATTAAAATTCCAGATATAATTCATAAGAGAACCTATACACCAAGTTGAACCCACTAATATTCCTATAAGTATACTGATTTTAAGAGCAAATATAACAAGTCCTTTTAACACATCCCATAAAAATAATAACAAGACTTTCAAAAACATTCAAACCTCCAACATTTTAATTAGTTTCACATTATATTTTCCAATTAGTTTTTTACATTTATTACAAGGCTCTATTGGCAACAAATCACCTCTAGGATTGACTCGGAATAATATCATAGTTGTTATTTTTCCACCATGTTTACTAATAGCGTTTTGTTCAGCGTGATTTCCGGCACCTCTTTTATTGAACTTCCCGGGTGTGTTTGTGTGGACTCCTATTAACTCACCTCTTTTATTCAGGCATATTACGGAAATCTTAAACTTACAATGAGATTTCTGAGCCTTTGTGATAGCTGTTTTATAATACTTTTTATTGATAGTCATGAGTTGTAATCATTCAAACCATTAAGACCGTTATTCATAATTTGTTTATCACCTTCCAAATTATATACTTCAACATGTTTTTTATTGATGTCTTTTAATATCCAGTATAAACGGAATATAGACTTTCGATTACCAAGCCATTCCAGTTTATCATCCGCATCTAATTTATCTTCCGAATTTGTTACATACCATATCAATCTGAATCTCATATAGTAACTTTCAAAATCTTTTTAACAGGGAGTAATTGAAGAGTATTTCCAGTATATGCGATCACTAGTTGAAAATTATCCTTTATATTATCTTGATGTATATAATAACATGTATCGTGACGTAAACTTAATGAGTACAATTTATATATCATATTTTTGATTTCCACCACACTAAAATTTTGATTATAAAAGGTAGAATTGGTACTGTCTATAAATTTTACAACATCATACACGTTAAATTTCATAACATACTCACTTTCAAAACTTTTTTAACAGGAAGTAGATCAATTTTATTCGGATCTTTTTTAATTTTTTCTTTAGAGAAGTGTGTTAAATAATAGTTATAATAATCTTCGCGATTGTTTAGCACCCGCCCAAAATCATCGGGGTAAATTTTGCTTGTCATATAGTCAAATTTACTTAGCGTGGTGAAGTCGAATACCATATTTTTCCTTTTCTAAAATATAATAGATGAAAGTTTTAAATCCTAATTATTTCTCAGTAATTATTTGAATAGTTCCGATTATTGATATATTTTTATCCAACTCTATCCAATTCTTATAAAAAACAATTTTCTTAACATTCCGGAAAACTCCTACTGTGTCACCTCCGGAAAATTGAACCACCGTGTATGTTTCTGATTTGTTAGACCGTTGATCTTTTTTATCCGATTCAATTAAAATCAAAGTAACAAAACTGAAAAATAATATTGTCCCTATGACTACTAACAAGGCTTTCATGATTCGTTCTCGTGAATATAGGTGTCAACTTCATCCAGATCCATTTCAATAAAAGTTCCTCGGGAATATAGTTTAAAAAGTTCTCCTTCAAAACCATACAGACCACCAAGAATCATATTACTTTTTAATTCTTTTCTGTCTAAATGCACATTACAAATTTTATTGTTGTTAATCATTAATCGGATATCACATAAATATTCACGTTTGCCTTCTTCCTTATCAAAACCGACGTGTGTAAAACCATGTGAATCGGATGTAATAAATGTAATATTGTGTCCTTGTTCTTCATCATCTAAATCTTCTTTGAATTTATCTACCAGCTCGGATATTTTAATTTTTTCCGGAACTTGCTCTAGAAGAATTTCGTCCATCATTTTCTTTGATTTTTCAATACCATATTCCGTCAATGCTTTTTCAATAGTGTTTTTAACCAGCACAGAAAGATTGTGATTATATTCCGCGAAGTTTGTTTTAGATAGATCAAGACAAATGTTTTCTTTAATTTGGTTTTCGATCTGTTTTGCAATATCTCCGTAGCTAGAAAATAATCTCTGACATGTGCTTCTAACCATTTCGGTAGTTTCTTTTTCAATGATCTTGTTAAAAGAACCATCCTCGATCATTTTCTGAATTTGCTCGGATAATAGTGTTTGTAAATCAATTTGCATTTGTTACTCCTTCTGTTTCTATGTTATCTTCTGGTTCGGCGCTTTCTATATCAACGGTTCCGGTATCTAGTTCTTTTGTTTCAAATTCAAGAAATTTAAATGATTTCAATTTGTAAACGTCGATATCATTAACTTCTCTTCTTAATACAATACCCTCGCTTGGAACTTTATTCAAGCAGTATTCGCATTCTTTTTCCAGATATGTTTCTTTTAATTTATTGATGAATGTTTCCTGCCATACTTTCAAACCTTCTTCGGAATCAATATCTGTAATAGGAATATCATACATGTCTTTAGCATAACCATAATAGAATTGTTTTACGGCATTCAAACCCTTTTCTCTACACCAATCCTGAACTTGTTTCGCCGACCATTCAAAAACATCGCCCTGAGCATTTACAGAAGTGATACGATAAATATGTACAGAGAAATTATTTGGTTCGTTCCCATAATCAAAACTTTTCTGTATCATTCCACCAGAAGGAAGATGACCAACAATTTCCGCATAATAAGTCATACCTTGTTTCAGAGTATCTTTTATTTTATCTGCTGCTAGAGTCCATATATCTTCTTTATAAAAATGTTGGTGTACTTTATTCAGGTCATCGTTTTTCACCACTTTTCTTGATGAAACGATAGTTGCATATTCGGTATCAACAATGTTTACTTTAAGAAATTTTAAAATCTTTTCCGGAATACTTAATTTCTTTTTGCAGAGAATGTTTCCAACTATTAATGATGACCCATGCCATTTAGATGTAATGGATATAATATCTTTCGGTTTAATCTTCCACAAATTCTTCGCTAATTGCATTGTGTCAATATGATAGTGAAATTGATTCTCTAAAAGTCTAGATACCTTTTTCTTAAAACCCTTCTTCAAATTATTTTTTTCGGATCTGGAATACTGTACTCTTATAACATACTTCTTACAAATCTTTATTCCGGAAACCTCGTCAAAAGAATCCCCTATATTGAAACAGTATTTTGTAAATGATAGGCTTTCGATAGGTAGAAAAATTCCCATGCTTTTCTGATTACGGAACTTTATGCAACGAATTCTTCCGGACTCATCGAAATAACCCTTCTTTGTTTTATCTACATTCAATTCTGCTTTTCTATATAAGTTATTCTGTGATAAAAACTGTTCGGATAATTGGCATTCAACAGGAAAGAAAACTCCTATCTGTCCTATTTGTGTATCTTTTCCTACAATAACCTGATTACCATAAATAATAGCACCTACTACATTATCACAATTTTCCAGAGGTATTAATGTTTTTATTTCAACAATCTCTCCGCAATAATTCTCGTTCTCGGGTTTCTTTAGACTCATTTTCATATTCCTTTTTTAACGTGTATATTTTATTTATGCTTACCGGATAAAAATCATTATTATCTACACCAACATCATATTGCAAACCTTGACCTTTTAAATTACCGTGAGAATGTCCGAAACACTGAAAGCTACCGTAATGACTTCTTGTCCAAACCCTTCCCGCATAATGATCGCAAACAACATACAGACCATCAATATTTTTCTCCCACCGTTCATGATATTTTTCTTTATCTAACCATCCATCATGTGAACCTCTTAGAAAAATATGATTACCAGTTAATTTTGAAACATAATTTTCATAAACAAAATCACAATTGTGTAATAGTGTAAAATCTCCACAATGAATTACTGTATCATTATCCTTTACTACCGAATTGTGCCTTTTAATTATCTCATTATCCATTTCTAACACTGTCAAAAAAGGTCTGGAACAATATAGGATTATGTTGTTGTGTCCGTAATGTTGATCCGCCGTGAAAAAATACATTTAATCCCCTTAATCTATTATTTTCTTAACTATTACTTTCGCTTTATCTACCCAATTATTAAACGTCAATTCTACTTCATCTCCAACCTTTTTATTTTTCAGATATTTCAACCGCGATATTCCATGACCTAAAGAACAGTTTTCTAAATTTTCTTCCGGAATTTTGCTCATATCTTGTTCGGTGTTATCTTTTATATTAGTTATTTTAATCTTTCTCCATATAGATCCATCACAAGAAACTTTTTCGCAATTAGCACATACAGTTATAGTTTTTGTTGGCATTTATTGTTCCTTTTAAATTTCCATACCGTGTGATTCTTGTTCCCGAAATCTTTTTAAATCTATCTCAAAGAATGGTTCCGCAATTTTATCGTTAACAATTTTTCTAATATCTTCCGGAACATTCCTACAAATTAAATTATAATCTCTAAATCCTTTTATTAGTTTCATTTCTCCATTATATTTTTCATATCTTATAAAACAAGATACAATCGAATGAATTTTACTTTTACATTCGCCAACATATCTATAAAACGTTCCACCTAAATCGGCTTCGTCAATAAATTCCCAATATTCTTCAACCATTTTTAATTTTCAGATATAGGTTTCTTTTATATTCATTTCGGTGTGGATGACAGAATCTTTGGATATGAGTTGTGTCTATAGAAAGTTCTGTTTTATAGGGAGTACCACAACAATCACAGTTTCGTACATAAAGAGTTTGTTCCGGATATTTCTCTACTTTAATCCACATTTTACTATAATTTTTCAGTTCTTCGTTATCTCCTCTTTTTCTTCCGGTATTGCAATTAGAACAGAAAACTTTATTGTCTTTAATATTGTACATTTGTTTTCCGCATTCTTTACATGTACGGTTGTATTTTGTAGCTCTTGTTCTGAAATAGTTTTGAAGTGACATGTTGTTCCTTTTATAGTTGTTTAAGATTCGTGTCTATCTAAATGAGCTACTTCACCCCAATCAACAGGGGGTTTATTCTGTTTGTTGGTCATAAGCCATAATACTTTTGTTTTAGAAGGTTTAGTTGGAGCATCTGCAAAACCATCTGTGTAAATTATAAGTCCGTCAATATTTTCTTTTTCTGCTAGGTTTATAATTGCCTGAAAATCTGTACCACCTCTACCATGAACTTTTACAGAATCTTTTGCCTTTCTCCATTTTTTCTCTATATGCTTAATTTCTGTATCAAACTGTACACAAGAAAGTTCGGAATGCTTACAGACAGAATTGATTACCGAAAATGCTTCTGCTAAATCTTGATCTGAAACACTTCCGGAAACATCAACAGAAAACATAATTTTACTTTTATAATCTCTTCTATGTCCCGGAACTTCAAATTCTCTTCTCCGGTTCATTTTCATTCTAATTGCGTGTTGCTGTGTAGTTGTTACCGATGTTGTGAACCTTCTTAGAATATCTCTCCAATAAATTTTAGGAGTAACAGAAGCAATAATATCACCGACAGCTTTACCAGTATATTTTCCCCATTGCTTTGATGATCCTTTATTTTGATTTATCAGTTCTTTTACTTCTGCATCCATTAACTGATTTTCTTCCCAGTATTTCGCAGTATCACCAAGTTGTTTCATATACTCTTTTAAATCTTTGGTTGCTTTCGAATCTCCTTTTTGTGGTTCGAGATTCATCATAGTAGAAGGAATTTTTGGTGTATTTTCTTCCAACCATTTAAAAAAGAATTCGTAATAAGCATTATCCTTGAAATCATCAATACCAAACATTTCAGGAGTTAATGTCTTTGATTCGGAGCAGTCGTGCAAGCAGTTATTTACGGTCAAATTACTTGCTAGTGCTGCGAGTTCCCTTGGTGACTTTAAACGTGTTGTGGGATGTCTGTAGAGCATTCTGAAGCCTTCCGATACCAAAACAAATTCCAGAACCTCATCGTTTATTTTATTAATGTATTCCGGATTATATTTCAAAGATGGTCTGGAACCTCTTGGATCGATAGCTACGGTTTTAATTGTAGTATCTTCTTCTTTTTCTAATAAGCAATATGTCTGAAGTAAAACTGGATCGTTAAAGAAAAATTTTGTAATCTGGTTTTCAATACGGTCTTTAGCACTCATGAAGTCTTTTCTCCTGTAAATCGATTCCACATAGTTCCACAGTCAGGACATTTCCAATAAGAGATACCGTCATATTTTTGTGCATCTTCTACACCAATCAATCTTGAAAATCTGTATGGTGGGGAATAATATTGTTTGACTGTGATTTCAATTTCTTCTTTTGTTTTCCACGGTTCTTGTTCATGAAGTTTTTCGACAATTGATCCACCATCCCACGAAGAACCACATTCCGGACATTTTTTTAATTTTTCCATTTAACACCATTTCTTCATAAAGTCATTGGATTCTAACACATGGAGATCTGTCAAAAAATTATGGTACACATTCATCTGCATTTTTCCTTCTTCGTTACCATCTAATCTATCTCGTTTTTCAATTTTTCGATGTTCAATTCTTTGTAATAATTCATCATCGATATTATCAAACATAAAACTCCCTTCGATTCAATTATTTGTGATTTGTTTGCAGAGATTATAATATAACTGTTAATGATTCATAAACCAAATAAAAAAGAGGAACCAAAGCCCCTCTTTTGAAATTAAACTTCATAACTTAATTTTTTAACTAACCGTAATTACTTTTTCTTTTTCCGGAACAGCTTCTACTATTAACAATCCATCAACCATTTTTGCCGTGACAGATTCCGGAACAAATAACACCTTTAAATTTGTGGTGAATGAGTAATCTTTAACCACATTGTCGTTCTGTTTTACTGTGATGGATATTGTCTGACCTCTTACCGAGACACTTACAGATTCTTTTTTAATACCGGCTAATTTAAATGATGCCTTGAATGAATTAATAGTGTCTGTAATTATTGTACAAACATTATCAGGTACAATATAAAGATCATCACTTGACCATTCTAAATTTGTGGTTCGGTGTGTTAGAGGAAACCAACCGCTCAGATCATAGTTTGAATTATACGGAAAGCTAGGGAAACTCGGAAAACTAATTAGACACATATAAAACTCCTTTGTTTAAAATTTACAAAATATATCGCAAAATCAATGCCAGAAAATATTCCGGAAAATTCCAATAAAAACAAGCATTGACAAAATAATGTTTCATACTTGTACTAGCTGTGTTTCATTTGGTTGAACAATTTCTCTCGGAATAGATACCAAAGAAGAACAGTCGTCACACAAACCAACCAATGCATTCTTATGGATTTTATTATTTAAAAAAATATCTTGTGTATATAATGTAGCCGATGAAATTTTATTACACTTCTGACAATACACAATCATCATATCCGATTCTTTTCTTATATGTTTTTTATGAACCAATTTTCTTGTCTGTGCTTTCACTGGTTCATTATACATTAATAATTTTCCGTCTATAATATCTCCCATTCCTCTTGTTAAAATTGTGTGATGATTTGGACACAATATTATCAAATTTTCGGGACTGTTATTTTTTCTATTAAAATCTATATGATGTACGTCTAAACAACTCGATTCCAAAAACCATCCACATATTTCACATTTGTTTTCTCTGGTTCTTAAAGTTATAATTCTATAATCCTCGCCCTCTAACTTCTTTTTGTTTCTAAAAGTATTATAACAAGCATATGTACAAAAATGTTTTCCTGTGTCAGATCTAGGCATATAACAATTGTGTTTTTCAAACTCTGTCCCACATTCCGTACATTTAACTATAGTTCTATAAAATTGTCTCTGTTTGTTATAATAATTGTTACTGCATATTTTATTACAAAAATTTATATTATTTTTTAACGATAGTAATTTTGTACATTCTTTCCCACAAAACCCACAATTAAAATCAAATCTTTTTGCTGGTTCAAAAATAGACATATCAATAAGGAGCCTTGTCACCCAATAGAACAGATGCCATATCGTTGTTTGACAGATTCTTACGATATGCCTTCTTCCCGTATGTATAATCGTAGGCGCCCGGACAATCAAAACTCTGACCATCGAAACAAGTTTTTATAACCAATTTTCCTTCTTTACATTTCGGACATATTTCAGGAGGATTCATATCTTTAGGAACGGATGGACTTGTCGAATACTCTTCTTGAAAATCACACTTTGAACATTTGTAATCGTATAACATTATAACTCCAATAAATTTTTAAGTTTTTGTTTTATTGTTTTTTGTTGTAGCTTTAGAGTAAGTTCATCTATTTTATTTCTTGCCTCGTTTACCGCATTATAAAGAAAAGAATTGTCCGGAATATAACAAATTTTATCTCCTCTAATTTTTTCAATAGACGTAGAAACAAATTTTTTAGTGTTGAAGTTTTGGTTTAAATTTCTCGCATGTACATTTGAACTACATAAAATTTTCACATCTTTTACAGAACTTATTTTTGTTGTATACCCGATTTGTCTTCTGTTGGCAATCTCTTCTAACAATTCAAAATTTCTCATATCAACTCCTCTATTATAATTTCCGCACCTTGTTTCAAATTTTCCAGTGAACCATTATTATCAACCGTATAAACAAATTCAGTAAAGTTATCCAAAGCAGTTTCTGATTCATGTTCATTGACTGTATTTATAGAATCGTTTTTTCTTTCGACCCTTACTGTAATAAGTTCGTATTTATCACTTTGCATATTTTCTATTTCATTAGGGAATCTGACATCAGTAATTAAAATAAAATCTGCCTTACTGTTCAAAACTCTTTCTTTAGTTTGATTGATCCAGAAATTATCTTCAACACGTTTCCGGAATATTTCTGTACCATATATTTGTAATAGTCTTCTTGTAATTTCTGTTTTATTTTCGTACCAATTTTCATCAGCTATTTTCAACGATTCTATTTCACTATATATCTGATTAAATCTATGTCGTAAAGGTAGCATATCAACATCCCACTGAGAGGCATAATTACACATATCATCCAGAACATCCCGAACCAAGGATTTTAATTTATCAGAATAATTATTAAGATATTTCTGTACTTCTTGAAAATCATGTTTGGAACCGTCTTTAACACCTTTTGCGAACAGATCCATTTCAACAGTTCTTCCCTTTGCTTCTAGAGATTGTTTCATAAAATCTGCTAGTTGGTTTTTTCCTGAACGCATTTTTCCGCTTAACAAGATGACACTTTTCATTCATTCTCCTTCTTCAACAGTTCTTTATTTAATTTTTTGAAATATCTGTTTATAAATTTTGTTTCTGTTTCAAATGTTACTATAGGATTTTTGTTGTACTCTATAAATTCATCATCAATATAAACGTAATCAATAATCAATCTATCACATAAACCACAGAAAAAGGCATCTTCCGGAATTTCTTCGGCATCCTTGAACTCATAATAATTACCACAGTTAGGACAAGATATAGAAAACAGTATATCGTTATTTTTCTTTGCTTTGTTGTCAGGATGTTGTTTTGCGTTTTTTATTTCGGAAAGTTCTTTTTTATATACTTGTTCCGTTTCAAATTCAGTATGTTCACAAAGCCTATAAGATTTTCCTTCAACATCAATCAAATCAATAAACCTAAAAGAATCTAGTCCTAATCTTATTTTAATATATCCCGATTCTGTTTCGACTTGGCTCATACAGTTTTCAATACCTTTTAAGTAGCCTATTAACCATTCTTTATTTTTACATACAACAGGAACAAAATATTTCGGAACATAAAAGATAATTCCGAAATCATCTATAAATAATATTTTCCGGATTGCTTGTTCATTTTTATCGAGTAGAATTTCAGGTCGCATAGTAGGTTTTTATTTTCTTTATTGTTTCTGGTTGTAGTTTTTCGAGTAACATTTCTGCATCAACGGAACCTAATTGAAAGAATTCCGAAATCATTTTAATATCTTTTTCGTCTCTCTTTTTTGTTTTAATGTACGGAAGATAGACTTTATAATCTGGTAAAACATTTTTTAATAACCTTGCGTGAGATTGCTTCGGAATAGTTCTTTTGTTTAATTCTTCGGCAACTGGTAGAAAAATATCCGACATTGAAACACATCTATTAATCATATACGGATCATAAGTTGCTAATTCATGTTCCGGAAGATCGGACTTATTCATAAACAAATCATTAACATGTTCAAAAAGTTGCATTTAAACCTCTATTCAACAATTTCAAGAGTCTTTTTAATCTTTACTAGCGGATCATCTCCTAATAGTTTTACTCTGATATTCTCTGCGTTTGTTTTAATATTCTCTGTCATTAAGTATATAGTCCCATCATCTTCGGATTTTATAGACCTTATTTCTTTATACATTTCCTTATACAATATAATCACTTTGTCAGAAACCAGAGTTATTATTTTCCTCATCTGTTCTCTAGTAATTGTTGATTTAATATTGTACATAAGATCTAAGTATTCTGTAATTATTAAAACCATCATTTCAGTCTTTTGATTACAGAACATTGTGAATTCTGCTTCGGACATCTCGGTTATATTTGTTGTTTCAATAGATTGTTTTAATGAACTTCTTTTCAAATCATCCAGAACAGTATTAATAAGAACTTGAAAATACTTATAGTCGCGATGGGTTTTAACATCCTCTTCTTTATCTAATGCCTGACGTAATTCTTGGTAATACTGTTCCGTGAAAATATTCCTGATCTTTATGTTAACGTCTTCAACCACCATCATTATATGTGTTATTGACTCTTTAAATAGCAGTCTGTCTTTTTCTTCTGCTAGTTTTAAAGTTTCTGTTACAATCGTTTCCACTAATGACTTTGAACGATCGTCATAATTATAAAAATCAACTGCATTTTTAATCTTCTTACAAACTTCCCCATAAGGACATTCTTTTTGGTTAGAAGATGTTGTGAATTTGAACGGGCCAACTGATATATTAAGTATCTTTCCTAGAACAGAACTCAGAAGCAAAAGTACAATGAAAACTAAACCGACAGCTATCCCCAACACCAATAAAAAGATGTTAGGATTTTTTTGAATTAGATCTACAATTGCATTTAGTTCCATTATCTGTATTTAGAACTGTTTTCTCTTTCTTTTGTAGTACTGTCTTTGATGGAGTTGCTTCTAGAATTTTTTCTTCGATGCCAAGATATTCGTAAAGAGCATTGAACTTAGAATCTATCTTATCGTTTAAATCAGAACGGATGAGCTTTGCTAAATCATATAAATGTGTCATATCATCATCTACTCGTTTAAAATTATCGGCTACATTAATATTCTGATGAAAGGTTGTAAATGCCCCTACTAATGTTTTTCTTAACCCAAACTCTTTAATAATATTATCGGTCATTTCGTCTTTAATAACATCTAATTCTTTCTTACTGATTCCAAACATTTTAACTCCTTATTTTGATCCTTTTTCTGTCCACATTTTCTGACATATTAAACAAGTAAAATCCGTATAATATCCATCCTGTACCGGATCGTAGTTACCGAGATCTGCCCAGTGTTTCTTTTCAACTTTAAGATGCTCACAATCAGTCTGGACTTTTAATAATTCTGTTTCTAATTTATGAATTTTATCTTTTATTTTCTGGGCTTTTGTTTTCATATCTCGCCCCTTAATTTATTTCTTAATGTTACGATCTGGCTTTCATATAATTGACCACCTATACAGAATAATATCTCACCTTTTTTATAAATACGAGTTTCCGGAAAGAGCATAGACATTTTATATTTCTTGTATAATTCTTTGTGCTTATCTACATCAAAAATATGAAAGGATAATTTATATTTATTCATCATATCATCAACGTGTCTTTTACAGATCGGACAGTATTCCTTAACATATATAACAATGGTCGGAACCTCTTTCTGAATAATACTTTCAAACTCTTCTTTGGTATCTATAAAATTAACCATTGTCTTCCTCGAATTTTTTCCATGATTCTTTAAATTTGTGGTATAACGGATTCTCTTTTCTGAAACAGCATTCTTCCGGAGTTTTTCTAATACAAAGACTAATCATATCACCACACTCATTATGCTTCAAACAAAACCACCGCAAATCTTCTATCAATGGGTTAAGTTCTTTAATAGTGAACAACACACCTTTATTAAAATCATTTTTCATACGCACCCAATCAGTTCAAGAATACACGCTGCTATATGGATTTCTTTATCATTAGCGAAAGAATGCCATTTCATATAATCCGCAATAATTAATATAGCTTTTCCTTGATTTTCTTTAGGAAGCATTGGAATAAGGTTGTCGAATAATTCTCTGTACAAATCATCTATATTAACGTTATTTTCGATTATATATTTTCTTGCATTAGTCAGATCCCTATCCATAATAAATTTAAAGAACTGTTCCTGTAAATTTATTGTTGTGAAAATATTCGAATCAATTTTCCCATACATTTCGGAATATAGAGAAAGAGTATTAATCATCCGTCTAATATCAGGATAAAATTTCTCGACAACTTTTACCAATACGTCTTCATCATAAATTACTTTTTCAAAATCCAATATCCCTTTAAGTCTCTTTAATATTTTTGGTTTTAACTCTTCAACAACTTCTTTCAAATCAAACGCAAAAGGAATATTCTGGCAACGCGATTCTCTGAGAGGTTTAATAATTTTATGAATATTATTTGAAGTAAGTATGAAACGACAATATTTATGATACTCTTCTATAAATGCTTTCAATGCGTCTTGGAACGTATCAGATGCACGATCACACTCATCTAATATCACAACCTTCATTTTTGTTTTAGACCCTATTCCGACACTCATTACAAACCGTTCTATTTCGTTCCTGAGTGTATCAATAGAACCGGACTTTGAAGCATTGATGTAAAGATGTTGTGCACCTATTTCTGTACAAAGAGCTTTAGCAGTAGATGTTTTACCAGTTCCGGGACTTGTACTATAAAAAAGCATGTTCGGAATATCTTTTTTATTAACCTGTTTCGTGAAGAAGGTTTTTAATGTAGCGGGTAAAACAAGATCCTTAATAGATTTTGGTCGGAACTTTTCTACCCATAATATATTTGCCATTTCTTGTTTACTCATTACATACACTCTTTCTCAAATCTTTCGATGATACATATCCTATAAAAATCTTTTCTGTTTTATAATATTGGGAACATCTTACTAAAAATGATGCGTAGTAATTTCTAAGTTTTTCCGGAATTTCTACCCAACAAACAGGAGCTTTTTCTTTGGCTTCTTTAATACCTATTTCTAAATCAAATTTATCACCTTTTTTATAATTCACTAGAGAATATCCAATCTGAACTCCATTATTAACTTTTTCACCATAGAAGATTCCGAGTCGTTTTCCGTTATCATCTCGAATATAAGAATAAATAAAATTTTGCATACACGTCCTATTTTAAATTAAATGGCGAAGTTGTACTGTTATACGCATTTTCGCCCATAAATTTTTTAGCAAACCGCAAATCCTCTATATTTGGTTTGAGTCTATTTTCTATCAACCCACACTTTGTACATTTAACTGTATACGCCTCTACGTACTTAAAAAGCCTTGTACCATCATCTTTGAAGTGTCCAAACCAAAAGACTTCTCCCACACCATTATTATCGAAATACTTTAATTTGTGATGTTTAACTTTACACCCAATATTAATAAAAGGAAACGGTAAATATAGAATCCACCAACAAGTACACAAAAGAGGCAAGAGAAAGTAAACACTAAAGAAAAAAATAATATAAGTCATATATACCTCAAAAATAAAGGTGATCCGATTAAAGACCACCTTTTTAATAATTACTTCTTTTTTGCAGGATTCCGGAACAGCTTATAACCTCTTGTAGTTGGTTTAAGTCTTGATTCCGCTATTACTGTTTCTCTGCCTGTTTTAATATTTTCTACAAGAACATGCGATTGATGGATATGTAGAATTCTCAGGCTTCTCTTCTCTCTTCGTCTATCAGCATCCAACCAGATCTGACCTTTCCTAACAGTTTTCTTCTTTGTCATCGAAACTCCTATTTTTTGAGATTTTGGTATATACATTTACAGGCAATAGGAACTTTATTGTTTCCATCCAAAGCAATTCCTGTATAACCTCTTCCGAAACATTTTTTACAATTTTTTTTCGGATTACTTATGGTTACAGAATATCTTTTAGCAGATTCAACAATTTTATCCCAAGGTGAAAGTTCCTCATAATTTTTAACAGTTCCGCTTTCTGGTTCAACAAAGACTACCTTTTCTTCTGGTAAAGTATAGTCTTCAAAGTTTTCCAATTCATCATTCATTCTTAACTCCTGCATAAATATTAAGATCAAACTCTTCCGAAACAAGTTTGAATCTTACTATCGAACCATTATAAACAAACACTTCATAATTACCTTTTGGAAGTGCTGTAAAAACATCCGCTGCTACTTTTGCATTTGGTTCTTCTGATTCAACCTTATAATCAAAATCCTGTTCAAAACTGTTATTGTGATTATGTGTGTGAAAAACAATCTTCAATTTACCTTCTTCTGATTTAATTTCTGTCCATACGATATCAGAACCCTTTTCACATGTACGGATCAAATTAACCATCTTCTTTATTTCTACAAGTTCATTATCGGAAATATTGAACGTAGAAGAAAGTTTAAAATCATCGAGATTAATAAAAACTTCACATTCAATAATTTCTGGTTCGGCCAATACATAACTAAATTTTGACTTATCTTTCTTAATAGTTAGTTTATTTTCTTTTAGTGCGAGTACCGGTGCCTGAAAACTATTCATTATCTGGAAAAAATCATGAAAATTATTAAAAGCAATTTTCGGAATATCAAACAGGAATTTTTCAACGGGTGCAGATAGATCATAAAACAATGTAGAATCTTTCCCAGCATTACCATTAAAGATTTTTACTCTCTCACCGTTCTCAATCACTACCTTAGAACTTATCACACACAACGAATCGATGAGTGATAAATAATTCTTGTCAAATGGAATCATGAACATTCTCCTTTATAATTTGAATGAAGTTTACCGTCTTTAGTTAGTATTTTTGCTTCGATTAAACGCTGTTCTACTATTTTCGGATTTGTTTTTATTTCGGCTTTTAATTCTTTTAAAACTTTTCGCGCATCTTCTATATCATTCATAGTTTTAATATAAGCACTTTGAATATAAAAACAAGAGGTTAACTGACTTGATCTTTTATTATGTAAATGTAATCGTAAAGTTTTAATCTGAATTCTTCTGTTTTATTATATCCACACGTTTTAAATTCTGGACACAAACCATTTCTATAGATACATTCCGGAACACAGACAGAAACTAATTCCGGTTCTTTTGTTTTAAGCATATCTAGAAATGATTGCCATGCTTTTGTTGTTTCTGGATGAGCCTGTTTACAAAGACGTTTTCTGGATATGCTTATTATAGATTGTGCGTTGGCTATACAATTATGATTTACAGGAACGGATTGAATTAAACTATCTCTATTCTTTCCTGTTCGATCATCTCTTTGTGTGGTGACGAAATGTTCTGTATTATTTTTAGAATGTCTCACAAAATGAACGGATATCCAAGACTTTATTCCTTTCCATGTCCAATCTATCATCTTCTTTCTTATCGGGGAATGTTCGGAAAGATATAATTTCTTTAACCAACTTCTAGACGGTGGTTCTAATGCACTCGGTTTATTTACAGTGTTCCTAGCTGCATCTAACATCTCTTTATTGTTATTTGATATGTAATTTATTTTAATCACATCTTCTCCACTATTTTATCTGCAATACCGTATTTAATAGCTTCTTCGGGAGTTAACCATGTGTCGGTTGGTTGTAGTAAAAAATCAATAATTTTCTCTTTATTTTTCTTTACTGTTAAATGTTTTCTATAATGATTTCTAATTTGTTTCGCTGTTATTTCGAATGCTTTTGTCGCTCCTAATAATTCATGTTCTTTTCCATGACTTCCCCAAGAATATTGATGAGAAAGGATCAAAGTGTTTTTTGTAATCGTTCTGGTGCCCTTTTCTCCTGTCATGAATATCAACAATCCACACGAACAAATCTCCCCTAAACCTATTGTCTGAATCGGTATTTTTGAAAATTCCATAAAATCAGTTAAACCAAAAGAGGCTGTTATTAATCCACCCGAAGAATTTATATATAATTTTAATTTAGATCTTTTTATAGGATTTATATTTTCTTCTATAATCCATTCTATGCTAGGTTTCACTGTCGCGGTTGATATATCTTCCGTCAATAACATTATACCACAATCTTTTAAACTTTTTGAATCTTTAACTGGCTCCATGTATTTCCTCTGTTTTAATTGTGATTCGTATATCTTGATTTTAAAATTTTTGGATTATCGTTTTCGTCAATGTATATTACCAATTCGCTTTTTGTGAATATATTAAAAGGACAAGTAAAACAATTCCTATTTATTACAGAAATATCATCCATTTTATTTTCTTTTCTCAAATCATTTTTGTCTAGATATATAACGATGCCTTTAAACAATATCATCCTCCTTTGTATATAATTCTCCAAAACATAATTGACAAAACCATAAAACTAATAATATTAAAAATGCAATCGGTAGAAAAATAATAACACGAAAATAATTTTTAATCATGGTTTGAACGATAACGGATCTATTTTTTGTAAATTGCTTATATGATGTATTTCCGGATATCCATCATTACCCTTTACACAAATATATTCTATACCACCGTTCGTTAATTTTCTTAAACAACGGTAACAAGGATAACACTCGCTTCCAGATTTTTCTATGAATTCTCCAGTCTTAACACCAAAAGCTGATATATAAATAGTTGATCCTTTTCTATCTTGGGGACTAGAAAAAATTATAGCATTTTCTTCTGCATGAATAGCCGGACAATCTTCAAAGCCAGTTCTGCTTTTAACACCTTCTCTTCTGCACACACCAGTATCACAACAATTAACCGCACCTCTACACGATCCATTATATCCAGTAGATTTTATAACATCATCTTTTACTATAACAGCTCCGTACATACTTCTAATACAACTAGATCTCTTAGCAACAACAGAAGCAATATTCAAATAATATAAATGAGTAGGTGTCCTTTGAATCATTTGGATTTTCTCCGGAACAAAACCTTATTAAAAAAACCACAAGGAATAAAATATCCTAGTGTAAACAATCCCAATACACTACCTCCAAACAGAGCAATCAACAAATCCGCTATTGTTATTTCACCATAATCATTTAAAATAGAATAAATCATTACGGAAACACCCACGATACACCATAAACAAATTCCGATAATCCAAATCATATCCACCTCTTATTTTTAAATGTCAAAATAAAAACTATCAAAAAAGGAACAATAGGAATCAAACCAATTATCATGACCAATCTAGTTTCTATTGAATGAAAATCACATAAATATATAATTAACTGAAATAAATACATAACAATTCCTATAGCGATCAACCACTCCATTATTCCTCCACTTTCCAGAATATTTTATTACAACGAGAACACTTATTTATTTTTATTAAAGGTCTATTCAAAACATCTTTCAGAACAATTAGATCCATATCTCTTTCTAAAATTTTCTGTTTAATATGTCCTAATAATATACACACAATTTTTCTAAAAACTATCAACAGGATCTCCATTTAATTTGTAGTTGATCGATTTCTTTAATACGTGCTTTCGACATTCCTCTTTTTGCTAATCTTCTTACTCGTTCTTTTTCATCACAACTGGCAAATAACACAGTATCAAACCTTTCACAAAATTTCGGTAATATTCCATCCATAATTATATCTGAATGTTTATAGAGAAGTGGTTTGAAAATTTGCTTGAATAATAGATTTTCTAACTGCTCTCGGAATAACTTATCACTAATCAAAACTTTTATCAACCTATCCTTATCCACAACCAATGTCTGAAATCCTTCTCTCGGATCTATACAAATAACTTCTCCGTGATTCTTTGATATAAAATCCCTAATCACAGAATTACTTATATATGCCTCTTTTACCATCTCATCACAATTCACAATCTTATATCCAGAATTCTTAAACAAAGCACTTATTGTAGTTTTTCCTGAACCTGCTTTACCATATATTCCAATTTTCATTTTAGTAGATACCTTTCTGCAAATTCTGGGTTAAACTTCCGAAGACCTCTAATCTGACTCGAAGAAATATGTTCCAAATGCTTATCACAAAAGAAATACACAAATTGGATTTTATCATTTATATCCAGTACAGTTTTTCTTAAATTATCTTCATAGCCAATATCGTGAACATTCCTCAAACCACGTACAAAGAAAAATTCTACATTGTGAACTTTCTGAAATAATTCTGTTATCAATCCGTCATATATCACAACCTCATTCAAAAGAGATTCCGGAATAGATTCTTTCTCTTGTTCTTTATCCGGATTAATCCCTCTCGCAATAATCACCTTATCAAACATGGCTTCTGCTTTTCGAACAATATTAAAATGCCCTATATGAAATGGACTAAATGATCCCGGATAAATGCCTATCTTATAAATTTTGTTAGATATATATTCAATCAATTCCGGAACATGTGGTAAATTGTGCTTCTGGGAAATGTTATACAGAAATTCAATTCTCTTGTTTCTATATATTTCAATGTCCACAAACTGATATTCTTTAAAGATACCGTTCTCATACTTAATTAAATCGTTTAGAGGCTTTTTAAGGACACTAATATCCAAGTTAATCATTATATCGGTTAAAACATTTCCCGTGATTGTATGGTGTTTAGTCGCGTTTATGCAGTCAACTACTAAAGAATCTGGTTCCAATCCTTCTAACGTCATAAACCATTCATATCTTTTTATTGATTCTTCTTCATTGTTGGATTGCCTTGGATCATAAACACAATCATGAAACAGAATAGCCATAGAAAGAACTTCGGTATCTGCTTCGTGTAATTTTAAAACATCCAATTCACCAAGCATTTCTATAATATGATTTCTGGAATGATAGTAAGGCTGTTTGTAAAAATTTTCAAAAACATATTTGGAAGCGGTTTCGAACAAAGTCATCTAAAAACTCCTCTTGAAGAAAAAATACAGAGAGGGTAGGATTCGAACCTACAAGGGATTATTACTCCCGGCACATTAGCAAAGTGCTGCGTTACCAATTACGCTACCTCTCTAAAAAATCCCATAGTACGAATTTGAATCGTAATCTTTAGTTCCACAAACTAAAACTCTAACCAATTGAGCTACTATAGGGGTGAAAATATAGCGGAGAATGGAGTTGAACCATTTTGTCAAGCTTATGAGACTCGTGAGTGACCGTTACTCTACCCCGCTTTGTTTTTAATCTTTCTCTAACTCTCTTATGAAATTAACACAAGATTCAGACCATCCGTTAATATGTATCCAAGAACCATATCCTACACCATTTTTATCAGGAGAAACATTAATAATATATCCTTTAACATTCTTGGGACAGTTTGGAACAGCATCTTGACTCTGTTCGTCTGTAATAACAATCATTCTTTCAATATCTGATTCACTTCCAAAAGTTGCGTTAATAGCTGCACCCATAGCCGTTCCACCGTGATCCTGAGAATTGTGCATTAGATCTTTCAAAGCAAATCCTCTTCTCGGAGCCATTTTACATAATTGATTAGAAAAAGTGAATATCGAAACATCATCACAAATTTCTCTGGCTAATATTGCGACACCATAAGCAGCATCTAATCTTGTTAATTCACTTTTTGCTGAAACTGTTGCATCCATACTTCCGGAAACATCAACCAGAATAACTGTCTTCCCTTTAATCTTTTCTTCAGCAATAACACTCTTAAACATCAACTGCTCTAATTCTGGTTCAAGATCAGGAGCATATTTAGCAGCACTTAAAAATCTAAAAGGCAATACTCTATCAATCTTCATGGTATTCAAAGCATTCTTAATAGCAGTTTTCGGAACATTCTTTTCAATCATATTCCGGAGATTTCTTAATAATGCTAAAGAACCCAATTTATTTTCAGAAAGCAATCTTACCCATGAATCTTTATTATTACCTTTTCCAGAAATTTCAACTTCCCATGTATCAGGAGTTTTCAGTTCATCTTTTACTAACCGATTCCAAATATCCTGTTGTTCGTCGTTATCTGGTTTTGGATGAGATATGAATAAAACATCTTTAAGAGTAACTGTATTTTTTCGATTATATTTTGCAAGAGAATATTCGTTAAACTTCTTGAATGCTTTCGCTAATCCTTTTTTAATTTGATTTGCAACTGGTGTTTTTCCTTCTTTCCAATATATCGATAAAAATTCTGTCAACTCATCCGGACGCTGTATAATCCGTTGTAATGTATCAGCAACTTCAGAACGATGCTTTTCGGAACGTGCCATCTCTCTAACTAACAATAAAGGTACATGTCTAAGCTTTTGTTCATTCCTTGCTTTTATAGCCATTTCCTTAATATCTTTTGTAGATACTTTCGGAACAAGGTCTTTAATACGATCAGCAACAGAAACACCATCCTCATAGAAATTATTTTCCCATAACATACAAGTCATTACGGTTCTTTCTAATTCCTGCTTTGCTGAAATGTTTGATGCTTTTGCGCCTTCGTGTGTGATTCTTTTTGAGACTGTTTTCTTGTTAGTAGATGCCATTACAAAACTCCTTTAAAAAAATATCGGGGTACAAACGTTTAGAGGCTTGTTTGAAAGAAGTAACTCTGAACTACGCCACCGAAAATATAAACAAAATGGTGCGGAATAAGCGTTAACGGGTTTATTTCCCCAAGAAGTATCCGTTAACATTCGCCAGCACTTATACTAAAAATCTCTGGAACAAACGAATAGACTCTAAAGCTTCTGCTCTGCCAACTGAGCTAACACCCGATGAAACCGAGTGTGATGGATTCGAACCACCGACCCGAAGCGCCAATGAAGAAATTCTATTCTACGCCAAGAGAAAATATTAAGAGAGGAACGTTCGGAAAGAGAGTTTAACGTTTTACCATTAAACTACGTTACAAGTTTGAATTGCAACGACCGGATTCGAACCGATAACTTTTCATTAATAGTGAAGTATCTCTTTCCATTCACCATCTCTATTTTTTTATTCAAAGAACTGATTTTTTGTATACCTTAATATAACCACAATTCGTAAAAACTACAAGAAAAATCTTTTTACCCAAGTAAAATAGGTTTATCTGATTCTACAACTTCTGTAATAGCCGTTTCCTGCATTGGTTTCATGATATGTATATGACCACATTCTGAACAATGCATCTCGAGTATATCTTTTTCTTTATTGAATTTTTTGTTAGTAAGAATAGTCCCACATTTCACACACATATAAACTTTTTTATTTTCAAAAATTTCCATTAGAACCACCTTTTTAAAAGTCTAAATAATATTGAAGGTTAGATTACCGCTTGTTACGGAAATCAATCTAAGGGAGAGTTAGACTGTCCCTTCAACATCAATATTTAGAGGGAGATATCATGGGAAAGAAAAGATTAACAACAGAAGAATTCGTTCAAAGAGCAACAGAAATTCATGGCGATAAGTACGATTATTCAAAGGTAATATATCTTAATACAATGGCTAAAGTCAATATAATTTGTAAAATACACGGAGAATTTCAACAAACACCAAATAAACATTTAAGTCATGAGCATGGTTGTCCGTATTGTGGTAATAATGTGATATTAACAACAGAAATATTTTTAGATCGATCAAAAGTAGCTCTTGGTGATAGATATGATTATAGTCAATCTGTATATGTGAATAGTTCAACACTTATTAAAATAAGATGTAAAGAACATGATCTTTGGTTTAATCAAAGACCGAGAGAACATATTCTAGGTCAATTAGGTTGTAAAACATGTAGAGATATAATAGCTCATAATAAATTCGCCAAAACCACCGAACAATTTATAAAAGAAGCACAAGAACTACATGGCAGTATAAGATATTCTTATCATAAAACAAAATATAATAAGGCGTTGGAAAAAGTAGAGATTGTTTGTAATAAACATAACATGTCTTTCTTTGTAAAACCGTCACACCATTTAAGAGGAATAGGATGTCCTTTATGCAATTCTTCGTTCGGAGAGAGAATTATTAAACTATTTTTAGATAATAATAAAATACAACACATACACCAAAAACGTTTTTATGATTGCAGAAACAAAAAACCGCTACCGTTTGATTTTTATTTACCGGAACACAATACATGTATTGAATATGACGGTGAACAACATTATTTTCCAGTTATAAGATTTCAGAAACATTACGTTACAGAACAAAATGCAATAAAAATACACGAAACTGTAAAAATACACGATTCTATTAAAACAAAATATTGCGAAGATAATAATATAAAATTACTAAGAATATCATATACACAAAGAGATGATATAAAAAATATTCTTAGTAAATATTTATTAAATAATCATCCACATTTAGAAAATGTACACTGTGAACATTTTACACAACCATCGTAATAAATCATTTTTGAACCACAAGATTCACATATTTCTTTATATGATTCACCATCTTTGATATACTGTTTAAGAACTCTAGAAACGCTTTTATCGAACGAAGTAAAGTCGTCGCTCTTATTAAGTTGCTCAACTATGAATCTCAGGGGTACACCATGACGGATTGACATTGAGATAAATCTTGCTAAACTTCTTTCTACCGTACTTCCAAATTTACCCAAATTATCAATAAGGATTTCTTCGTTGCATAACAATCTATAATGATTTGTTTTTACTTTACGAATTATTCCCGATGTATGTTTTTCGTATTTTTCTTTATCTTTTTCATCTATAATAGCTACAAACATTTCATAAAGCATACCATTCAATTTACCAACGAGAATTACCATATGATCGGATTTTACTTTTAATACCTTTATATCACATTCCAAGTCTTGCGGTCTTTTAGGTGCATCTCTACGACTAACATTTTCATTCTCTTTTACATCACTAGAAGCATGTCCTAATATATTATTTCTACATTCATCGCGATATACTGTAACACCGATTACACCTTTTTTATAAGCATCTAGATAAACCTTGGCAACCTGTTCTTTGGTAGCTTCTTTAGGCATGTTGATTGTCTTACTTACTGATAAAGATACATAGTTAGCAAATGGTTCTAATATTTCGAGATGCCATTCGGGAGATATATCATTAGCAACTACGAATGTATCTTTTTCTTCTTTAGTTAGATATTTACAACTTTGAACAGAACCGTTATGTTTAGTTACATGTGCGAGAATTTCTTCTTTATATTTAAGATATTTTTCATCAATAAACTTTTCAAAAACAGGATCTGCTATAAACATTTCGGTGTATTCTTTATTTCCTGTTTCTACTTTGCGAATATATACCAATCCAAATACAGGTTCGATACCAGAAGATGTGTTGACAATCGTAGAAATACTTCCTGTTGGAGCTATACTTGACAAACTGGAATTATATACTCCGTGTTTTTTAATATCTTCCACAAGATTATTATTAACAAGCATCCCGAATCGTTTAACAAAAGAATCGTATTGACTAAAAAGTCTTTCGTTAGCTTTCAAATATATTTTTTCGTCATACCACTCAAACGTTTTTTTATTTTCTTTAGCTATTACACAACTTTCATCCATACCAACTAGCGTAATAAATTTCATTAGATCTTCTGCTATAGTTTTTGCTTGTATGGAATTATATTTAATTTTCATTTCGTATAAAGCATGAGCAAAACCCATTAATCCTAAACCAATGGGACGAGATGAGTGCGATACTTTTTTTATCTTCTCTAATGGATAATTATTATTATCGATCACTGCATTTAGATAACGTACAGCTTTTCTAACAATGATATTTAAACGATCATAATCAAAATCATTTTTTGAAACAAATTTAGAAACATCTATTGAACCAAGATTACAAGAAGTATAAGGAACAGTTGTGACAAACTCGGAACAATTTGAAATATTAAAACCATTACACCAAAAAGTATGAGAATCATTATCAACCGTTATATCAAAAACCGAATTTATACCCATTGATTCTGTAGAAATTATTTCAAATTGTCTTTTTTTACGAGTAGTTTTTCGTTCCTCATTTAAAATAGTAATAACTTTTTCATTTTTATATTTTTGTAAAAATTTTATTTTATTAAAAAATTTATCTTTATCAGAACAAACATTTAAGTCATAAGATTCTTTAGATTTATATATTCCATTATCCCAAGTAATATTAGATGCTTTATTAGTTGTATAATATGACATGATTCCAATAGAATTTAACATTAATTGAACTTGATTTATCAATTCTTTACATGTAGATTTGAGAGTGATTCGTCCACCTGTAACAGAACCATTTGCGGAATATAAGCCTATTAAAAATCCAATTTTTTTAGAAGTATTTCCATAAAAAAATCTATCAGGTACTTTTCTAACAGGTAACAAAGGAAGTTCAGCAATAGTTATAGTGGTTTTTATTTCGTAAATTTTATCAGATGATGGATATAAAGTACCTATTATTTTATCTTTTATATCAGAAATAAAATAATCACTATCATTAGCTCCTATTATTAACCCAATATCTTTGTTTCTATTGCTTAAATTTTTAAAATTTTTAGAATTGGTTGTTCCATCACCCACAACAAGACCATCCATTATATCTCGAGGATCTATATTTTCAAATATATTTTCTCCAACTATCACATCTAACATTTCAGCATCTTTAATTTCTATCTTGATATCATCATTAACAATTCTATGATTATCAGTAGATTCTAAATAACCTGCTCTAGTTGTATATTTATAAACTTCCTTTTCACCTGTATACCATTTATTAATTACTGTAGTCCATCCTTCATTAGACCAAATTTCATCACCAATATTAATATCTTTTAATTGAACAATACCTTGCTTAGACAATAGAAGCGCGGTATCCATCAAACATGGGTTTGTAAGTGCTTTATTATCAATATGTATTAGTGTGCTTCTATCCTTTATAAAATCTTCGTTAATAATTCCCGGTTCTGCTACACTCCATGCCTGTTCAATAATTATATCCCACAACATTTCATAAGTATATTCTTTTCCGGAACTATCTTTTAAAACATTTTCCTGACCATTTGTTATGTTAATTGTTTTAAATATTTTTTTCGGATTTGCTTTTAAAACATTATAAAAATCATTATCTATCTTTATTGAAAAATTACTTCTGTTATATTCATTTAAGTTTTTCTTTGCATTTATAAAATCTAATATTTGTGGATGATATATTGACAAAAGGGACATGCCAGCTCCGCGCCTTATTCCTTGACGAATGCCACTTAAAACCGCATCATAAATTCCCACAAAAGAAAGTACACCACCGGATTTTTTACCAGTTCCTTTCACCAATTCTTCTTTACCTCTTAATACAGAAAAATCAAGACCAACACCACCACACGCTTTTGTCACTAGCGCAACTTCTTTCATCGATTCCATTATATCTTCCATATTGTCAGCAATATCCATAGGAAAACAAGATGATAGTGTACCTTTTCTTTCTCCGTTTGTATTAGCATTCATTAAAGTTGGAGATGATGGTACGAATTCCATTTTTTCTATATGTTCCGACATTGGTTCATATAATTTTCCTACACGTTTTGCTAATTGTTGCCAAGAAGTTTCGTCATCTAAAAAATATCTATCTTTAAGTAGTTTTAAAATTTCTGGTGTCATAATCTCATTCCCCATCTTTTTCTGTAATAATGTTTTCCAAGGTTGGTTTAATCATTTCTTCTAGTTCTTCTATTTTACTTTGAAGTTTTTCGTTCTGTTCTTCTAGTCTCTCATTTGCTGTTTCTAATTCCTCGATCCGTTCTTCTGCGTCATTCAATTCTTCTTGTGCTTCGTCCAAGCGTTCTTTTTCATAATTATTCCGATTAATTTCTTCCAGCAGTTTTTCGATACCTTCTTCCGTGACCTTATTTGAAATAGCTCCATCGAATAAGATTTTGTATTCGTTACCTAGATTAAAATCATGTCTATCGATAATGTTTTGGATATTATTTTGCATTATGTTTTTCTCCTGATATTAATATAAGCACATTGAACTAGGAATCAAGATGGAAAAAGAGATGTTTCGGAAATAACTACGAATTCAAAACCTCTATCGGAACAGAATTCTTTAGCAGTTTTCCATTTATTTTGATTTTTGATATAGGTAGCGCATTCATTTAGATAATTTGCTTTTGATTTTTGAGTAACATTTTTTGGTTTTCTTGGTGGAATCATTTGTTTTTGTGGTTTGATTTCTACTATGAATTTCCGGATCTTTTTAAATTTATCTATAGCTTCGAAGTAGAAATCCGGATAATATTTATGAGTCTTTTTATCTAGTTCATAATAATAGGGAATTACTAAACATTCCGATCCCCATTTCAATACATTCGGGGAGTGATCGAAATATTGTATTGCTCTTAATTCCCATGATGATCTATAGTGAGGTGGTTTTTCTCCTATATATTTACTTTTATTAACCACCTCATAATCACCATCAAGCCACTGTTTTCCCATTAGATTATCTCGTCAACTAGTCCATATTCCAAGCATGTTTTTGAATCGAACATTATATCATGCTTTAGAAGTTCGTTTAATTTTGCTTTAGGAATTTTTGTGTGTTCCAGATATATTTCTTTAATCAGTTTCATTTCATCGTGAACATTACTCATACCATCTTTTAATTCTTCATATTTTCCCCATACACCTCCAGATAATTGGTGTATAAGAATTCTGGAATGTTTGTGCATGAGTCTTCTGGAGCATACGCAAGATATAAGTGATCCAGCAGAAGCAGCCACGCCATCGACAATAGAAACAACATCTACTTTTTTCTTTAGGTTTATAATATGATCTACACAAGCAAGTCCAGCATATAATTCGCCACCGTTAGAATTGATATGTAGAAAAACTTTATCCTGAACACCTTCTACGATAATTGCTTGTGTAATGACTTGATTAGATATACCATGAAGAGTTTTATTTAATTTTAGAACAGAGTCTCTAGTAATTTCGGAATAAAAATAAACTCTATTATCGACCACTTCTAGATAGGTTGGTTCGAGAAAAGATAAATCTGGAGTTATATCGGGAGTTGGTTCGCATCTGTTAAAACTAAATTTCTTACTTCCAAAATTACTATGCATTTAGAACCTCTGTTGTTAAGTGTTTGATTGATTCAGTGTAAAGAGCAAAATCATCCTTAATCTTTTTTAGGCTATTGGTAACACAAAATTCTAAAAATTTCATATAACCAAAGGACTCTAAACGGATGCTATCGAATGTATTTAACACCGATTTTTTAACATCTTCCGGAATCTCTTCAAACGATATTAACAATCTATTTCTTTTAATATTTTCTTTTACTTCGTCTGGTTGTTTATCATCGTACAAAATACCTTCATTAAAATATTTTGTAGCTTTTACTGGCCCTGTTTTTGGAAGAATTGCTGGAATATTATCACCGGAATCTCCCATTATAATTTTTACATCTAGATCTGTTAGGGGATTAAGACTTTCAAGATAATCGGCAGCGCAAGGACTGAATATTTTTACACCTTCAAATTTTAGTAGTTGTATAAAATCCTTATCAGAAGAAACTATTGTAATATCTCCCAAATCTCTTTCTTTAGTTAGGATCGCAACAATATCATCACACTCAGAATCTTTAACTCTCATCCAATAAAAATTTGGGAATACTTTCTTTAACTCTTCTACAAAACCATCATTCACTTTATAGAACTGTTCATAATCGATTAGAGAGGCTTTACGTGCGTCTAAACGTTGTGCCTTATATTCCGGATATACTTTCTTTCTCCATGACTTTGAATCGATTGCTATGACCACTCTATCAGGTTTAAATTTCAAAACATAATCCAGAATAGTTTTTGTCATTAAATGCTTCCAACCACCATAATTATCATCTATCAACATATTTTTATAAGCAATATATAAATTACGATACATTATATTATGCCAGTCAATCATTATTGTTTTTTTTCTCATTAGTTTTCCTTAAATGTGTTGTGGATGGTGGTTATATATTTTAAACAATCTATTTCTAAGAACGGATCCGAAAGCATGTTCAGAACAACTTTTTCAACACTGTCCGGAACTTGGTTTATTGCTCTCTGTTTGTTATCTAAATTGTGATCCCATGCTAATTCTGGTTCCGAACATTCTCCCATATTAGTTTCTACTCTTATCGCAATTACATATTCTCTATCTTCTATTTTTATTAGATTGTCAAAATAGTAGTAATAAATGATCCAATCATCCTCTATCCTGTCCATATTTATAGCGTACCAGAAACCTTCTAACGCCATTTTCTAACATCTATACAATTAAATTTTGTACTATCACAATCATCTGTTTTGGAATTATAATGTCTATCTTGTTTAATACCCGCACAAGAACAAATTAGTAAAAGAGCTACTATTATTTTTATCATTGTCTCTCCATGAATTCTTTGTTTCTGAATGAAATATTTGGAATCATATTTAACTTATGTTTTTCAATTCTATCTATCGCTATCTTCCAGTATTTCTCTTCTTTTTCAATTCCAATGAAATTTCTTTTGGTAGATAAACACGCTATTGCGGTTGTTCCGGAACCTATGCAATTATCTAAAACAGTATCACCTTCATTCGTATATGTTTTAATCAAATATTCAAATAACGCAACTGGCTTTTGAGTAGGATGTACAGCGTTTTTATCATTAGGAAAGTAAATTAAATCTATAGGATAATTTTCAAACTCTTGTATATATGCTTTATGTGAAGGTCTTGGTGCTTTAAAAGAATGTTCGTTTGTTGTACTATAATCACAACCACTTCTTTTCTTAGTACATGGAGTTAAACCTTGTGGATTATATAACATTCTTCTTTCTGATTTGTTAGCTGTTGTACCATTAGAAAAAACTAAAATATCTTCATGCTTTTTCATTGGTTTATTTTTCACATTCATACAATCACCAGCGTTTGATTTTTCCCAACACCAAGCATATTTCAGCATTTCTATATTTGATGCTCCTAAAGCTGTTGTAAAAGGTTGACTTGCTGTTAAAACTATAGCACGATTATCTTTTATTATTCTTTTATATTGTTCCCAAAGAGGTTTAAAAGGAATTACTGTGTCCCATTTACAAGCAGTAGTTCCATAAGGCAAATCACAAAGTATCATATCCACACTTTTATCTGGAATGTACATCATCGCCTCGAGACAATCACCTAAAATTATTTCATTTAGCATACTCTCTCCATGAATTCTTTGGTTAAAACATTCTCCGGACTTTTTTTGGAAACTTTCTGGAATACTTGTTGTTGTTTAGGATTTAATGTACTCAGATCAATTATATTATTTCTTAGCTTCAATTCTGTTTGTAATAATTTTGCTATCCACCATGCATCTATTATATCACTTTTAGGAGAATCAAAATCATTCAACCAGTTCAAATCAATCTGTTCATCTTTATTCGGATACATATTATAAGCACTTTGCATGGCCACTTTATTAGAATTGCCTTTTAACGTCGAAAATAATTTTATCGTTGTCGGCTCGTACACTCTCATTTTAATACCCATCATGTAAACAGAAAGCTTGACATTTCCGCAATATTCCGCTATGTCAAAAACAAGACCTTTAGATGAACCAAAAGAATATCCTTCGACTGCCGCATAATCCGATCCAAAAACAAATTCGGAATATTCTCCTTGCATAAATTCAAACTGGTCATAATTATTGTTAAAATCCTTCTTCCGGAAATAATGTATATGATCATTCGTTAATTTTTTTACAGTATTAAATCCGAGATAATCTACTTTTGTTATTTCTAATTTATCATCAAGAACAAACTTTACAAAACCGGGGCTGTTGATACTTAAATCCAAACCACATATAATCATTTTCTTTCCTTAAACTGAATTGATGGGATCTTGTTCTGTTTATATTTAAGGATTCTATTTTCTGCTATTTGTATATATTCCGGATTTAATTCACAACCAACATAATTCCGATTATTTTTAAGAGCAACGATAGCAGTAGTTCCGGAACCCATGAAAGGATCTAATATCAAACCATTTTCCGGACATCCTGCTTTAATAGGTGTTTCAATCAATTCTTCCGGAAATACTGCGAAATGAGCTTCTGTAAAAGGTTTTGTAGGAATATCCCAAACACATCTTTTATTTTTCGTGGTATAATTATTATGAACAAGACCACCCATTTTAGTTCTACCGGGTGTGTTATTTAATCTTGTATCGTCTCTATTCCGAAAAGTGTTATCTGTACTGGTTGCTTCTTCTTTTACCGAATCCTGATCAAAATAATACTTCTTAGATTTTACCAGAAAGAAAATTTCCTCAAAGTCAACCGTGAATCTGTCTTGAACACTCTGAGGCATTGCATTTCTTTTATACCAGATTATTTTGTTTCTTAAAATCCACCCTCTATTAGTCATTTCAATAGCAAATCTAGAAGGAATTTGTAATAGGCATTTATCAGAAGAATAACTATCACCCAAATTTACAAAGCATGTTCCTTCTGATTTCAATACTCTCTTTACCTCTTCAAACAAATCACACAACTTATTCACATATTCTTCCGGAGTATTTTCAAGACCTATTTGTTGATCTATTCTTTTTGCACCACATTTTTTACATATACCAGTAAATACACCATAAGTAACACGTCCAAAACAATTCTTACCACCTTTATTATCTCTCATATGATTACAGTCACTATTTCCACCTTCCCAATTCGCTGTTTTATAATCTCGGAGTCCGTAATAGGGAGGACTAGTAACACAGCAATCAATAGAGTCATCCGGAAGTGTTTTCAAAATGTCTAAGTTATTGCCTTGGAATATTTTGTTCGTCATATTAAAACCTTATCATAAAGACTATTGGTGAAATATGTTCTCAATTCGCGAAACGAGAATGAAAACTTGTTCAAAGCCAAACACACATCGTTCATATCCCATTTCTTCCGTTCACCTAATCCGTTATCTTTCAAAAATTTATTCCATAAGAAAACATATTTACCATGATTTAACATTTTCTTACTGGCTATTCTTCCTGCTTCATCTCCGTCCAATAAGTAATAGCATTTTAACGGTTCTAATTTTTGTTTAACACTATTCGTAAAAGCTGTTCCTAAAACTGCTACGGAATTTTCTATCATCAAAGAATCGATAATGCCTTCTGTTACAATTACCGGATTTTTAATATCAATAAAATCTATGTTATATATTGCTTTATCCCTATCCAATAACCGATTTAAATATTTCGGTTCCTGTTCTTTTAATGCTCTTGCCTGATAATAATAGATCTTGTTCTTTGAATCATAAAACGGAATCACTAATCTATCCTTATAACTACCATCAACGGCTATAAACCATTTCTTCCAAACATTTTCCGGAATATGCCTTTCAATACAATATTTTATAGCATTATCGAAAAGATCTCCGGAACCTTTTAGAATATTAACAAAATGAATTACTTGTTCCTGTTCATATTCTAATTTCTGTATTCTTTGGATAGCTTCTTCTTTTTCTAATTCCTGTTTTAAATTCCTCTCATACTCTTTCAAATTAACAGGATTTTCTAAAATACATTCTCTAAGATAGGACTGATATTCTGAGAAAAAATATTCCTTTAACCATTTTTCAACAGGGATCGAAACATTACAATTATGACAGATATATGTTGGATGCTTATTAAAAAGAAAATATCCTCTACGTTTAAAAGAATTTGTCTTGGAATCACCACAAACGTTACACCTGATATTTATATATTCTGATGTTATTTTTGACTTTCTAAAATTATTCCGGACAACCTGTAATATGTATTTTTTTAAAAGAGAAGTTTTGAATAAGTTCATCTTGGTTTTAAAATAGATGTTAAAGATGGAGTTGGATCGTTGTTTATATATGCGTCTAATTGTTCCGAAGTTATTTTTAAGACATCCGTTCTACCATCAAAAACCACTATCATAGAATCGTGCATTGGTGCCGACCCTTCACCTACCATTACACCATAAGTATTGATTCCCTTGAAAGAAACCCTGCCTTCAATAAAACACATAGATGTATAATTTGGTTTTATAACTTCATGGAATAATTTTGTTGATGTGCTAACGGGGATGAGAAAAACACATAATTTATTCTTACAACTTTCTTCAACACCTTTCTTAACAAAATTATCTTTAGACGGTGTGGAATATGGAGGATTAATAAAATTTCTTGTTTTCCAATCTATATGTATACCATTCCACGCTGAAAGATCATGATTTATCGGACAAGGATCAAATTGAAAATCAAACAATGTATTAAGTTTATTATAAAGATATTTCGGTGTTTTCCAATTATCCTTATGTTCTATATTTCTGTTTTTCATCAATTCTCCAAAAAAGAAACCCTCCTACTATATTTCAGAGGGTTTTTAACAAGAAAGAGTCAGTTATCTTGACGTAGACTATTCAGGAAATCATCATCGTTATCGTGTGTATTAGAAGTATCAGCAGGTTCATCGCTAGTGGGTTCCTGATAATCTTCTGCCTTTACCATATCGTTCTTAACTGCTACGGATGCCTTTTTAACACCCATAACTTTCCTGAATCGTTCATTGCATTTGTCTGTAATATTATCTTCCAACTTAGTGAGATAAGACATATCAATAAGTTTAAGAGCGGCCATATCAACAGCATTCATTTCCTTAGAGAATTCGGATTTGAGATACTGAGGCAAAACAATATAATCGCTGGGATTCTTTTTCGTTTTGTTAGTATTTGGCATCTTCTTAGGAGTAATAGTAAGTTTGAAATCCGGTGCAGAAAGAGGATTCCAAGGTATAAATGGGCTAGGCGTTTCCCCAAGATCTTCATCAACTACTGGGAACATAGCATTATCCAGAATCTTTTTAATTTCATTTCCAAAACTAAACAATTTCACTTGACCTTCTAATTCTGGTGTCAATACGTCTTTTTTAATAAGGAGATTCGTGACCTGATCATACTTTCTCTTAAATATCTTACCCTCTTCAGTACCGTATAATTTGTTTTCATATACGTGCTGACAAACCGGACAAGAGCCATTTACCTTTGTATAATACTGAGGGCAAAGAGCAGCATACCACATACCATTGATCTGAAAAAAGTGTTTTGCAACGGTGGTAATAAAATTTTCTGAATCTGTAACAAAACGTACCAATTTTCGAGTTATGGGATAAATACCTTTGTCGTCTGGTTCTGCATTAAAAACAGGCTTATAGAAATTGTGATCCGTATAATCTTTTTTAGTATTAGTTCCGGAAGATGCTTTCTGATCCTGAATCTTCTTCAACATATTATCCCAATTAAGTGTTCCAGCCATTTAGATTCTCCTTTTGATTTTTGTAAATAGAATTAATTTTTTTCATACATTTTTTGAATAATTTAAAATCGTCAGTTTGTTCGTTATTATTTTTGTTATCTTCCTCCTCGTTCACATAATTGGTAACATATAGATTTTCTGTTAAATACCTGTTTTTAATAAGTTCGTAAAATATATTTGAACCAGTTTTTCGTATACTTAGAAAATCCTTTATTGGTTTTTTTAATTGTGTCTGGTATTGCGAAAGAACTTCTGAATCTATTTTCTTTTGTTCATCAGACATCATTCGAATAACTGTATCTATATTATAATCACAAAAATCAAAAGCACGACCTTTTTTTTCATTTATTTTCTTCCAAGGCAATATATAGAAAGCCATGCCTAGAAGAATGTCGTGTATCGTGTAATTCTTATATTTGATAGACTGGTATAATCCCTCATAATATTTTATAAGGTGTACAGTAGCGTTAGATTCCTCTATAACAGCAGGACAATCGAAAGCAGCATGAAGAAGTTTCGGAACATTCATCTCAGTATTGTTTTTAAGATACCATCCCAGAAAACGATTAATCTTGTATAACCGAAAACTGTCCAGAATAAACTTATCACCATTACAAGTAAAAACCATTATTTCAAGACTTTCTTCCGGATCTATAACCCAACATATATCCAACAAAAAAATTCAATAAAAATATAAACCAGATAATTATAAAATCCATATCAACCCTCTATTGGTAATCCGTCCTTTTTCTTTTCCCTAATAAATTTTGAAAGAGTTACAGGAATTTCTATTGCATATTTTTCAGAAAGTTCGTTTTTAATAATTTGTACATTCTCTTCGTCTAATAATGTTTTGATTCTTTGGACTGTTGTATAATTTTCTTCGAAGTATAATAGAACATCAACTAATGGAACTTTTGAGTCTGTAGAAATTTTCCGGAGGTGGTGGTTAAATGTGTATAGTGTTCTTAGCGGTAGTCTTTCATAATTAAAAAATATAGAAACATCAAATCCTATTTCTTTGACTATCTTTGCGACTTTATTTTTATTAATATTTGTTTGTTGCTGGTTTTCATAATAATCACAATTGGTACTATCTGTCATAATTAATTTAGGCCGCTCTTCAACATACAAACGTTCTTCCATTTAAAACCTCATTTGAAAATTATTGGTGAATCTTTTTTAATAACATCTTTAATCAAACTAACACCTTCATCTACTTTTTGTTGGCTAGTAACTGGTTGTTTTACATTAGGATTTTTCAGCTTTTCTAATTCAACGTCATCATCCCAAATACGCATCTTATAAAAATCAATATTAACAGGGAACTTAATCTTATTTAGTCCGTACCTATTCTTAACAATATTGAACATGTACTTTCCGTTGGTTCTTAGATCATCATTTTGAGTAGCTGCAATAACAACATCAGAATCAAATGCAACACCTATAGAATCAGAAATATCATCCATATCAATATCCAATTTACCGAAACCATCTCTATTAACCTGTATCGAAGAAATTACCGGAATACTCATCTCCATACTTAATGCTCTTAATTCTTGGGCTATACGCTTCTGTTCCGAATAACTATTATCAGATTTACCCATAGCATTAGGACAAAGAATGGCTAAGTAATCAACAAAAATAATGTCCGGAATAAACTTCTTTTTAACTCTTAATTCTTTCAGCAGATTTCGGATATAATTTGTGTTTGCTGATTTTGTCGGGAACTCTCTAATAATAAACTTTGTATTGAATGTCTTTTTACTCTGATTGAACTTATCCAGAAATTGTTCTTTATTCAGTTTTCTTAGTTCTGCTCTATTCAAATTAAAAACATTAAACATAACCCTTTCGGAAATCTTCTCTTCGGCCATTTCAAGAGTAACATATAAAACCTTCTTATTGTTCATTATACAGTTTGAAGCAATAGCAGTTTTAATAGCAGTTTTTCCACCGTTTACCTGACACAATATTAATGATAAACTCTTCTCGTGAAAACCTCCGTCTAGCCAATAATCCAAAACCTTTAATCCGGAAGATACCGTAAAATCATCTGTGTTAAAATATGTCCAAAGCCTTTCACCATCCTCAAAAAAATCTAATCCAACCCTATCATCAAGAGTAAACGCCATCGCTTCTCTTAACTGTTCCGGAGTATTCTTTAACTTACTTAGATCTTCTTCTTTTAAACCAGTCGCAATATCAGTAATAAAAGAATATAACAGCTTCTTCTTAAAAAAATTCTCAATCTCTATCTTTAATACCTCTTGCGAATATTCCGAAACATCCTTATTCAAAATTTCTGTTAATGAGTCAAACACTTCCCTATCTGTTAGTTTCAATTTCAAATCACTAACTGTAGGAAACTTCTGGAACTTATTCTCAAAATACAGAATATGCTTGACGAGTTCTTTACAATCAAAATCATCAAACAAATCTACTCTTAAAATCGGAACTACTTTATCTCTAACCTCTGTATTTTGAAATAAGAGTTTGACCAATATTGATTCAAACTCTATTGGATCTATCATGCTTCCTCTTTAACTGATTCTTCTTCGGAGATTTCTTCTTCACCCATTTCTCTTTCTTCACCCGTATTTCCAAGAGAGAGTGTATTTTTTATATTCTCATTAATTTTATTTAACAAGGTTTCATCCCACTCCATTTTCCATAATTCTTTTTCGGAAATAGATTTACCTCCTACCGACCATCCTCTAGTTTCTTTTTTGAGATATGTACCACCAAATTCCTGAAGACCATAATATTTATGTAATCCATTAAAGAAATCGAGATACGTAATCACTTTTGCTTGTTCTCTGGCTGTACGGTTTTTAACATTTTTTGCTGTTATATAGAATCCAAGCAAATTTCCATCTTTATCTTTTGCATTCTTTTTCTTCAAATCAATCATAACACTCGCAATATATTCTGGCCCTTGACCTCCGGAACCTTTTGTAGTAGGAACATAACTTCCGATGATTGAGTATGTGTGATTAGTTACCAGCATAGGAATTTTTGCTTTTGCTAATTTAAGATTTATTGAACGGTAAATTGATCTAATGATTTTAGCTCTGGTCATATCACTTACATTTTTACCTTCTTCGGCATCTGCAATTTCTTTGTTTGTTGATAAATTACCAAGAGAATCTAAAATGATTAGTAATTTGGGTCTTTTTGGATCTGTGTTGTTATTATAATCATTAATTACTTTTATTAATTGATTTCTGAAATTTTCTACAGTATCGATCGGAACATACATCACTTTATTCGGATCAATACCACGAGAAACAAACATAGATTTTTCGGTAGCATTTTCAGAATCAAAATAAACAATATAATATCCCTTTTCTATTGCTTTCTTTGCTATTGATAACACCATATAAGTTTTACCACAGGATTTCTCACCTTGAAACAAAACCACCTTATTATTCGGAATGCCTTTGTTTATATCCGCTGTCATCAATCCATTCAAAGCCATAGAACCCGTATCGATCCAATCTGTTGTATTAGATAAAGCATCGTCTTCCAAAATACTCGCTAACTCATTCCCAGATGCTTTCAATAATCCTTTTAAAAAACTGTCAGTCACACCTTTTTTAGCCATTAAACACCCCTTGCTTCATTAAAAACCTTTTCACATAATTTCAAGCATTTTATCTGATTATTTATTTTTGATAATGATTCTGGATTTCTATTTTCTCTTATCATCATATCTCTCTTATCTAAAAAATATTGCAAATCTGTTCGCATCTATTCTCCTATATGTTCCAAAAGTTCTTCACTACATATCTTAAAAGTTTCTCCGCCATATCTTAAACTCATTGATATAGCGTCCGTTTTTCCTTCGTTTTGTTTAATTAATATATCGCCTCGCTTATTCCAATTTTCGGCTAGTTCTTTTAGAGTCATTTTATCCCCTATATGTTCGCGGTGTAAATTCTTTTTAGTTCTGACTTATTTTCCGACAATACTTTTTTAACATCTTTTACTACTGTTTTCAGATCCTTTGACAGATAATCACAACAACCAAGAACCCATTTCGGAAGTTCAGTATAATCATCTATATCACAAACTAATAGAACCGGTATATCAAACATTTTCGCAACTGTTAATTCAGCAGGAGTGCCATAAGTAGCAACACCTTTTATCCAATAACATAACACAACATCACTTTTAATCAATGCCGAAAGATCTGTCTGAATAATATTATATGCCCATTTCTTTACTTCAGAATATTTCAACTCATGTCGGGAACACTTATCGAATAATTGCAGTTCACCATTCAGTTTATTTTTCTCAGCGGGATTGAAAGAGTCTATATTGTGTTTCTGCAATTTCTTCTCGACTATTTTTCTCCAATCCGCACCGTAATCTGTCAAGTATTCCATTGCGCCGCATAAATAGCAATTTTTATTTTTTATTTCTATCCGATTTAAAGTTCTGATTGTTTTGGTAAAAGACATTAATCGATTTATTCCGGATGATTCGTGATCCTTATAATTATTTTCTAATTTAATCACATTTTTCTCCTTTAATGTTTTTTTCAATTTTATTTAATAATTGTTTTATAATCAATATATTTTCTAAATTTGAATCGATGTATTCTACCATAATAGTTTTAGTATTTTTATTTTGATAAGAATTTAATATCTTTCCTTTTTTGAACCAATTGAAAGCAGTTTTGTAACACACATTTTTAATTTTAGCATATTCTGATAATTTTATTATCATATATTTTTTCCTAATATAGTTTGGATACTATTTATTTTATTATAATGTATTCTTATTAATTTTATACCTTTTTGTTTACAATATTTTGTTTTTATTTTATCGTGCTTTTGTGTTATTAAAACATTTTTCATACCGTCTTCATTTTTGTGTTTAAAATAAGGATAATAATGTTGTTTTCCGTCAAACTCTATACATATATTTTTATCGGGTAAATAAAAATCAAATGGTAAAGGATTTTTATTCTTGCAATCTTCAAATCTATAATTATGATTATATCTTATATTGTTTTTTTCTAACCACGTTAATATTGAACGTTCTCCTCTGGATATTCTACACAATTTACAACCAGTACCTAATAATAATCGTTTAGGGTTAACTAAAATTTCACCGTGTTTTTTACAGATTATGATTATTTTGGTTTTATTGTTGATATAATTAACTTTTGAATAATCATACTCCTCTCCGTATATTTCTTTAACTTGCTTTATGAATATATTTAATGGTTTTGGTTGAAGAATTTTAGATTTCATCCATATACATTTTCTACAATCATGGTGTTGTAAATGATTTTTATAATTACATTCAAATTCACCGTGAACAGGACAAATCACAATTATTTTATTTTTTACTCTGTTTTCCATGTTTGTTTTCGAATAATCAAATTTACCGTTCCAAATTTTTGATGCCTTTTCTATAAATTCTTTTGTAGTCATATAAATCTCCTTTAGAAGTATTTATATATCTAACAAAGAATTTATACATATTTTTCTATATTTTATTTTCTAAAGTAATCATTATAAGCCTTCTGTTGTGATGTTGATAATTCTTCTTTATAAAACTTCCGAGAATTATCTTTAGCCCATTCGTATTCATCCATAAACCAGTTACGGAAAACATTCTTAGAGAACCGATTCATGGCTACTTGTCTGGCATTATGTTCATAAGATTCTTTTAACCACATATCTTTTTTCGTTTCGTTTTCTGTCATTATTTCGTTTTCTACTTTAATGACATCTATATACAGTTTTTTCTCTGCTTCTTCTTTAGTGCGGTCAAACCAATCATATTCTTTCTCGATCAATTCTTTAGAAACCTTATGAATAATCGCAACTAATGTTCTCGGGATCTTTACTTCTTCATAACCATAACCATAATAAACATCAATAGTGGGTGGTTCATAATTGTAACAATATTTTTTGGTCGCCATTTTAGAAACTTTACAGCATTTTTTAACACCAGAAATAATTATATCTCCATCTTTCAAAACCACTTTAGAACCAACATACGCCTCTTTGTTTTGCAATGTAACAGCTACCATTTTAACTCCTACTGTTCAAGAATTCCTATATCACCATTTTCAAGCATTTTTTTGTCTTCATATGGCGCAACAACACTTCTATTAAACTCTGCTAGAACGTCTGTAAGCACTCCTGTTACATCAGAAAGATTGGAATAGGTAATGCCCTTCTTTTTAATATATAGATGAACCAAGCGCGTTATAGAGTAGTTTAAAGCCCCTCTGTTCAGATCAGTTCCGTCCCAAAGTGCATAAAAAAGATTATCAACATGTGTATCTATCTTTTTTCGTTCAAACTGTTTTATATATGGCATTTATTCATTCTCCAAAATTTTCATATCTTCTACTTTTTCAAAATCCATCTTTAACAGATCCAATGCTTCTTTCTCATGGATTCCGAATGATTTCTGTAATTCGTTTAGTGTGCTTCTCTTAATAGTTGTTTTAGTGACTTCCATATCATTCCTTAATTGTTTGAACCACTATTTCAGAAGTTTTTCCAGACCAAGGATCAACAAAGAATATTTTAGTAAGTCCGAGAACATTATTAACTTCTACGTCTGTTACTATGTCGTTTTTGTGCGGGAGGTTATCGAGTCTGTTCAAAGCCATTTTAGACCACCTTTCTTTAAATTACTTCGACACCATTATTCGTACACCATTTTTCATAACTTTTATCCATATCTCTTTTCAGGTCGTTAATAATATAAGCACAATTTTTAAAATCGGCGTGAGATAAAACTATTTGATCTGCCCAAGGATTTCCGGTTCTAATTATTTTCCATATCCATCTTAATCTTTCTTTAAAACTAAGTGGTCGAACATCATTACCTAGCTTCCACATGCTTACATAAACTAATGGTGAAATAGGTTCGGAATCATCTAAACAAAACTCAATTGCTTCTTGACCATCTGTACATTTTAAGAATCGCGATTTCATATTATTTGCTCCATGATTTATTATCGTTAAACCATCGATTAGTTTGTATTATTGTATCTCCTTCATTTCCCCATAATCCATCTAATTTAACAAAGGTATTTTCCGGAATCTTTTTAACATACGTAGCTGCTTTAATTTCATTCCAACCAGCAGACGGTAACTGTGTTCTAATAATTACAGCAATACATTTTTGATTCATTCTATTATGGTATTCTTGATTAGCTTTCTCATTAGCAGAAAAATCACAAGAACAAAAAATCCCAAGACTAACAATACACATTAAAACTTTTGCTTTCATAATTTCTCCATTGTATCCAGAATAAATGCAATTGTAAGACTAACAGATATGACAAATTCAAAACCAAATTCCCAAAAAGGTGCCAGCAGCATACTTAAAATTATTGAATATCCAATGATTCTTAATAAAGCTCTAATCATTTTTCCTTCTTTCTTAAAAATGTTGATAATGTTGGTTTTACTAGATTTATAACACCCCAGCCCATTACATCATAAAATCTTTGAATCTTATCCTGAAATGTTTTGTTCCATTGTATTTCAAAATCTATCTTGAAATTATTTTTGATATATTCCGGACAGTTCCCAATAAATCCAATGACATCTTGTTTCAGAATATTGTTTGTAGTACAGTAATAATATCTAATCTTACTTCCGGAATCTACTTGCTGATTAGGTATGTTAAAATGTTTTATTATAGCATTGTAATTGATACCTGCTCTTGAAGCCATTGGTGTATGAGGTTTGAAACAATTACCTTCAAGAATTGTTTTCATTATATTTTGGGATTGAATATCGTACTTACCAAAATCAGATATACCTTTAGGAGAAGCAATTTTTTCAATGGACTGTTTACAAAATTCTGCTTTAAGTTTAGTTAGATATTCGGTGACTTTAATCCGATCCTTACTTTCCATAATCAATTCAATCATAGACAATAATTTTTCTCTGCACCATGAAGGAGTATCGGATCTTACAACTTCTATTCCGGTAATTGCTAGTTTAGGTTTATCGTATATTTTATGTTCTTTTGCAAGCATTCTAATAGCATATTTTTTCTTGGCTTGTATGAACATCGCATCGGCTATTTTATCACGTTGGAATTTAATACGATTTTCAATATTATACTTAGCACAAAATATATCCAGCATCTTCTTGAATAATGGTTCCAAAACTGTTTTATCCAAGTCTAAAGCAAAATCTAAAAATGAACGTTTATCCTCTAATGTCTCTTGAAGTTCCTTTACAGAATAATAATTGCTGTCCGTATCGATAAGTTGACATGGTGCGAGTTTCAAAGGTTGCTTCCCGAACTTTTTTGGATAATGGTTCTGAAGATAATCATTAGTATTGTTCGCAAGATATTTTATAATAGTCTGCCCGAAACCCGTAATAACTCTGGCATGGTTTATATTATAGAAGTTAAAATAGGGACTTGACATGATGCCATACAAACTATTTATTGCGATCTTTCGGATATACTGCATACGATCATAATATTCTTCTCCTACCTTATCTCCTTTTAAACCACACTCTTTCTGCAATTTTTTAAAACGAATTCTATCATTAAAAATATTCTCAGTAACTTCCGCAATAATTCCCTTTTTAGATTTATCATAATACACACCAGCGATAGGAGTTTTTATTAACATTCCTTTTGCTTCTAACTCTGCTCTTCTCTCACACTCATCTTGCATAACAATAGTAGTAGCACACATATTCGTTGCCATAATAATTGACGGATAAAGGCTCTGAACATCATAACTAATAATATTCTCATAAAAGCCTTGATTCGCCATAACATAAGCACCATCAAATTGTTCTTTATGAAAATCTCCTTTATCAGACACTACCATATTTTTATTGTGCAATGCCTTCATAACATAACCAGTCAAAACCGCTACAGAAGAAAAGATAGATTCAAACGGACATAATGATTCGTAACACATTGTAATAGCTAATCCGATATATTTCATCTTAGCATCTAGTTTAATTATTAGATTTACGTCCTGAATATTATACTCTACAAACTTATTCCAATCAGTTTTCCAAATAGTGTTTATCGTACCATCAAATTCTAACTTACCCTCATTAATTTCATGCATACAAACAGAATTCAAATTATATGACTCTAGTTTCTCTTGCTGGAATTTTTTATAAAGATCCATATAATCTAAACAGGCAATTCCACCTATCTTATTTTCCCATACTTTAGTCATCTTCCCTTTAGAATCATATTTTTCTTTTTGTTCTGTTTTCCATTTGTGTATAGGCGACATCGTTCCTTCAACACCTAATTTCTGGCATCGATTTATTAAGTAAGGTATATCAAATTGTGAAGAAAACCATCCCGAAAGAACTTGTATATTAGACTTCCGGAACCATCTACAAAACTTCTCTAACATTTCCTTTTCATCGGGATTGTAATAATAGTTTTTTGTAATAGTAGTATCATCAAGAGGGTATAGACCAAATGTATAGAACTCACTTGTTTTTGATAAGTAAACCGTTATTAGATTGATAGGGAAATTAGCATCTTCTGGCTTGGGAAAAACGGGTGCAACATAATAACAACTATCTTTAAATAAACACCATTTATTAGATTTTTCATCCCATATTTCATAATCATTAGAATTATATCGTTGTTCAAACTCTTTTATGGATATGTATGTTTCCGACATATTAACCTTTATGTAAAAATTTATTTCTCAATTTTATCATTCTTGTGCGCGGTTTTGGTTTTTTTTTCCTTTAGAAATAGTTCAAATTCTTCATCTGTCATGGAAGCGTATCGTTTACCCATAATTGTTTGTTGATTTGTTTGTTTCCCCTTTTTTCCAGCAGATATAGATAGTCCACGTTGTATAGGATCTGCTGTTCGTAACGATTTGTCTAATCTTGCGATTTGTTCTTCTTTGGTTAATTTATTTATAAATTTTTTGATAGATATTGAACTTTTAATATACATTTCGGGTGGATGATTTTTTTTATATTCTTCTTGACGAATTTTCTTATTCTCTTCTGATTCATTCTCGTAAAATTTTCTCAGGGATGATATTCTTTTTTCTCTAACTTCTGGTCTCAGTTGAATCATTCTTATTCTCTCGGATCTACAACGTTTCGATTCTTCTGGTTCATTCGCATAAAACTTTTTCATTCCTTCTACAGACTTTTTAATACGTGCTTGGTTTTCTTCTTCGGACAAAGAAGCATAATATTTTCTAACACCAATCGAAATTTTTTCTGCTATTTCTTTGTTTTTGGTTGGATGATTTTCCGCATATAATTTTCTCATATATTCAATATCCTGCAAACCCATTCTATTTCCATTATGACTATCTACCGACATATATCTAAATGCACATATTAATTTCATTCTATATTCTGTATTATAATAAATTTTTACTAATAAATGATGAGCTACATAATGTTCTTTTACTCTTAACTTAACAATATTTTCTGCGCCGTTATTTCCTCCTACACATTTTGGTATTATATGATGTTTTTCATAATATCCATCGGTATAATCTCGTTTCTTTGCGGTTTCTATCAAATTATCATAACATTTTTTGTAATTCATGTTGACTCCTTTTATAACTATTTAGATTAGTTATAAAGGGAATCTCTATATCTACCTCTTTCTTATTTTTATTTTATGAGAAGAAGAAAATCCGGTGTCCCCTACTCCGATCTCTATGTCAAAAAAAGCAACATTAAAATTATTCAGATTCGGTGTTATATCTCTTTTTTCGTATTTGTGTTGTAAAAAGGAGAGTTCTTTCTGAATATCTGTTTCGCAAAGATAAACATTGGCAGCTTTCTTATTCTTTATTTCCTGATATTCTTCCTGATATTTTTTTATAACAGGTACACCATATATATCTGTTATTTCCGATTGTCCTGTTTGATCCTTTTCGTAATATATATGTCTGTATTTGTCTATATGATGTTTGACTTTTCCGTTAGCATCAAATTCCCAAAAATGAAATTTCCTGTCATCATAATCATAGTAAGTTCCTGCAAACATTAACCCTCTATTTCTTTTTTAATTCTGGATTCTCAAAAATATTCCCGACAATTTTCACATATTGCTCCTCGTAAACACTTTCTCCACCATTTTTTTCAACACACCAACTAGACCATCTTGAACAAACATCGTCTTTAGAACGAGGAAAATAATAAGTATATCCGTTATCTTCTTTCTCCCATACATCACAACCATCTTTTCCGTCGTTACTTGTTACCAGAATGTCACCTTCATATATTCTTTTACCAGTCTTATCTTTAAAATCGGTTTCAAAACATACTACAAAATATTTTTCTATACACGAAATTATATTACCGTCAATATTTTTATGATACAACTTTCCATCTTGTCCTATAAAGAAATCAGGAACTATATCTTTTTTAGTTCTCTTATTAATAAAAAGTTTGTTTTGTTTATCCCATACTCTAAATTTTTTCATTCGTGTTCCTCCAAATCAATAACATTATTCTCAAAAAATACTTCAGGCATTCCGTTAAACATTCCATCACCAAAAATAAGCATAACATCCCACAATTCGGTTATCAAATATCCATCTTTCAAAGGAGGAATACGAACGGGCATTCTAGATATACTATATAGTTTTTTATAATGATTTTCGTAATGCTTCAGACCACTTTTCGTAAGCTTGATTTTAACAGTATCATTTATGTTTATTCGCATTCAATCTCCGTTATAAAACCCAAATGTCTCAAAACTTCATCTAATATCAAATCAAGTTTATAGTAATCGCCTTGTGAAACTTTTATACCGTCGATAAAAACATCAGTACCGAAAGTAGTACAACATCCATCTCCGCAAGTGTGCTCCCAATCAGAAAGCTTTATTTTTATTTTCTTGTTCTTTGGCATTTTTTATTATTGTGTAAAGTTTATCGAGATTTTCTAGTGTTGAGAATGATCTGTATGCAAAAATACCCAACGATGCACCTAATATTTGTCCACCATATTTTATCTCGAAGAAGTAAAAAAATAAGGAAACAATTAACAAAAAATAAGCCATTGTCCAAGAAAACAATCCATCAAAAATCTTTTCAATAATCTTCATACAAACTCCTTTAATAATGTGATATTAATATAACCACATTGTATCAGGAATCAAGACCCTTTACCGAGAATTTTTTCAGTTTCTTTTCTTTTTCCATCTGACTCAAAAAAGTTCCGCAAACAGCACAATCCAAAACAACATTAAACTGACATTCTCCCACGAATGAATTCGTGAGGTTCTTGTTTCCCTGAATCCGTTCGATAGGAACACGGATGTTCTTCTCTCGCGTTTGTTTGATTCTCCACAAGCGTAAATTCCCCTCTGCCCGAGGGTACTCAATCCTTCAGTTTCTATATTCCAACTTGCCTGTTCATCTCTGTCCTGTGTATGACCACAGCTAGGACAAACGAAGATTCTATCTTTTAGTGTTAACCCCTTATGGATTTCACCACAGACACTACAAAGTTTAGAGGAGGGAAACCATCTATTGATTTTAACTATCTCCCCTCCGTACCATTTGACTTTGTATTCAAGTTGTTTCTTGATCTCCGAGAAAGAGGCATCCGCTACTGACTTTGACAGTTTGCGGTTCTTCAACATGCCTTTAACATTGAGATCTTCTATAACAATATACCTCGGTTTGGTTTTCACCAAGTTAGATGTTATTTTATGTAAATTGTCTTTTCTGCAATTTGAAATTTTGTAGTGGATCTTCTGGACTCTCTTGATGGCTTTCTTTCTGTTTTGAGATCCTTTCTTCGTTCTGGATAGCCTTCTCTGCTGTCTACGGAGTTTCTTGGCGTACTTTCTGGTATTCTTTGGATTATCGAACGTCTGCCCATTTGAAGCAACCACAAGGGTTTTAATTCCGACGTCAATTCCAATAGCTGTCTCTGGCTTTGGTGCATCATGCATTTTAACTTCACAGTTTACAGATGCAAAATATCTCCCTGCTTGTTTTGAGATTGCGACGCTATAATATTTCACTGCGTTCAATGGGATGTAGTCCAATTCTTTTAATTTAACATCTCCGAGTTTTGCAAGGAAAATAGAATTGTCGTTTAGATGAAATCCGTTGTTCTGGAGTCTGAAAGAATCTCTGCTTTTGCCTTTACATTTGAATTGAGGAAAACCAACTTTTCCTTTCTTTAAACCACGGAAGAAGTTCTTATATGCAACGTCTACATTTTTTAGAGACTGTTGGAGTGTTATAACAGAAACGTCATTTAAGTAGGAAAATTCTTCTGTTTCTTTCAATTTGGTTAGATCTTTACACAAGCTAAAGAAGGATAGAGACTTCTTTGTTTCCTCGTAGAATTTCTTCTTCCGTTCTAAACCCATATTGAAGACTTTCCTGACACAACCAAACGTTTGTTCCATTAAGATCTTTTGTTCTTCTGTGGGATTTAATTCTACTCTGAAGGCTCTAGAAACTATCATCTGCTTCCTCTCTAAATATTTCCGGTGAGACAGATAGATTACTTCCGTCTATTTGGTTACTGATTATAACCTAATCACCACTTTAATAGTATTTAGTATTCAAAAAACCAAGTGAGTATACGAAATTACAATCATTCTTGTTCGCTTTCATCCCACGACTGTTTCCCGCTATAGATCGTAATCTGAGTTTTGATATCAACCATTTTCTGACATCTTGGACACCATCTCATCCCGAATTCCTTTGCTAATCTTCTCCACCATTTCCATCACATCATTTCCGACTACCTGTTTAGTACCAGCAGCTTTCGCATGACCACCACCAACATCTAATTTCCGGAGAAGTACACCAATATTTAAATTTGTTACAGTCCTTATTGAGATAGTGCTTCGTTTAACATTATAACAGAAAGAAAACTTATATCCTTTTTCTTCCATCATTCTGTGACATAAATCATTCAGGAAATCTTCGGCAAAAAAGAAACAACCATTAATATCCTTAAGTTCTACAATATCCAGATTATTATAAAGATTATTCAAAACCTCTTTCTGAGCATTTACATAATCATTTTCTTCATCATTAAAAACCATATTACCATCAAGGAACCGTTCAAAAAATAATTTCTCTTTATACTTCTGGAACATACAATTCAGATCCCACGAAAACGGATATTTCAGAATCCACATATCATAATCATTAACAAGCTGTACAAAAGAATGAAACGGAGTATAATCAAAATCAAAAGTCTTATCCAACCATTCAGCAACTAAAGCAGTACCACACCTAGTAATATCAATAAAACGGTTTTCTTTTGGACAACTTAATTCGATAGCAGATTCATGATGATCTATGTATATAATTTTTGGATGTTTTAATAGCTCGTGATTTGTTGGAGAAAGGTCTGAAACAATAACATAATCAAAGGCATTAAAATCAATATTCTGGAACTTCTCGTCGATTTCATAATAGCCCCAATTATAGTACGAAATATTATGAAAATAGTTTGCTAATAAAATCTGACAACCAACACCATCTAAATCATTGTGTGAAATAGATAATACTTTAGAATTTTTATTTATCATCTGTTCTCCTCTTTAAATCTTTCTAAATCAATTTCGAAAAAAGGATCTTGTAACACTTTATCAAACTTTTTTATAACTTCTTTCGGAACATCCTTTTCAGCGATTTCAAACATTTTATTGAATTTAAGCAGATTGAGAATTGGTATAGATTTTTTTTCGTACCACCCAACAATTATCAAACAAATATTATCTTCAATCTTCATCCAATAATTCGATCCCATCCTCTCCCAATATCTCATTTATTATTTTCCGACCATCTTTTCAAATCTATCTCAAAGTATGGATCTTTAGTATATTTGATGAACTTATTTTTAATCTGCTCTGGAACATTATAGTCACCTTCTTCTTCAAAACGTTTACAAAAATTAACACCGCTAATTGTAAAAGGAGCCGAATACATTACTATTCCTTTCCACCTACAATAATAGAAAAGACCGAATGAACCAAACTCATATTGATTCTGCATTTTAACCTATCCACTTTGCTAAATCAATTTCGAAAAAAGGATTATCAATATAGTTCCGGAATGCTTCTTGAATATGGTTCGGAATATCGTTGTTGTGGTGTTCTCTGTATTCATTAATATAATTTCTAAATCCCAGAATTCCACCACGATATATTAACCAAATATCTACGGTTTTTTTGTGACATAAAAATATTCTGGCATATTCGGGCGCATTGGAAAAACCTCCTAGAAAGAAACCTTTCGTAACATCAATTTTCACTAATAAACCTCGCTAAATCTATCTCAAAGAAAGGATCATTAATATAATTCAGGAATAATTTTTTAATAAATTCCGGAAGAGGGATTCCCAACACGTTTTTTGTAAATTCCCATATAAAATAAACTCTTTGTGATTGTTCGTTCCATTTTAAAAATAAATGTCTATAATTACTTTTTTTATAATTCAAATCCAGTAACGCATAATTTGTCATAGTAGAACAAGTATATATTCCTTTTGTAATATCTATATTTTCAAGAATTTTCACTGATAAACCTTTCCAAATCTATCTCAAAGAATGGATCCGAAATCTTATCATTAACTGCTTTTCGAACTTCTTCCGGAACATCTTTTTCATCATATTCTAACATACCATTATTATCACTGTATTTTCTATCATTCCAACTATCCCAAGTAAATTCAAATATTACCTTTCCTCCAAACATAGTAACATATTGTAATCCGAAACTTTTGGTATATTTTTTATCTATCTTAACTCTTTTCAAAATAATAAACCAGTCATTATCCGGAGGTGCAAAAAGATAAATCGGTTTCAAAATGATCGAATCCATTTTTCAAGATCTATTTCGAAAAAAGGATCGGCAAGCTTTTCTTTAACACCTTTCACAATATCTTCCGGAACATCTTTTTCAAAAATTGGCTTGCAATGCTGTTCAAAAATTCTTTTATTTATTCTTTTAAATTTGATGTTATTCTTCCCACGATAATCTAATGCTATTAAATAATCAGAAATGCCCGATATAAAAGATTTCCCAAGCATATAATTGTTAAAACTCACATTTGTACTTATAAAACAAAACCATCTTCCTTCAATCTCTTTTAATTTATGTTGTTCAAGCATTTTCCGTAATTCTGGCACGTGATTTTCTACAGGTAATTTTCCACAACAATCTGCCTCACATAATTTTAAAATGTATTCCAGATCATCTCCACATTTTAACAGGAATTTTTTAATAGCCTTTCTTGTAGGATTCTTCCGGATTAAATGTGGTCTCATGTGATTGTCAATAATATTCGAAACCTTTATTGCAATATCTTTTTCAATTCCTTCTCTCTTCATTATTTCATAAGCAAGTCTGGAACCTATTTTCTCGTGATTGTAAAAAGTAATCTTATCACCGTTTATTGATTGTGCTTTTGGTTTACCTATATCATGAAACAATGCCGCTAACTGTAAAATATAATCATCCGGAAAATGGGTTTGAACATATTCCAAAACTAGCATTGAATGTATATGTGGGTCGCCTTCGCAATGATGTTTTCCATGTTCAACGCCTATCATTGCAAGAACTTCCGGAAGTGCCTTTAAATGGTCTATATCGGTCATTTATTAACCTTACTACTTTTAAATTTTGCTAATTCAATTTCAAAAAATGGATTCTCGATATATTCCCGAACACTTTTTACAATCTCTTCCGGAACATCTTTTTCTAGAATTTTGAATTCGATATTGCTAATTCCATACGATAATGATTTTAATCCATCGTGCCTTACATATATCCAAAAATTTGGTTCTACTTTATACCAATACGCATCCGACACAGTTTCCCAATAATTCATTTATTCACCAAGAAATTTCAGATATTTAATGTCTAGATCCACTCCGAAATCACGTTTAACAGAAGCTACTAAATCTTTTTCTGTTATTTCGTTTCGCGATAATTCTTTAACATTATAACTGTAAAAATCAAGAGCAAACATTTTTATTTTACTGTTCAATTTCCAGAATTTATTGGCTTCTGATTTTAGAGAACTGGTCTTTTGTTTTCCGCCTTCAAATCTGTACCACAACACCTTTTTAGCATTTGTGTATGTTTTGTAGCCATATCCCTGAGCATCGTCTAGAATTTCTCCTGTGTCTTTATCAATAATCACGAATCTTTCTTCTGGTCTATTCCAAGGCTCTTCATTATGATTTTTATTCGAAGGCATTTTAACAATAATTTTTTCAGTCATAAAAACCTCTTATTTTGTAATATTATCTTTCGGATCTGGTTCTTTGTCGATTGCTGTTATTATAATTGCTACTATGAAAAATATTAAACCAACAAATAATAGAGAAATACCACTATAAAATAAAACTATTCCGAGACCTTCCATTATAACTCCTTAACTAAAATGGCTAAAAAATAAATGTTTGTGGTTCTTTTGGAGGTTTTATTTTGAATATGGTTTTGAATACTTTTTTCATATCGTTTACATCACAACTAATATCATTCAAAAATATAAAATCCCATCCTTCATCAGACGAAACAGAAATTACTTTTCCAAAAACCATATATGCACCAGACATTCCATCACCAATTATTTGATATTTTACTTTTTCATTCCCACCAAGATAATCTTCTAAATGATCAGCCCAAACATCTATATCATTAAATTTGTAAGGTAATTTCCAACCATGTACAATAAAATCAGTTCTATCCACACTCATGATTTACTCCTTATTTTCCGAATCTTCTTGTTTTAGATCCTCTGTGCTATTTTTTGTAAGGACTCCAATCGTCCGGAAATTCCTTTGTATAATTATCTTTAGGATATTTCTTCTCGTACTCATCTATCCAACAAAGAACTGTTTTTAATCCGAATCCACATATTATCGAACACACAATCACCAAGATCAAACTCCATACAGAAATATACATCAAAACCTCCTGAGAAAAAATTAAGGAAAACTGTTGAAACAATCTTCCTTAAGATACTTCATTCAAATCTCAAAAACAAGTTTAATCACAAATGATTTCGACTCTGTTTAAGAATTCCACACCATAACCAATTCCGTTTTCTCTAGCAATTTTTTTCCGATATATGGCTTTCCTTTAACGGTCAAAATAATTAATTCACCCATTTTGTAAGTAAAATTCGTTTTTAATTTGCACCCAGTTTTAGAAATATTTACTATTGATTCGTCTACACCCTGTTCCCAAATGTGCGATCTCGTATTAATATCTACTCGGTGTCTGATCGATTCTCTACATTCTTTATTTGGGGCTTTTAAATGTTTCTTCATAGTTAATCATCAATTTCTTCTAATGATTTTCCTAATGCTTCTGAAGGTTTAGACACAATGTTCGTTAGTCTCTTTGTTCCGGTCACTTCTCCAACAGCACCGGTAACATCAGAAACTATTTTAAAAGGTGCTGACAATAAATCTCCGAATAATCCCATAGAAAATCTCCTTAAATAATGCTGGTCAAATGTCTAATGAACTTAGGTGATTCTGTCCATCTTGCTTCATCTTCTAGTTTCTGATAGCCTTTTGCAACAGTTAAATTATATTCATCTTTCTGAGAATATTTTCTGATAACTTCTTCAATATCTTCTACGGTACAATTATCAAAGACTTTCACCAAATTGTTATCATAAGGACTTTCTTCACCATTACTAAAAACAGTTCCGATTGGTATTGCTCCTATTGCCTGTGCTTCTATAGTTTTAATATCTGATTTTGACTGGTTGAAATGATTATATGTTAAAGGTGAAATAACAAAATCCGGATTGATCTGTTTCATAGCAAAAGGATAATTGAAAGCGGGTAGCCAATCAATAACACGAATTTTATCTTTAATCTCTTCCCAAAACCAAGGACAACCACCCATACAAACAAATGTAATCTTATCTTCTTTTACTGCTTTCAATACCCAATCAGACCATGCATTATTCAAATCACCTTTCATCTTTTTAGTATTGGAATAGTGTGTAGGAGAACCATTATAAAGTACAACTGGTTTTTCGATATCTTTCTGGATCTCTTGTTTCTCAATCTTTCCGGAATACATATATCTTGGAACAGTATTCAGAACCACTTCAATACGCGTTTTAACACCCATATTTTCAAGGTATTTCTTTAAGTAAGGTGTTGAGACGGTTACTATATCTACCACGTCCATACACTCTCTTACAACGTCTCTATTCTCATCTGTTACTCTATCACTCGCGAAATTATAACTGGGAATGCCTTCAATATCCGTTCCACCCCATTCTTCATTATGACCGAAAACAAGATCATCCATATCATACACCATACGATATTGTAATTTTTCCTGAAGTCTACGATATTCTTTCATTACTGTGAGATGTTCCGGACTCATATTGCGTTGAAACCACATAGTACGTACTCTAATCAATATATCAGACTGCCTTGTGAATAATTGTGTTAGATGGGGAAGTAATGTTCCCTGTTTCCCGAATAACGATCCCAAATAATTAAATGGCCAAATAGCGCGAATAGTTCCGGAACCAACATGATCGGAATAATGTGCTAGAACCACGTTTTTAACTACCTTGATTACATTCTGTTTTTCTGCATGTTTCGTATCTTCTGCTTTAACCTCATCAACTATTCTCATCGTGTGCCTTTCAAAATGAATTGTTTTCTTTTTTTATTTTGTAGATCGTAAATATCGGATTCTATTAATGTTAATCTTTCCTCGGTAGTTAGATTTGATCTTGTTATCAAAAACGCCTCTTTAGAATTTTTATATTCTTCGGACAAGCACAATACACATTTAAAATTGTAGTGAGGCGTTGAACTATTACACTTCGGACAAAAAGTTAAAAATGCCATATTACCTCAATAGCAATCTACATTTAAGATTTCTAAAATTTTATTATAATCACTAAATGTCAAACCCTCTATCGGATCTACCATAATAAAAAACGGTTCTTGTTCCGGAAGCATTTCTTCGCGATCATCCAGAATCACATATTCTTCATGACCATTTCTTTTTAACCAGTCTTGAATCTCTTCTCCACGATTACAAGAGAAGCATCGAGTATATTTATCTTCATGCAAATGCTCTTCCAAACCATATTTCTGTAATTGTTTATGAAGATCTTTTTGATTTGATTCACCTACACGCCACGATGAGGATATTACTATTTTTGTATTACTTTTCTCACAAATTGTTTTTAAAAATTTACAAGCCAAATCATCCCAGTCAAACATCATTCCCTGTGTTGCATAAGCTGTATAGGATTTATCTGTGCATATAGTTCCGTCAATATCCAAAAAAACTATTTTCATTATCTCCCCAATCTGTATTTTAAACGTCTAATCCAAATAACAATTCGATGTCTAATGAACATTCCTAGATTTTCTTTATAACCAACAGTAAAGCAACAAAAGTCTTTACAAACATTTAGACTATCTTTATCCTCAAAATGTTTTAAACAATATCCATCTCCTGTTTCTTCTCTGTCTAGATCAATCCCGTTTCTAAAATACAGGCAAAAATCACAAATAGGTTCACAGAAGTTTTTACATTTTAACATTTAATCTTCGTCCGTTAAAGTTCCGTTATCAGCACCTTTATAGTTATCTTCTTCAAATGTTAAAACTTCTAATGTCATTTTTTTATCAAGTAACAAAACCTTATTTTCTTCCAAGCCTCTTTTTAATGATTTATATATTTCATTTCCTTGTAGAGTATTAAGAAAACCATCATATCTAAAAACAAGAATATCCTTTTTAGATATTTTCAAGCTATGTTCTATAGAGATTCCGGAATTATCAACAACACGAATTTTCATCATCATTCTCCTTTATTTGCTCTATTGTATAATTCCAAAAGCTTCTTCAAAACATTCTCTTTATTATCTATTGTTTGAATGTTTATGTATTCTCTTATTAAATCTTCACTGGAATTAATTTTAGAAAAGTCCATACCATCAATAAGATCATCACCAAGGATTTCATTATTGATTTTTAGAACGGGAGGAAAAGCAGGTTTATACTCTTCAATTTTCTTAATATATTCCTGAACTTTTTCTTCATCAACTTCACCATCATATTTTACATTAACGTCTACAAAATTATTCCGGATAGTTTCTTCAGTAAATTCTTCCGGAAAATTCAATATCTTAAACTGCATGGAAACTTTATTCTCTACAAATTCAAAAGTATTATCGTTCTTTAAAATTGTATAGCCTCGTGGTTCGTTAATATCTCCTCTTGTAATCTGATATGGAGAACCTATGTAAACAATATTCGTACTAGCAATTTCTTTAATACTTCTTGAATGAAAATGTCCAGTAAAAACATTCTTAAACTTATCAACAAAAATATCTAGTGTTAGTCCATCTTCGGTAACTACATCTTTATTCATTGCAAAACCAAATAGATGAAAATGTCCGAAACAATTATTATACTTCTTTCCGCAAAATTCTAGATGTTCTATAAATGGTTTATCTTCTACTAGCCACGGAACAAATAAATCTTTTCCTATCTCTGTAATTTTATCTATTATCTGTACATTTGGAAATTTAGACAAGAACTTTAATGAATGAACATCTATTGTCGAGTTGTAATAAATATCATGATTACCAAGAAGGATTATAACATTAAATTCCGCAAGATCTATCTCAAAAAGGTCATGAAGAATATTGAAGACTTTAATATTTACTGTTTGCCTTGTATCTAAAATATCACCTAGAATATAAATGTCCTTAATCTTCTTTGCTTTTGCTTCCGGAATTAGTTGCTCTCTTATGAATTTTAACTGAGAATCTAAAAATATTTCGTTTGCTTTCTTTACACCAAAATGCAGATCAGATATTAAAATTTTCATCTATACTATCCTTGATTTATATAGGCTTGCTAATTCTTTTTCTATTGTTTCAATCAACTCCGGAATCTTTTCATATTGCTTTCTAAAAAGATATGCCTTGATTCCAGCTATAGCGTCTTTTATTAATTTTTTATCAACCAAATCTTCTAAAATATTTTCTGTCATCAACGTTTCACTGTCTTTATCATATCCCATTCTGTTCACTAATTTATCTACTTCGTCTTTATGTATTTTAAACTGTCCTCTTGGTGGTCTGATTGCTTTTATAGTACCATCTACACACCAATTAGAAACGGTCTGTCTCGATGTTCCTATAATATGGGCGACTGTTCCGGTTGTGTAGTATAGTTTATTTGGTCTACTACTCATTTTCTCTGGCCATCTCCTCTATGAAAGACAACGATATAATTTTTTGATTCCTTCTGTTTATTGCGCCTAGATAATGAGTAAATGTTTTAAAGGCAATCTCTGAGAAATAAGCAAAAGGATTTCCCCTAGTAATATCATAAGACTTAATATACCGTACCATGTAATAAGTAGCATCCGAAGTCATTTCATCTTTATAATCTTTAGAGTAATTCATGAAACCGGGCTTCTGTAAAATATTGGAAGTTATCTGAAGAAATATTTTACCAATCTCGTTAAAGCTATACCGATCCTTTTCATTAAACCATTTTTCCAATAATTCCTGAAACCTCTTATTGTCCACATAATGCTTCTTTTTCATATTGGCTGTACATCCTCTACTGATATTTTACACCCATCAAAAACTTTTAAACATTTTTCATCGTTTATAACATTTTGTATTGTGTTTTCTTTATGATCAAAATTATCGAATACCCAATCATCGGCATTTATCTCAACCTCTAACTTCACAAGATATTTAGAAGACTTATTTCCGGATGCCTTTAAACAATCATCACAGACAAAAATTTTAAAACTCTCACCGTCAAATTCCGAACCATATTGACAATTAACATTTACCTCAGTTCCGGAAGATATAGTGTTAGTCATTGTTATTATTTCCAACTCTTTTTCACATTTAATACATTTGTTCATAATTTCTCCTACTTAAATAATAATCACTTTGTCGTAGAATGTCTGAATCTTTCTAAATCAATTTCGAAAAAAGGATCTTGTAACTTCTTATCAAACATTTTTACAACATCTTCCGGAACATCCGATTCTGGAATTTCTAATATTTGTCGGTATCGCGATCTTTCAAATATCAAATCGCTGTTAGGAATCCTGTTTTTATCAATAGTTCTTAGTGCGATATGTTCAGTGATTGCCAAATAATAATTTCCAAGACATTCTTCCCAATATCTCATTTCAAACTTTCTTTGTAACGTATCAGATCAATTTCGAAAAAAGGATTTGAAATATATTCCCAAATCCTTTTCATCACTTCTTCCGGAACATCTTTTTCAAAAACCTCTTTATAATCACTTCTACCACCTTGTATTATCCTAGAACAATAATTATTATCTTTGTATCTTTCGGACGTCAAACAAACACCAAACCAAATTTGATCTTCTACTTCTATCCACCATGCATCAGAGTGTTCAGAATATTCTATGTATAATTCCTTCATTCTATCTCTATTCGACTAAAACCATTCACTTTCTTTATTCCGATCCTTCTGTCAAATAATTCTGTATCAAATGTTCTGTGACTAATGATATAATAGCTCTGGTTATCTTTGGACATTGCCTTTAAACATAACATCATTTTATCAAGACCTTCTCCATCAACAGCACCATCTAAAAGTTCATCAATAAAAAGAAGGTTACTATTCCAATTACAGATCATTTTAACAATCTCAATAAATGTAAACAGAATTGATATATCTACTCTTTTCTGTTCTCCTCCGCTCAAAGAATCATAACCAACAGGATCGAATCTACTGGCTGTCATATTAAAAACCTTATCTTCCATCTGTTCATCAAAAATTACTTTCAAAGGTAATTCAAATTTATTCAGGTATTCATTTACTTTAACATTGAACAGAGGAATCAGCTTCTTCATAAAAAATGATTTGATACCAGTTTCGGATAAAATCTCTTGAACAACCAATGCTTCATTCAAATCCTTATCAATAGTTTTTGTTGTTTCATATAGCTCTTTGTATTCAGAACATTTTCCTTTAAATGATTCCTCTAATTCTTCAATATTCATTTCAAATTTTCTTTTACCGATATCCAGAATTCTATTATTACATTCAACCATCTCTTTTTCGGAATTACTTATTTTCAGACCAATCATTTTAATATCGTTTTCAATCTTCTGTTTCTGAATCTCTTTTGTCCGAATGCCTTTTACCAATTCTTCTTTCTCTTTCAAACCATCATTCAAAACAGTTACTTCGGAATCTATTTTTATAATTTCTTCCTGAATCTCTTTTATCTTTTCGTCCGATATTTCTAATAACTGTTTCTGTATCTCTTTTAACTCATGTTCCAGACCAGCCCTTTCAACAGTCAATACCTTTAATTCACTTTCTTTGGATGATCTTGACTCATTGTTCTGTTTAATAGTTTTGATTTTAAGAACCAACTCAGAAATATTTTTGGTGTTATCTGCTATTTTCTTTTCACGATCTTCAATAGTAATTCTTAAACTATCTATCGTATCCATTTTATCCACACCATCTATCGCTTCTAATGATTGATAACAGGTAGGACAAACATCATTATCCTGTAAAAACTTTCTTTTGGTTTTATCAGAAGAATTATTAGAAACCATTAATGCATTCTCTGTTTTATACTCGCTTACTTTTGTTTCTAATTCCTGATATTCTTCTTTCTTCAACCATTCAAAATCCTTTTCTATATCAACTTTTTTCAAATCATATTCCGAAATACTCTTCTGTAACTTTTCGGATTTTTCTTTAAGAGTAGTTTTGGAAGATGCCTTTGTAACAATCTCTTTATTCAGAACTGTCTTGGATGATAATTTTTCGGCAATATCTTTCGTAAATTGCCGAATATTAGTTTCTGCTTCTTCTTTACTTTCAATTTTAATAGTGCTAAGAGTCGTTTCTAAAGAGGATAATTCAGAAGCATATATAGTGAGACGGTCTGAAATATCTTTAATTGTAGACTCTTCTTTTGTTGTATCATCTAATTTCTGCTTATCAAAATTTTCTAGGGCTTTCTTTGTCTGGGTTATATTATTTCGCATCTGTTTTATAGACTCTTCTAAAACAGTAATTATTTTTCCGTTAGTATCTTTTTGAATCTTTAATCCAGAAATATCCTTCTTAAGACTTTTCAACATCTCACCGAAAACTTTTATATTAAAAATGCTTTCAACAATATCTCTTTTTTCCTGAAGCTGCATTTTTAAGAAAGGCTTATTCTGATTAACAGATAACACTAGGATCTGCTTGAATAACGTGTAATCTATCCCAAGAATTTTATCAATCTCGTCCTGAATCAATTTTTTTGAAGAAAGCAATTCTAGTTCCTGATCATTCTTATATATTTTAACACTATCCGGTGACATGGTTCTGACTATTCTGTACTCTTCCGAAGCAATATTGAAAAAGCATTCCGTGAACAATCCTTTTTTATTTGTCTTGTTTATAAGCTCTTTTAATTTAATATCTCTGTAAGGTTTTCCGTAAAGATTGTATGTGAGTGCTTCGGTGATACTTGACTTTCCGCAACCATTCGCAGCAGATACATTTATTAGTCCATCATCAAATACAACTTCTGTGATATTGTTTCCATAAGACATGATATTAGAGAATCTTATTTTCTTAAACTTAATGAACATGGAAGACCTTTCTACTGTGTTTTATTGTTAAACGCACTCTTTTATAATAAGCACTTTGAATAGAAAAGCAAGACCCTTTCTTTCTGTCTTATCTTTGAGAATCGGAATCACACTGTTTTAGTCTTTTTTTTTTATTAATATACTTCCCCATTCCTTACCGCTATTAGTAAAGAAGTGTTACAATCATTTTTCTATCATCAAACAGTCATTTTCAAGTAGTGTTTGATCGGAACGCATGCGCTGTGCAAAAATGCCTTATAACGGCATTTTTATCTGTTGTTTATCAAAGGCAGTTTATTTCTGAATTCCTAAGTAATTACTGAGGCATTTCTAAAAACTTATTAAGGCATTCCAGAGTAAATTCTATATTAGTTTGATCTAGTATTTTATTAAGGCATTTCATTTAAATATTCCCTAGTAACTTTGCAACAAGAAGAATTTATTGATATCTGACTAAGTTGTATACCGAAGTATCTTAAATATAGAAAGAATTATTGATGAGTTCTTTTTTACCAATATCTGTGATTAACCTGCTAAAAAATAACAGGAGATAAAAAAACTAACAAAGATGTTCTAAATCTATTTTTTAAAGAAGCGGATATTTATTGATCCGATATCCTTTATACAATAGTTTCTTCTTAAAGTCTGTATTCGTAATAACAGTCTTTTCCCAACGCTTCTGATACTTAAATTTAGCTCCATCAGTGAAGAACGCGAAATTACTCGAATGGCATTTTCTTGAATAAATTATATATGCGAGACTAAGTAATTTTTCACGATCACTTTCCGGAGCATTTTTTATAACAAAATTTAATTTATTATGTGATTCTACTAAGTTGTTCCAGTCCTTATTTCCATTATATACGTTATCAATACAAGGAAATTTTTTCTGGACATATTTATTTTTTATAGTTATTGCTGAATTAAAATCTTTTTGGTATATAGTTTTTGTTTGTATTTTTGCATTAATATTTTGTCTGTTAATTAAATGTTCCGTTCCTAATAACAAGTCAGAATCTGTTTGTGCTAAATTTGCTGTAGTATTAATAATTCGTTTTGATAATGATTTAATGTCTTTAAAATGATATCTGTCTAATCCTGTTATTTCTTGAATTTCTGAATAAGTAACAGGACGTTCAAAAAGTGTGTTGTTAATAAATATTGCGTTACAGTGATTTAAAAAAGTTGATTCGGAAGATAATGTTTTGTAATATTCAATTGTGTATTTCGTAATTAATAAAGTCTGATTGTAAAAATTGTTTTTAAGATGTAATAGTTTTTTAATTCGTTCAAAGCATTTTATGGAATCACTTATTGTAAAATTTGCGTTTAAAAGATTGTTTGGATTAGTTTCTTTAGTCGTTATAAATTTTTGTTGGCATAGAAATAATAATGATTTTTGTAATTGAATATCGTTAATTTTATGTTTATCTATATTGTGAATTTTTATATTATCAGCAGTTATCGGAATATTTCTTGAACGTAAATGCCTAATTGTAACATAAACAGAGAAGATATAGGATTTAACTTTCAAGGCATTCATTGCAAAAATAGTGTTATAATCAATCTTGCAAATAGGTAACAATAGATGATTCTGGGGATCATTCTCTATATACCATTCAAGAGGTTTCAAATCAGGATTAAAAGAAGGACTCGGAATATTGCCTAAACAGAATCTTTTACCATCTTCTACTGAGCGATATATTTCAGAATTAGATTTCTCTTTTTCTTGGTATCTTTGGTCTCTGTTTAATTCTCTGTTAAAAATCACGTTTACCCTTGTTCTAAATATTGTTGGTAGGACAGTTTGATTTTACCCGTCAAATTGGTTGAACTGATTTATTCAACCTAACTACCACTTTTAATTGTATTTAGTACGCAATTTTCCTATGTTGACAAAAAACTTTTATTCATTCTTTCTATCTTTTTTAAAATCAAAACCTTATAAATGTAAAATAATTTCAAAAAGTTGTTCAAAACCTTATTTTTCAACATAACTACATAAAATCTCATTATCCTTATTTGTCTCTCCTCCAAAATAATTACAATAAACACTACAAGAAGCACCACCTACAAAATGTTCCGGAAGAAATGGACAAGGAGTAACACTAACCATTCCTTCTGTTTTAAATTTTATTTTTTTCATTATTTCTCCTGTGCTATAAAACGTTTCAAATCAATTTCGAAAAAAGGATTATCAATATAGTTCCGGAATGCTTCTTGAATGTGTATAGGAAGTTTGTCGTAGGCTTGTGATAGATTTAATATAGTGTAGTCCAAAGAGACATTAGAATTTTCATGACGCAACACATAGGAAATATTATTATGTCTATGAAGTTCAATAAAAACAAGATCCGAAAATCTTCTATCAAACCATCCAAAAGTTACATCAATTTCTTTATTCAAATCAATCATTCAAACAATATAACCAAAATTTTCCGGAATGGCTTTAAAATAGATTATCTCCACTAATTTCAAAAAAGTGGAGATAGTTAATAGCAGAAAGAGGGTTATTTTTTAATGACATGCGGGCGAACAATGACCACGACCCGTATTTTTCAAGAGCATTCTACAAATTTTCGTCAGCATTTCTTAGACTCCCATTTTGAGGTTATTGTTCCATCTTCATAAATTACACCAAAAGTATTCAAAGGCTTTTTCCGGAAGAACTTTTTGATAATGATTTTGAATAGGTCTTTGAACGATGCTTTTAGAGAAGGTTCTACAGCAAAGCAGGATCTCTTCAATAATATTTTCATTCCATTATAATCAGGAACATATTCTGAACAACCATGATAATAAGGTGACTTGAATTTTTTACCCATTATCTTTTCAAACGAGACATATAATTCAGAACTATTTTGTAACTCGTTTATTTTAATATGTTTACAGCCAATCTCTTTTAAATCATCCAGTGCAAACAATAATTTATGCTTAGAATCAATTCCACCTTTTAGCAGATTAATACTTGTTCTAATTTTATCTGCGTGTTTTTCGTTCAGAGATTTTAAAATAGATAGTCTGGAATGTTTTGAAGTAGCATTTAATAGATCGTTATTATCTTCATCATTAGTAGCTTGCAGTGAAACATTCAAACCATCTATTAAATAAAGGATTGAAGCACATGTTTTGGAATTATCAAAGAAATTTTTCGGAAGACTGGTTGTGATAAATATTGTTTTTACTTTTTCGCGGATGCCTTCAACATATTCCAATAATCTTTCTGGGTGATAAAATGGTTCTCCTCCTAATATAAGAACATCCCGAATACCTGATTGGAGAGTGGTTTGAATAAGGTTCGGAACATTTGGGAGTCCTTTTGTAGGTATACCGTTCTTCTCAATACAAAACGGGCAATTATTATCACATAGCTTAGTAAATCGGATATCCAGAGAAGAATATATACCATCACATGAATTTTTGTAGATCATAGTGTTGACAGAGTTATTGGTTTATTACACTCGATACAGAAAATAGTATCTTTGTTTATATGGTAATGAATAATGTGTTGGCAGCTTTGTTCACGAGCTTCTCTTTGTATTTGATCTTGCTGCAATAAATACGCGAGACGATCCTTCTTGTATGTTTCTAAATTATCGTATTTATTAGGATCTGGTTTTTCTAATAATATTTTTTCTGACATTTTGATATCCTCTTTTCTTGTTTATATTAAATTTTTATATGTTGTTTTTTTTTACCATTTATCGGTTCTATATTTTCTAAAGTCAAATCTGGAATCATCTTCATATTCATATTTTGGTATGTTAAGAAGTTCCGCTATTTTATTTTGGTGTTCCGCGTGATTCTTACCTCTACAACACTCACAACCTTCAGAATATATGTAATTTGCAACAGCTTCTCGGATTTTCTTTTTGAATGTTCGTAAGTTTTCCTTTGGTTTTCCTGTATATCCGTTTCCCTTACAAGTATGACATTTAATTTTTCCGAAAGTGTATGTACCATTTTTTGAAGAATTATTTCGAAGCACTCTGGAACCTTCACAATTCCAACATAATTTTGGTTTTTTATTTACTTTTTTGGTCATTTTTATTTCTCTGTTTTGTTACAATATAAGGGTTTAGTAATTTGAACATTTTAAAGGCTTCTTTTTCGTGTTTCGGAGTGATTTTTAATATTCTTTTTCCGGATTGGTTTGGATATAATTGTGTTTCGGAAATATTTGTTAAGAACCATTCTGCCTTACCTCTTTGAATAGTCACTACAGTAGTTTTTCTTGGATATTTGTACGTATTTGCCACAGGTATTCCGGAACCATATACAAAAGATATTCCGGAAGTTTTTGAGTAAGGGATATACAAAGCTTTTATTTTATGATGCGTCACGGAAACAACATTTACAATCTCTTCAAAAGTTGTTAGAGTATGTTCCGTAGCATTTCCGTTAATGGCTTTTAATGCCTGTTCGATTTTGTCTTTGTTTTCTATTGAGATTTTAATTTTCATAATGATTCCTTATACGGTACTTTAATGAAATAACCATCGAAGTTATTTTTCTTTGCTTCTTTATATTTTGTTAACCAGTGGTAATGTGAAGGAAGTACCCATCTATGCGTTCCATTTTTAATTTCATACATCCACCCACATTTATCGCTATGAGAAGATTCACAAACAGCATCATGAAATTTTATTACTTTGGTTAAATCAATATCGTTGTTGTCTTTTTTCATACAGATTCCTTTCCACACTCCGGACATTTTGTTAAAGACTTTCCTTTTCAAACCTCTTTTCTTGTTTAATGTCCTAGCTAAATATAATAGATGAAAGTTTTAAATCCAAAAGAAAAATAAAATAAATTTAAAAGTAGGTGTTTATGACTGATATTGAATTTGCTCGTTTAAAGGCTATTGTGGAAAAAGAGCTAATAATTAACGAGGATAATTTGTCGGATAAGTCTTTGAAAATACCTAACTTACACCAGAAATATTTGGATATATACACTAAGGAAATGCGGATATTAAAAGACCTCTCGCTAAAAAAGACTAAAAAATATTCCGACTTATATCATAAAAATAAATTTGAAGGTGAATACAAATTAGATTATGCGAAAGAGATTGAAACATATGTAAACGGTGATCCTGATTATTATAAAAATTGTCAGGAATTTAATTATCAGGACATTATCGTAAAATTTCTGGAATCAACATTAGAGAATATCCAGAAGATGAATTTCACTATAAAAAATTATATTGAATGGAGAAAGTTTTTAGCTGGTGGGTGATTCTACAAAAACGAGAGATGGTATATACTTGGGAGTGATTCGATCCATTCTTCCCATTCCTTTTTCGTGAACCATTTTTCTGGAACGTTTGGACTAGAATAACGATGAGAACCACACTTACACATATAGTTTTCCGGAGAATCTTTTGAAACCCATCCAACTAATGACATAGAAGTATTACAGAATTTGCATTTTAGAATCATAAATTTTTATTATGCGCTCTACAAACCGTACATGTTACCATTGTGCCACGCGGATTTTTACACATGGGACAAAGTTGTATATTTATTGGTTTTTCATTCTCTAGAGAGGTAATTGCTAATAATAACGCTTCTCGTAGCATAGTTAATTTTTCATCCGGCCAGTTGCTTTTAATAATTGTTATAGCTTCTGTATTCTTCATTTTAGATCTCTTTTTGTTTCTGTTTCGGGTTTTTGTATGGTTTTATGATTTCGCGGGTGTAATGGACAGCATAGCATTTCACAAGTGGAACCACAATCGGTACATTTAGTAGATTCTTTAAGAACGGCATCAAGCGAATATAAACCCAACTCAAATCGCTGTATTTGTGAGGGTGTTGCAGTTTCAAGTATGTCAATTTGAAGCTGTTTTAAATTAAGATAATCTTCATAGCACATATATTAATTATTTCCCATCATTACACCAACAACATAACACGCAACGATCATTCCTATCCTATAAATTTTTCACATAAAATGATCACTGTCGAGATTAATAGTAAAACCAGCTAATCCCATCACACATGCCGCTAATAGGGTTTCTAATAGTATTTCCATTTTATTCTCCTAAAGGAATATAAGCAACAACCATCCCAATAGGAACACAAGGAATTCCGAACCCTCTGATTATTTCTGCTTTATAGGGTGCTTTGAAATCACATATACAAAACCGGACAATATTTACAGGCCATGATATCAAAATCAATAAACCAATAAGTAAAATAACTAATTGTGTCGAGTTTCTCATTTTCTTTTCTCCTTTAAATTTTTTTGTTGAAATACCTTTTAAACGAACAATACCAGAGAATCATTATCGGCATCATATCGCACACCGCATCGAACTAAATATAAAATTTGTTCTTTTGTTAATTGTTCGATCTGTTCTCCGTCTATATCGAGCCATATTTCGTCATGCTCGGCGGAAGAAACTATATCCATTTTTTGTTTTGATGAAAATAGCTTATCCAGAAAAACAAAAGCGCATAAATCTGGGCGAGAAAAAGGAGGATTATCGATCTTATCAAATTCACCGTACTCGTCTTCGAAAGAATCAAAAATCAATTCTATATTTTTATTTTCTGATTCGGTTTCTATTTCGTCTTCCATGTTTCTCCTTTTATTTTCCTAATGTGTTTGAATCGTATTTTACCCATTTAAGACCCGGCCCGCCATTAATTTCCGATTGTATATATCCTTTATTCATTGCGGTTGTTTTAATTTCTGCATCATACTTTTCGGATATAGAGCATCCCTTAAGACAAAGCGTTACCAAACATGCAATTACAAAACATATTGTAAATGCTACTTTTGTTTCAGACGATCCCATTTGATGTTCTCCTTTTTAATTTTTTAGACAATTTGTGGTTTTGCGTTTATTTCTTTGTTAAGTTCTTCGATTTTTTCTTCATACTCATTTATTTTTTGTATATTTTCTTTTAGTTCTTCGTTTAGTTTTTCAATTATTTCCTCGATCTCATATATTCTTTGCTTGTCTTCTTTTAATTGTTTGGCTAACTGACTAATTTCTCCAGAACAAAATCCCATCATAAAAACGATAAACAAAACGATTATAGATAAAATTATGATAAAAATTGTCATGGTATACTCTTTCTTTTAATTGTTGGTGACGCTTAAGGATTAAAATATAACAGATGAAACCAGAAATTCCTAATAAATAATTATATTCCCGAAATATTTCTGATAATTACTAATTTATCATCTCATTAGTATTTTCTATATCTCTTTAATTTTCAACGTTCTAAATACTATTATGATCGAATCTTTGCCTATAAAAATTGTTGATAATGTGTTTTTGGAAATCGAATCTACACAAGCACAATCGTATGAACTTTCTGATTACTTTTCATATTTCGTAAAAGGTTATAAGTTCATGCCGAAATACAAATTTGGTCAGTGGGATGGTAAAGTCAGATTTTTCAATGGTCGTTCAAAGCAGCTTCCGATAGGTTTATTGCCAGAATTATTAAAGTTTTGTGATAGATACCAATACCAGCCCGAATATAAATTTGATTTAGACATATTAAAACCGATCCCTTTTCCGGAAGATTGTTATAAAAAGTTTCTGGAAAAAATGCCTTTGAATCAGAAATATCAAATTAGGGATTATCAGGAACATGCTTTTAAAAAATTGATTGAACATAGAAGAGGAGTCACACAATTAAATACGGGTCTCGGAAAATCATTAGTAATATATATGCTGACCAATTTCATACTACAACAGGGAAAGAATATACTAATAATTGTTCCGAACATTACTTTGGTTACTCAGTTGTATGATGATTTTCGGGATTATGGTTTTGGTGATAATGTTTCTAAAGCAGTTACCAGAGTATATTCCGGAAGTAAAGATGAAATGAAACCCGTTGTTATATCTACTTGGCAATCAATGTTCCGGAAAGAGAAACCATTTTTTGATAAGTTTTCTGCTATAGTAATTGACGAAACACATACGCTCGTTAATGGTCAGATGAAAGTAAAAACGAAAGATGGTATTAAAACAGTTTCCGGAGCATCTATTAAACAGATTACGGAAAAATGTTCAAATGCAGTTTTCAGATGGGGATTAACAGGAACTCTTTCGGATGATAAATGTGATATGATGACTTTACGGGGATATATAGGTGAAGTTGTTATGGAAACCAGATCTTCAGAATATATTGAAAAAGGTATTCTCAGTAAAATGAAGGTGGTAAATTTATTTGCAAAGTATCCGGAAGAATTATGTAAAACTGTTCGAAAAGCAAAATTACAATATAACGATGAGCTAGATTTTACACTAGAATACTCCGGAAGAAACGATACATTAGATTTTATATTGAAGTGTGTTAAACCGGATGAGAATGTATTGTTGTTAGTATCAAAAATAGAAAAACAGATAAAACCATTAGAAACATATATTCGGGAAAAATATCCGGATAAAAAATTGTATATCATTTATGGAAAAACAGAAGGGGAAGAACGTGAAGAAATTCGTAAAACTATTGAAAAAGAAACTGGCTGTATTTTGCTTGCTTCTTATGGAACGCTTAGTACCGGAGTCAATATTCGGAAACTGCATCACATTATATTCTTCTCTTCCTACAAATCGAAAATCAAAGTCTTGCAATCGATAGGAAGAGGACTCAGAACACACGCAGAAAAAACAATGCTGATCGTTTGGGATGTTGTTGATGATATGCGAGTAGGAAAATTCAGGAATCATCTTTTTAAGCATTGGGAAGAGAGGATTAAATATTACACAGAACAAGGATTCAAAACTATTAACAAGGAAATGAAGATATGAATTTTTTGCAATATTTTTTAGAAAGCAAGGATAAGGAAAATTGGTTTGAAAAGAGAACTAAAAATCATATTGAACTTGTTAAAAAATATGCCGGAAAAATTAGCGAAGAACTTTTTAAACAAGCTGAACTCCATGATGCTTCTAAGTTTAATGATCCCGAAAGAACTCCTTATATTGAAATTTCTTGGGACTATAAATGTCAGGCAGATAATATTCCAAACATTCTTCCGGAAAATATTAAGGAAACAATGTACGGAGCATCCTATCATCACGTAAAGAATAACAAGCATCATCCGGAATATTGGTCGGAACAAGAGGATGTCATAAATAAAGTTAATAGAGATGAACCTTTAGAAGAAATAATTGATTCAACAAAAATGCCAGATGAATATATTTTGGAAATGGTTTGTGATTGGTGTGCGATGTCCGAAGAAAAGAAAAATTTCCCGAAAGATTGGGCGGATAAAAATGTCGGAATAAGATGGAAATTTACTCCGGAACAAACCAAATTGATATATAAAACTATAGATGAGATTTGGGAACCTTCTAAATAATTTTCTAAATACTACTGACTAAACTAAATTGGAGATATTATAATGAAGAAATTAATGCTAACAGAACAGTATATGATGGAACAAAAGGATCTTGCTTCTATGGTTTACGAATATTTGAAAAGTAATCCTAATCCAAAAGATAAAGAACTACACGATTGGACCGAAAAGGAAAAATTAGATGTTCATGAAGTAGAATCCGAAATATACAAATTAGCAACCAAATTTGTACAGCATGGTAAAGAAGAAATTGGCGAAAGCATTGTTGAAGAATCTACTCTCTCGAAACAAGTTGTGGATTATTTAGACAAGAGACATTCCGGAGATGCTACAGAAGCTAAAAAAGTAAGAGATGCATTAAAGAAAAAGCTCGGTAATAACTTTGTGAAAACTCTTCTGAAACACGGTGATCCTGATACTGATGGTTTTGATGTTGTTAGAAAGAAATGGCTAGATGAAGATGTTGGTGTACTTTCCGGAACTATTCAGAAAAGTATTCCGGAAGAAGTTGTTGAAGCTTATAAAGCAAAATTGGTTGTTGCTGATATGCCTTCTGTAATAAAAAATATGTTTCCAAAAAATAAATATACAAGCGCAGAGAAAACAGAATATTACTTGGTAACAGATTCTAATAATAAAGAAATTGGTAGAGTTAGTGTATACGATGCTAATAATGAAAAAGAAGCGATAGAATTCATTAAAAATAAAGAATCTGTCAAAGAAGGTGTAGAAGAAGCTTATTCTGATTTGTCTGAACTTGAAAAAGAATATGATTCCAAAAGTATAGAAGAATTGGTTAAGCTAAAAAAGAAACTATACTCTAATGTTGATATATCTTCTCCGAAGTCACCCGAAGAAAAAGCACTAGAAAGAATCATATCAAAAAAATTCAGTGATTTAAATCAAGAAGTTATAAAAAGAAGAAATGCTAAAAAAGAAGCTGTTAAAGAAGGCGTAGAAGCAGATCCGGAAGATATCGAAACAATGTTAAAAAATATGAAACCTAATACAGATACAGTTTTCGTTCTCCAAAAAACAGTCGGTGGATATAGTGCGGTTAGATATAATAAAAATCAAGTTGTATTAAATAAAGAACCTATTAAAGAATCTTTCGGAAGCTTTTTGAAACAGAAGGCATTTTTTAAAGAAGATGCTGGTGTAGATGGTTTTCCTTTTGCAACAGAAGCAGAAGCCCTAAAGGATCCGCAACCACTTCTAGACCCAACCTCTTCAACAGACAGAGAGATACGCGGGAGCACTTCAGATTCATTCAAAGGCATAGCTATAGCAAAGGGTGTCACTGAAAAAGATGTTAACGCCAAAGAGCTTAAAGACGGCATCAAGATAGAAATGGAACACACTAATGATCCTATTGAAGCAAAACAGATAGCATTAGACCATTTAGCAGAAGTCGGGGAATGGAACGAAGATAAAACAAAATTCACTCATAAACCATATTACAAAGAATTAAAGAAGTTGGAAAAGAAACTGGAGAAAAAGTAATGGACTACCAAAAAATCAGAAAACTATTAAATGAAGATACAACCAATCTCTTCTATTTCTTTAAAGATAAAAAAGTAATTGGTGATATTGATATTAAAAAAGTAAATACAGACGATGGACTAAGATTATTGTTCAACCTAAAAATAAAAGCATCTGGTTTGTGGGATGATGATTTAGTTCTCGAAGTGGGTAGTTTTGAAGTAGTTTCAGACGGTTCATTAAAAAATCCTACTGGTAGTTTTGATAGTGCGGAAGTAATGGAAAAAATGACCAAATTCTTTACGGAAAATGGTTTTGACACAGGTTTTAAGAAATAATTAACAAAAGGAAATATAATGAACTTATTCGAAAATGCCCGAAGAATACTAGGGGAAAGCGTTGAAGAAGAAAAGATTGTAGAAGCAGTTTCTAAAGATGAAAAAACAAAGAAACTAGAATTTCTAAAATCAAGATTAGCAAGTGAATCTGGTGATGATGCCAAGGAAACTCAGAAAGAAATTGATGAACTTTCTAAGGATTCTATCAGTGAAGGTGTTGATGAAATAAAAGAATTAAAAACATTTATTGATAACGAAGAATCTCTAAATTCCCAAAAAGAGACTATGTACAAGAATCTTTCAAACAAAAAATTAAAAGGTGTTTATGATAAAGAACTTGCTTCTAAACTTTTAATGTATTTGGTTGATTCCGGTTCTAAACTATATGCTAAAAAATTCAGTTCTAAAGACGCATTAGGATCAGAAATATTTTCAAAAGAAGATCGTAAAAATGTCGCGAAACAAATGGTAGATGATTTTGAAGATGCCTTTGAAAATAAAGAATACGAATTCATGAAGAGTAAAGATGAGAAAAAGGTTGTTAAAGAAGGTGCGGAAGAAAAAACCGATGAAAAAATTCTTTCTGATTTGGATAATGCTTTAAATTACATGCTCGATAAAGACGTTAAGACAGCATTTAAATTACCACCAGAATTAAAAAAGAAGATCGAAGAATTATTTGGTAAGATTGATAGTAAGAAAGTTGATTAAGAAGAAATTAAATAAAAGGAAATATAAACAATGGCAAAGTTAAATTTAAAAAAAGTATTGGAAGATCTGGTTGAAGTAAAATGGTTGGAAGATGCTGAAGAAAAAGATAAGGCATTCGATCTTCTAAAGGCTATTTCACAAGATGATTCCGAAGAGGCTATAGAATTCATTACTAAACTTTATGATTCAATATCAGAAATAGTTAAGGGTGAAGATGCTGTAGAAACTGTTCCGGAAACACCTCCTGAAGTAACTCCTGAAGAAACTACCGAAAAAGCTCCGGAAGAAAAAGAAGAAAAAGAACCGAAAGAAGAATTAGACGAAGCTACCGTGGCATTAAAGGACGATACTGTAGGTAAAACTTCTTCTAAAGCATCTGTTGGACAAAAGGTAACTATAAAATTACAAGATGAAAACGGAAATATTATAGAAAAAACAGGTATTGTAAAAGAAGTATTAGACGAAGCTACTAAAAAATCTGATCTCGAACAAGTAAAAGAAGTTATTGCTATAGATGAAAAATGCACACCTAAAAAGAAAATGTGGAAAGTTGTTAAAGAAGGTGTTGTAGTAGATATGGAACAATTTGAAGAAAGCATGGATAAAGAAGCTGTTAAAAAGAAACTTTCGGAATGTGGTTCGGAATATGATGATGTAGAAGAAGAGATGGAAGAAGCAGAATCGAAAGAAGAACCAAAAGAAGCCGAAGAAGAACTAGATGAAGCCAAGAAGCCCATATCTTTATTTATAGGACATTTTGGTAATGGTTTGTCGATATCAGATCGGAACAGAGAAGAACACGGAGATTATAAGAAAATTGCACATATAGATCCAGACAGGAAGATCACTTGGTATGATGAAAAACTTCCGGATGATATAAAAAAGAAGATTGAAGATATAGCAAAGAACGATGATGGAACTATTTCAGCAACACAAGATCAAAAAATATTCCGAACAAGACCAGAGAAAGAAGTTGTAAAGGAATCTCTTACCGAATCAGTTTCTGAAAAAGCTGCTAGAATATTAGATGGAGATTATGAGAGTAAGATGTTAAGTTCAAATACAATGACTCACGCTGCAAATTTATTATAAAACAATCATCAATTGTTATTTCAAAAAAGCCTCTTAGGGAATTCTCTGAGAGGTTTTTCTTTTTCTAAATATGATTAAAGGAACATAAATGGCAGATATAGATATAAACCCAAATTTTTCATCGAGTCCTTTCGAAAATTCTTACTTCCATCATCAATCGGAATTTTCTCCGGAGAAGCTTTTGTATGATTCTCTGTTAGCGGAATCTATTGCAAAATTTGGAGTTCCTTCTGTTTTTTACATCACACAATATACAAACAGTGATTACAATGATATTTTTGGGGAGGATATAAATCAGCAGGTTCTTCGTTCGTTTAATATTATGATGAACTTAGAGCTACCTTTAGAAGAAGAAATTTTTGAAAAATACGGAATTGCTGGTTTAGACGTTCCTACTGCTTATTGTTCTATCAAGGCATTCACGTTAGCAAGTTCATATATATCTTCCGGATCAGAATATGTATCTGCTTTTGCGCCATATGTTCCGAAAGCTGGTGATTTTGTCAAGACGGTATATTCTCCAGTAATGTATAGAATAGTATCTGTTAAAACCAAATCCGATCAATTTTTACAGACACCTCATTCTTATAAATTTATTCTGAAGGTTGCACAAGACGAACATCTAACCGTTGATCCTTCATTGTCTGGAGATGATATAGCGAAGTTGATGGATATAGAAGACATTTTTAATATATCAGGTGCAATAGATAGAGAGAAGGGAACAGTATTATACGATGATTCCCAAGAAACTCCGCCAGATAATCCGTTCAATAATTGGTAAAAAAATATAAAAGGAGAACTGTTTATGAAGTCAATTACAATGAAGAACAAAGAGATCCTAACACTAACAAAACAACTAACTGAAATTAAGGATAAAAATCTAGGTAAATCCATTAAATTTCAATACGCTGTTCTAACCAATCTGAGGAAAGTCTTTACATTAAAGTCCGAACTAATAGAAGAATCAAAAGTAAGTAGATTAAAACAATTTGAATCTGATAAACAAGAACTTACTATAAAATATGCTTTGAAAGATGATTCCGGAAAAGCAATAGTCAGTCAAAATGAAAACGGTCAATTCGTAACTATTCCGGAAGATAACAAACCATTATTAAATAAAGAGATGATAGAACTTTTTGAAAAATATTCCGGAACGTTAAACGAAGTGGAATTATTTCTAAATACTAATGATGAGTTTGAAGTACATGATATTGATGTTGGCGATTGTGAAGGAATAGATATCAAAACAATGGATGCTATATATCCGTTACTAAAAGAATAAGAGGGAAATGTGACACGAATAGAAACTGGTAAAGCAATAAAAGATATAGTTAATTATAGAATTGATGATATCGGTATTAGTGGTCTTCCTGTTAAACTTGATCTTTATAACGAGACAGCTAATACATGGTTTACTGGTTCTGTTTGGCAAGCATCAAAACCAACCAGTCTAACTATGACAGATGATGGTGCTAAATTCAATGGTAGATATTATTACGCATGGACACCGAATTTAGACGGCTATTATGTCGCGTTTTCATATTGTGTATCCGGTGGTTTTGAATTTGAACACGAGAACGATTATGAAGCAGTTACTTTTGTTAATAATGTTCAAGCAATTTCGGGAACAATAACTACCGTAAACACTAATGTAAATACTGCCAATACAAATATTCTCGCACTTTCCGGAACATTAAAAACAGTAGATTCAAACGTAAATACTATATCAGGAAATATTAATACTGCTAATGCAAATATATTAACAATCTCTGGTAATCTTAATACTGCCAATACAAATATTCTCGCACTTTCCGGAACATTAAAAACAGTAGATTCCAGAACAACTAGTATGCAAACGGTTCTGAATACTGTTGATTCAAATGTGGTTACTATATGCGCCGATATTGAAGATGATGTTTTCCTACAATTAGATACTATAGAAGATTTAGTGCGCTCTTTTGCAAATATAGGTTCAATTTCTGCTGATATACTTTCGGGAGGAATTTATGAACAAAATGTAATAATCAAAGACATAGATATAAACGGAACAGATGTATATGTTGTTTATCAAAATGTTGACGGAAAATTAAAGGTAGTTCAAACTCCATTTAATCAAGGTGTTATTATAGCATCGGGAGTAGGACTATGAACGAAAACACAATAAATAAAATACAGACATTTTTTAAACATTTTGAGGGTGTTGACAGTAACGGTGCTAGAATTATTTATTTCGATGCAACTGCTGTAAATCAAGATAGCTATTTCATGGGTAATCTTGGTATTAGAAAAACAGATCCGGTATATAATTTTGATGTGTCTGGCTCTTCTAATTCGGATTCTCTGTATATTAGTGGTGTACGTAAAGATTTAAATTGGAATACAGCATATACATTAACACAATCTTTATCAGCTACCAGTTTATCGGGAGTTAGTACAAATACAACATTATTAGGAGTTGGTACTGTAGCAAATCCATTATATGTAAATCCTAATCTCAATCTTACTTCGTTAAGTGCTACAAATATTTCCGGAACTAACATAATATCTAGTAATTTTGGTTTATCTGTATCTGGTGACGTTTATATAAAAACAAATAATCTAAACAGACTGGTCGCAAAAGGTAATGGTTATATCGGAATAGGTACAACGACACCAGCAGAACAGGTTGATGTGGTAAGTACTGCCGGAACCAATATCAGAATTGGTAACACAGCATTAGGAGATTATGGGCGAGTTTTGCTGCATGGCAATCGCACCGGAGCAGATCAGACAATTGGCGCGATTTTAACATATCAGAATTCTTCAGGCAGTCCCGTTTTAGGAGGAGAAATTCGATTTGCACACAGAGGAACATCAACAGACAGTAAGACCGGATTGATTATTCAGTTAAACGACGGAACAAATGTTAATTATGTCGGCTACATAGACGAAACGGGTAAGTGGGGACTCGGTACTTCTTCTCCTGGACAAAAGCTCTCGGTTGTTGGAGATGGATCTTTCACGACCGGACTAAATGGTAGACTGTATCTAATTTCTAACGACGGTACAAACGACACTGTACACACGGGCATAAGAGCACAAACAGATGTAACAGCAAGATATGCCGAAATAGTTGCTAAAAGAGGAGCATCTAGCAACGTATTAGGCTGGGAACTTAAAACATATAATTCTGCTTATATTGATGCCATGACAATTCTTGGTAATGGCAATGCTGGTTTTGGTACTACAGCACCGGCAGAAAAACTTGAAGTAGCAGGCAACATCAAGGGTAACGCTCTACAAATCAACGCCGACTCTGGCACGGCTGACACGGATGATGCTTTGTATTTTGGCGGTCGTACAACGGACGGAAGCGGACGCATAAGGTATGATGCAGCAACGCAAACGTTTTATCTTGAGAAACGCGCCTCTGGAAGTTGGGTAGCTGCATGAGTGGATTAGTCGTTGGAATATCCGACAGAGGGGACGATCTGTACGATACCACGAAAGCATACGCTACGGGCGGTCTAATAATCGGTACAATTACACGCGCTACTGATAAGTATGAGTTACAATTAAGTAAATCGTGGACGGCATCCAATACATGGCAAGACATATTGACACCACTGACCGGAGAGACAGGCGACATTCGATTGATATTTACAGACACGGCAGATTCCAATAAGAAACATTTTCAGGTTTTTAAGTATAACAAAACCTCATCAACGGTCATAGCATTTACAACAAGCGGAACCGTTGGCGTTGTTGACTTTGGAGAGTCTACTATAAAGCTACAGGTGCAAAACAGTTCTGGCACCATACAGGTACTACACACAGCCGGAGCAAACCGCACGTGCTCCGTGAAGATAGGGTTTATCCGCCATGCTTAAACTACACCATTTACAGTTTAATACACTGACACGCTCTGGAGATTATCACTATACCGGCTCGCAAGATGCATCTGCAAGC